ATTACTGGTAATGCTGCTACAGCTACAACTGCATAGTATTTGGCATCTAATAGTAGAATGGATTATGGATGGAATGGATTAAACTATTTCAACATAGATGGAACTGCTGGAACTGCTGTTAAAGCCAATAATACTCCCACAACTGCTTGGTGGCATATTCTACGATTTAATCATGCAAATAGCTCTGGATATTATACTGATTTAGCTGTCCCATTTAATGCTAACAGCTTATATTATAAAAGAGTAGCTGCTGGAGCCTTGGCAAATGGAAAGTGGGTTAGAATACTAGACGAGTTGAATTATACTTCTTATGTAAATCCAGCTAATTTCGTAACATCTCTTGGAACTAATGGAAACTATGTAACCTGGACTAAAAATGGTACTACTAATAACTTAACAGTTCCCTTTGCTACTACTTCTAACGTATTAAATAACCTAGGAAATAGAACAGCTATATCTGGAACTACTGTTGGATAGAGTGGGCTTAGGTTGTACGAAGTTTATAATAATGGTTATCCAGTAAACTTCGGTAATGTTTTAAATATTGGTGGGCAAGGTTATGGAGAACTTTTGTTTTAGTGGACTGTGGATAGTAATCCTGGACATTTGTACTACAGAAGTAAAAGAGATGTGGCTTCATAGGCTTGGAGTAATTGGGTTACTATACTAGATAATAATAACTATTCTTCTACTCTAGATGGTAGATATGTAACTCTTGCTACAAACTAGACAGTTAGTGGAATTAAAACTTTTAGTACATAGTAGAAATTTACAGTAGCGACTGGAACATCTCCCTTCACAGTATCTTCTACTACTGTTGTTTCTAACCTAAATGCTGATATGCTAGATGGATGGCATCTAAATTATATACTAAAAGATGGTTATGTTACTAGTGATACGGACGGACTTTCCTCTTACTGGAGAAAGGTATGGGATATAACATTAAATAATTAGTATAATGATGTTGATATTAATCTTCTTGTACATTCAGCCTATAATTAGTAGTGGGGAATAATATCTTTTGAGGTAAGATAGAATGGAACTGGGACTGCTAAAAATATAAGTGCTTACTTGGCTGAAGTAGTCGGAAATATTCCTACAGATAGGTTTAGATTATATTACAATAATAGTAGTGGTCTATGTCAGTTATGGTGTAACCCAAGTAGCTAGTATAGTGTTTATAATTACAGAGTTTTAGCTAAGACATGGAGAGTTGGTACTGAGGCTACTACTCTAGGAACATTTTATACTGGTAATACTACTACAGCACAGTCTCTTCCTTCTGATAGTTATGTTTCTATGACTGGAATAACTATTGTAAATACTGCTGCTAAAGTTGCAAACACTTTAACATTTGCTGCAGGAGCGTTTGCCGCAAAAACATATAATGGTAGTGCTGCTGTTACAGTAAATATACCGACTCATACTAGCCATCTAACTAATAATAGTGGATTCTGGACAGGAACTAGATATTGGGCTAATATAGCTGTATCGACAGCTTCTAGTACGTCGACTTAGCCTACCTTTGATACTTGCTATACTTCAAACTGGTTCAGAAGTACTGGAAGTACAGGATGGTATAGCTAGACATATGGTGGAGGCTGGTATATGACTGATAGTACATGGATAAGAACCTATGGAAACAAGTCGGTTTATCAAAATACTGGATAGATAAGAACAGATGGATATTTAGTTACTAATGGGGGAATTACTGTAGGAGCTACTTCTCCGAATAATGATACTTATAAATCACATGTTACTGGAAACTCATGGTCTTCTGGATATATTAGAGCAGGTGCTGGTTTTTATCATAATTCAGTAAATAGTAATAGCTATGTATTGTTAGCTGGAGGCTCCTACAAATCATTAGCGGACTTCGCCAAGGGTAATGCTGGTGCCTCAAATAGAGGAGTATATGTAACTAATGGAACTGTTACTGCTATGACATATTACTTAAATGCTACAGTTAACTCTGGAGCATCTGGCAAACTAGCTTATTATAGCGGTACTAACTCTATTGACGACTATACTAATACTATAGGATCTTCATCGACTCCTATATATATTAATAATGGAATTCCTAATGCAGCCAACAGTTATAAAGTTGTGAAGAGTGGTCATTATTTTAGCGCTTTTGGTATAAGCGGATATATTTATGTAATTAGATATGGTTAGGTGGTATGTGTATCTATAAATATGTCTTCAGGTGGGAACGGGTCTACGGGAACAACTACCCTTTTAACTAATCTCCCATCAGCTGTTTATACAACTGGATAGTCTGCTTCTAAAGGTGGTGGGTCAGCCCTTAGATAGGCCACTTTTTATGTTTCTGGAACAACGTTATATGTTTATTCTTACCAAGCAGATTAGTTACCAAATAAAGTGTCTTTTACATACATAACTAATACTCTAGAATAATTAATAAATTTTAACTTTTAAAATAGTTTATATTTATTTAGTTTAGTATAAACCAAAAATTAATGATTTATGACGTTAAATGATGTATTGACAAAACAAAATGTAATCACCAAGATTATTCTTAAAGATGGTGACAAAGAACTCCCAAAAGAGTTAAAAGTAAAGATTATGCGTATCAGAATGGCTTATAATAAGATTAAGAAGCAATTCGATGATGATACTCAAGAATTTACAAATCAGATTATATCTGATGAACTTAGAGAATTGGCTAATAAGTCCGAAAGGACTCCGGAAGAAGAAGCAAGATTCAACGAACTCAATGATAAAACTAATTCTGAATACCAAGAATATCTTATTCAGAAGGGCTTCGAGGAAGTTAAAGATACACCAGATGATGTAATCACTATGGAAGAGTATTCAGATATTCTAGATGTTAATTCCGGAAATGATGTAGAAATTAATGGAAATTCTGTTAAAGCTGCAGACTTGATGGAAATTGTATTTGACTTATTTGTAAAATAATAATTTATGGAAATTGTAAAAACAAATGAAACGTATCAAATCTCTGATACAAAAGTGGAAAAAGGCTGGGAAATGACAGGAACAGCTACTAAGGATACTATCGGTTCCATTGGGATAAGTTTTTCTGTAATGAAACCAGGAGAATTAGTAGAAGAAATAGGAAGTGGAAACTACAATTTAGAACCTAATTCGGACAGAATTAATATTAATTATAGTACCTACGAATCTACAAAGGCAGACTTTGTAGAATATATGGAAGAAATAGTTAGTGCAGTTAAAACTCATTTCTCTGAATAATATGGGAAGAAAGAAACCTAATGTACCAAGAGCCGGAGTTAAACGTGGAGGAAAAATCAAACGCAAGTGTAAATAAGAGGCTGTATAAGCTACTTATTATAATATTGAGATACACTCCAGTAGTGCTGTCTATAAATGATATATTACATTCAATATTATCATACTATAACATCAATTGCTATATTTTGAGTTGCCTTGGAGGAGTATCTTTAGCATTTCTCGGAATTTTATACATCATATCTTATGTATTCAGATTTTGCTACTTGTATAGGATTCCTTTATACTTCGTTACCTTAACTAACCTCATAGCTCTATATGATTTATATGTTGGAATCAACATTGGAGATTTACAGATGCTTAGAGTATACTTAGTATTATTTGGAATAAGCATGATTTCGTTCATTTATCTTAAAGTTAAAAAGAAATGTTGAAGTCTATAATAAGAACTTTGTTACAGAAATTCATAGATGACATTGACTCTGATAATTGTAATATTACAATGGAACAGCAGAGTAAGATTATTTCTGTATTGTCGATATCGCTAATCCAGATTAGAGAATGAGTAAAATTTAGGCTTGTGATTATCTTGGTGTTAGTAGAGCTACGTTTGACAATTATGTTAGAGATGGATTCATTCCGAAAGGAATCAAATAGGAAGGTTTTAAAGAGCTAAGCTGGCAAAAGTCTGATTTAGACATATTCTTATCAACTAATGGATAGAAATAATTTAAATTATTTAGTATATGTACATACTAACAAAATAAATGGTAAAAAGTATGTAGGATAGAGTTCTAATATAGTAGAACGCTGGAGAAATGGAGGTAAGAACTATTTTAGCAGTATTAAGTTCTTTAGAGCCATTTAGAAATATGGCTGGGAAAATTTTACTCATGAAATTCTCTATGAGAATCTAAATAAGGAAGCTGCTAATAAAATAGAACGAGATTTAATAAGAAAATATGATTCTATAAACAATGGCTATAATATCTAGGAAGGAGGATATACCTCATTAACCCAGAATAGTCTTGATAAAATGAGCAAATCTCTAAAATAGGGATACTTAGATCATCCTGAGCGAAGACAGAAAATAAGCGAAAAACTTATTGGTAGAAAAAACTCAGAAGAAACTAAGAGAAAGAAAAGTCTAAATAGTGCCAAAGCTAAATTAATTACTATAGATGGAGAAATCGGAAGTATTAGATTTTGGGCACTTAAGATAGGAATGTCTCACACAACATTAAACTATAGACTTAAAACTCATGGAGAAGATAATTTGATTTAGTTTATAAAATCTAAATTAAAGTAAATTTTCTTGGAATAAAGCGGACTTAGATATATTTTTGTCCAGTAAGAATTAACTCAGCAACGAGTTAGAAATCGGGAGTCTTGAATAGTTTATATTATGATAACATAATGTAACTGTTTAAGATTCCCGATTTTGTTTTTAGCATCGTCCAATATCACTCTTAGAAATGTATATTATAGTGTAGTTCTAGAACAGATAAACATTAATTATTAACATTTAAATTGTAAACTATGAGTGATACAAGAACTTATATCGTACCTGATGGTTAGGAAAACAGTACTAACCAGATGCTGCCTTGGATGGCTATGATGAACGGTGGTATGGGAGGATTCGGAAACGGAATGTGGAACAACCCGTTTATGTACTTAGTTTGGATGTGGATGATGCGTTGGATGAACAGAGGTGAATGGGGAGACGGAGACAACTGTCAAAAATTACAGTCTGCTGAAATTCAAGGATAGTTAGCTGGTCTACGTGAGTAGATGAACACTAACTAGAATACTCAGTTGTTAATGGATGCAATCAAAGGTAATTCCGCTGCTCTTGGTCAACTTGCTACTAACTTAAATTGCGACTTTGGAGTATTGAAAGACTGCTGCTGCAATATCCAAAATGCAATTACTACTGTAGGTGGACAAGTAGGATACACTTCTGAAAGAGTTATCAATGCCGTAGAAAGAGGTAATTGCGATGTTATCCAAGCAATCAACAACTGCTGCTGCAACACACAAAAAGCTATTATCGAACAGGGCTACCAAAATCAACTAGCAAATGAAAGACAGACTTATCAGATTACTAATAGTGTAGATTCAGTAGGACGTGCAGTAGAAAGAGGATTCTGCGATTCTGCTTATGCAACTCAAACTCAGACTTGCGCTCTTCAAAATACTATTAGAGACACAGGTACTGCAAATACTAATCAAATTATAGCTAAGCTTGATGCTATGTAGAATCAGGCTCTATTAGATAAGATTGATGCTTTACGTGAAAAGAATAGTCAATAGGCTGTTGTTATTAATAATGCCCAGTAGACTGCCGCATTTGGACAAATGATAGGTCAAGCTACTTCTCCTATTGTTGCTGCTGTTAATGCTCTACAAAGTGATGTTAACGGAATTAAGTGTAAACTTCCTGAAACTGTAACATTACCATATAGCTGTGCTACTGCTGTACCTACTTAGGCTGTATTCAATGGATACGCTTTAGGAACTTACGCAGGATGGAATGGCTGTGGATGTAATAACTCTCTTTGGGGTTAAGAAAGGAGGTAACTATGTTATTACCTACTTATATTAACGTAAATAGAGGAGGAATACCAGCAATTAGTAGCTTATCTGTAACAGTTACGGCTAATGAAGTACAATTTGACTTTAATAATCACCGTAACATAGGTGCGCCTTTTAGAGGATTATTAATAGTAAGACTTAACTAGGCTATACCAGCAGGAACTACTACGACTTTACCTATTGTATTCACCAGTGGTGGAGGAGGTAACGCTCAGAAATTGACTGGTTATAACGGAGCAGATATAACTGTGTCTCAGATACCAGGAACAGGTATTTACTTATGCTGGTTTGAACACAGTACTAATACATTACAATTATTAACAGGGGTTGTATAATGGCATTTTAGAATTTAAGGAATAGTAATTAGCTATTTATCTTGCATAAAGATTCTGTCCCTACTCTGGAAATTGGTAAGGTTACTAACGTATCCATACCAGTTCCAAAGTATGGAAACCCAGGAATGTATAATCAGGAAATGATAGTGGATATTACGGCCGAAATAAACGGCACATCTGCTAGTTTCTAGAAATTACCTGCAATGGGAGACATTGCGGATTTCGGAAACAATATTGTGGTTTCCTGCAACAAAGAAGCAATGAATAGTGAAGTTTCTTCGATGAAGCAAAGAAGCCTGGATATAATTAATAGTATCGAAACACATTAGAGTATTATTAAAGGATGTGACGAAATTCTATCGCAATTAAATCCAGAAATAGTTGAGAAACAAAGACAAGAACAGGAGAATAAGGCTTTAAGGGAAGAAATAAACTCCCTTAAAGAAATGTTCAGAGAATTTATTAAAACATCTTTAAAATAGGAACAACATGGCAACAATAATTGAAATTCAGGAGTCAAAATTTGAGCATCTTTCAGATTGTGCTGAACAAATCGTTAAGCATGGAAAGAAATTGATGCATTGTTTATCAGAACTAGAAAGTAAATCTGGTGAACACTACATGGAAAGATACGGAAAACGTAGACGTGGAGGAATGAGAGATTCTGACTACGACGACGAGGACTACCCAAGATACTATTGATATGAGAGCAGCTTTGGATATGTATGACGATATGCCAAAGTATATGCGTAAGTACTTACAAAACTACGGTTGGCATTTCAATAAGGCTTTGTGTTCATACGCTATTTCTTTTATGAAGAAGGGAGGAAAATCCCTAGAGCCAGTATCCAAAGAATACATTGATAAGGTATTAACGTAGAATAACATTAAACTAGAAAATAATGTTGGCTATGATTATGTATTTGTTGGCAATATGTGTAAGGCTGATTATTACGGAAGTAGTATAACAGATGAAAGGCATTTTGCTCTTTACATTAAAGATACCATAGACGATGAAGACGCTGGAGATGGTACTACTATGAGAAGATGGTATGCTACTATGGTAGCTAACGGAACTATGGTAGACTGGGAGGATGTGATATGACACATTTCAGAGTATTGTTTGAGAAATACGATTGGGATATAGAAGTTTGCATAATTGTAGAAAATCCCAATGTTCAATACATTTTGAGTAGATTAGAGGATTTGGGATGTCCAGACGATGTTTTACATAGGGCAGCTTCTAGGATAGAGGATTACGAAAATTCAGGTTTTACGTTTACTAACCAAGAAGAACACAAAAGCATCATAGTTATAAATAGACCTGATTCCGCTGAGGAATTTATAGATACTTATAACCATGAAAAGAATCATGTTGAAATGCATATATGTAAAGAGTTTGGTATTGACCCATATTCCGAGAAAGCTGCTTATCTAAGTGGTCAATTAGCAAAAAAGTTATTTAAAGCATAGTTGAGAAACTGGATTAGATAACTATATATAATTAGTAGGAGGATTTCCCTAAGTTGGGAAGTTCTCCTATTTTTGTTTTGATAAATCACTAGTTATGACTATATATTACTGTAAACATATAAACATATAATCTTATGAAATTTTTTACTATCAAAGAACTAACAAAGAGCACTACTGCTTAGTAGAAGGGAATTAAAAATGTTCCGTCTAAAGAATAGGAACAAAATTTGATAGCTCTTATAGAAAATGTTCTAGACCCTCTTAGAGAGGCATATGGGAAGCCAATCGTTGTTACTAGTGGATATAGATGTCCAGCCCTAAACAAGGCTGTAGGAGGAGCTAGTAATAGTCAGCACATGACTGGATAGGCTGCCGATATACGTACAGTTTTAGATACTAAATCGGAAAATAAAAAGTTATTTGATTTAGCTCAAAAATTGAAATTACCATTCGATTAGTTAATAGATGAACATAACTTAGATTGGATTCACATAAGTTATTCTAATAGAAACAGAAGACAAGTACTGACTATAAAATAATATGGGAGAAGGTAAAACCAATATGTTCGGTAAAACCTATAATACTATTGGTTCTACCGATTCTAATTTTATTATAAAAACAAAAGGAGATTTAAAAGTTTAGTGGGGTGGCAAGTTTATTGATATTATAAAGAATGGTAAAATTGCCTCTTCTAGCACTAATATATTAAAAACTGCATCTAGTTCCGATGATATTTCAGATAATGGAATATACTTAATACCTACTGAAGAAGGCAACGAAGTATGGATTTCTATAGATGGAACTAAAATACCATTAAATAGCTCTGGAGAACAATATATTTCTTTTCTAGAAAAACAGATGTTAACTTCTGAATAGAAGGATCAGGCTCTAATAAACATAGGCTTTAATTATAACACTTTAGAGGACGCAAAAAATGCTAACATTACAACTGGTCTAGTATTTATTAAGGATTTAGGACAGTTATTTTTAATAAAAGACGGAACTATTTCCGAATTTAAGATATAGTCAAATAATGACTCTACAGATAAATTTACGAAACTCACTGTAGGAGAGATAGAATTGTTTGAGAGTATTATTCGTGCTGTTAATTCTTTAGATTTATAGGTTGGCAATACGTCTTATTTGGCTTTATAGGATGGTAAGATATAGGTAAACGGTGATTTAGTTATGAATTCTACATCTTTATATTCCTACGGAGCCACATCTAATACTGGATATAGATTATATAACTAGGATAATAAGTCTGTCTTAGAAGTAGATAAGATTATAGTAAGAGAAGATGCTTCTTTACCATCAAACTATATCAATATATCCGTTGAGGATTTTAGGAGTCTAGTACAAAGCGCTAAGATGGATGCTAACGTATAGTATAGACTTTATAATTTCAGAAATTTCTGGGAGTTAGCAGAGCCTGAAATTCTTCCAAAAGATGCAACAGAATCAAATCCCTCTAATGTCCATCCGCTCATAGTAACTGCAAAGAACAATTATGAATACTATTAGGATAAATGCATTTTGGAGGAAGACACAGATTATATTATTAGTTACGACATTTCTTATGATAAAACTTACACTATTGATGGAACCAACGTACAGGCGCTGGGGTTAATAACAAAAATGACAGATAAGTATGGTAATTCTTGTAATTATAACTTTAAACACCTAAAGTTCCTACGTGATGGGATTTGGAATTATACTTTCGGAGGGTCTGACAATACTAATTCTAATGTTTTCTATAATAATACTATTAACTTGTCTAATATAAGAGTAGAAATTAATCATAATGGAACAGTATTGACCTTAGAGGATTTACCTAACTATGCTATACTAGAAACACCTTGTTATGGTAATAGTTTCTACGATTAGAGGCATCCTCTATTTATTAATAGTACTTTCAATAATAATACTATGTTTGGAAGTTTTGATTAGGTTGTCTGTAGTGGGGTTATATAGGAATGCACATTTAAAGAAGATGTATCAAATACTACTTTTAATTCTATGTTGGATAACTGCACATTCAATTATGTAGTAAATAATGCCTCTCTATTCTAGGATTCCTCTTTAACATTTAAAAATTGCCAATTTTAGTCTACAATGACTGGAGAGATTCAGACTCCTGACGAAATTATTAGAAGTTTGTTAGCTTCAGATGAGACTACATAGGTTAACGTATATAGTGAAGCAGGAGTGAGAAAATTAAGGGTAATGTCTAACTCTTCTCTTCTCATTCCTTCTGGAGTTATTTTAATGTGGAGTGGGACAGAAATTCCTTACGGATGGGCAATATGTGACGGAACTAACGGAACTCCCAATTTAGTGGGAAAATTTATTAAAGCAGTTGCCTCAGCAGATGAAGTCGGAGACAATGACTCCATACTTGACGAAAATAATGAATTAATTCTTTCATAGGATTACTTACCAAAACATAGTCATCCTCATAAAGCCCATACTCACAGCTTAAGTGGGGATTTATCTGGAACTACGGGAAGTTCTGGAGATCTATCTGTATCTTTGGAATATTCTGATTATAACTGGGGTATAGAATCAGTTTCTAAGACTTTTGTTACTTCCGTAACCGGAGAAGGTATCACTACTGAAACTGGGACAGTAGATGGAGTATCTAATATAAAGACGTAGGGAGGTACTGCTACGGGTGGAAGCCATACCCATTCTATATCTTTGGGGACAGATGAAGGGACTTCATTATCTTCTGCTACTAGCGAAGAGTAGACCTTGTCAGATTCTGAATGGCCTAATAAACCCTTGAAAATAGAACCACGTTCTTATTCTTTGGTATTTATTATGAAACTATAATTTTTTATTATTAAAATTTAACAATTAGTTAGGTTTTAATTGCTGTATAATTAATCAATGCTTATATATTGTATGATTAATTAAAAAATGAATATGAATATGGAAAATTTTGATGATGTAATTTTTGAAGACGACGAGTTTGGGGACATTGACCTTGGACAGCAAAAACCAGAAGGTAATGAAGGTGATTAGCCTGCAGGCTAGCAAAAGCCTTCTGCATAGCCAGATGAAGATTTAACAACTGAAGTACTACGTCTTAAAGGTATTACTGATCCAGGAAAAATTAAATTCGAAGACGAAACTGGTGCTATTGTAGAAAGAGCTTGGGACTCTCTAAGCAGAGAAGAATAGATTAATATCTTGATTGACCAAGAAGTAGAACAGTAGGACTTTGACGACTCCGAATTGTAGCTTATTAATACAATTAGAGAGAGTGGAATGACTCCTGACGAGTATATTCAATCTCTGTTGCCAGAAACAGAACCAACTAAACGATATAAAGTCGACGATCTTTCTGACGACGAAGTTTATGCATTGGATTTATTACATAAAGTCGGGTCGGATATTTCTGATGAGGAAATTAATCAAGCACTTGAATTAGCTAAACAAAATGAAGGTCTATTCAAGAAAACAGTAGAAGGACTCCGCAAAGAGTACATAAGACTTCAGGAAGATGAAGAGGCTCAGATAGCTAACGAGAAAGCCGCAAGAGAGGAAGCTGCTTATAATAGATTTGCTGACTCTATTAAAGGACAGATTAAAGAACTTGATTCCTTTGCTGGACAACCGCTGCAACTATCTGACGACGATATAGAAGATTTATCCTCATTTATGCTAGAAATAGATGACCAAGGATTAAGTGCATTTGGTAGAGCTATGAATGACCCTGCCCTATTTACTAAAGCTGCATTCTGGATTCTTAATGAGGATAAAATAGTAGAAGAATTAAATAAATAGATTCAGGATAACTATAGAAGAGGTTATGAGCAAGCCAAGGCGGATTTATAGGGAAAACCTAAGCCTAAATTGGTGTTCAACAAACCCGCTTCACAAAAGAAAACCACAGACGATGTGTTTATAGATGATGAAGATTGGTATTAAGATTTATTAACATTTAAAAAGAATAATTATGCTTGTAGCGAGTTTTGTAACTAATCGCCCTACGATGGGTGACACTAGAACTTATGAAGATTTTAGTAAATTCTTAGGAGAAAGACCTCACCGTTTAGGCGTTGTATCTCGTCTTTATCCAGAATTAACTGCAACTTTCTTGACAGAGGCTCTAAGAAATATTTTCTATGGAGATACCAAGAAAGCAACTGGATTCCAGAATATTGATTCTACTTATTTTGAATGGGAAGTAGAAACTAATTATATTAAGAGAATCCCCTTCGCAGCTGTGCCTGTTGAAGATGGAGCTGATGGCTCTGAAATTGAAATGATTTTCCCCGAAAACTATTATCAATTACACGAAATTTTCAAAATTGAGAAGACTGGACAGCAATGTTTTGTTGTATCTCGTCCTACTAGAAAGGCTGACAATATGTGGTCTGTAATGGTAAGACTCATCGACGATGACTATTCATCAATCCTAGACAAAGATGGATGTTAGGTAGGTGATACAACTCGTTTCATTGGTAATGCTAAACCAGAATTGCATGATACTGGCTTCGTTAAGTATCAATCTAACGTTGAAAAGATGAGAAACTATATGACAACTATTCGTGTTGACGATAGCTACTCTTCTAAATATGCATTAATGGAAGATACTTTCATTAAGGTTGGTAAAGGCGAAAATCAAGGATGCTTAACTGAAAAGATTTACAAACTTGAGCCTATGAAGAAGAACTTAATTGAAAACTTCTTATATGCTCGTGAAAATATGATTCTATTAGCTAAAGGAAACATCGGAGTAGACGGTAAAGCTACTATCTCTGATAGAGGTACTGGACGTCCAATTCCTATTGGTGACGGTATGATTCCTCAAATCGAAAGATTTGCTTCTAAGTATGCTGCTAATAGAGTAACTATTAACACATTCCACACAATTATCTCTACTATGGTAGAAAAGGCTGAGAAACCTACTGGTAATCACTTTGTATTCATAGTAAACGAAAGAATGTGGGGAATTGTACAGAGAGTTCTTGGAGATTATCTATCTACTCGTAAGACTGATGGTGCTTACTTGTGGTCTAGAGGTGGAGAAGGAAAATACATCAAAGTAGGTGCTACATTTGACGCTTACGAATGGGGTGGAAATGTTGTATCATTTAAAGTTGATAGAACATTAAGTAGAGAGTTCTTAGAACCATACGCTCTATGTATTGACCTTACAACTGGTAAGACTTCTACTCAACCTCCTGTAGCTATGTATTCTCTGAAAGGAAAAGACTACATCTTTAACGAAGTACTTGGTGTAGGTGGTCGCTCAGGTGGTGACAGTGGTGTTGTTTCAACTCCTGTTGCTGGAGGTATGATGACTATCCACGGATACGCTGGTATTGCAGTGTTCAACCCATACCGTTCATTTATTCTTCGTTGTAAAGAGTAATTTTAAATAAGATAAGATTAAACAAAAATTAGATAAGGTAGGGAACGAGGTGCTTCCCTACCTAATTCTTTAAAATATGAAAATGAATTATGGCAAAAAAGGTTAATGAAGTACAAGACGGTGATTTAAAGAGTAACATCGTTGTATTAAGAAGTGTGTTTGGTAAAGTAGGACAGAAATATTATATTCAACCTCAAAAAGATTCTCGTGGTAGATATGCAGATTGTGTTAGAAGAGTTAACTCCCAAGGAGATATTATTTTAACACCAGAAGAAATTGAAAAAGAGTCAAAAGGGTTAGCTGCTTATATTCCAGAGACAGAGTTGTTTGTAATAGAGGATGGTAAAACTTTTAATTTGGATGATGTCTATGAGAACGCTGTTTGGGAAGCAATTAAAAATTGTGACCTCATCGCTCCAGACAGGTTTGCAAAGAATGATAAAGGAGACTATCTAATTGACGGAACTGTAGACCCGCGGTCTAAAAGACCTAGATATGGAACTGCAGAGCTTTATGTAGATAGACCTGGATTTGAAGCTCAACGTAGAGTTACTAGACGTAAACTCATTGTAGAGGCTTCTAATTATATCATGAATGATGAGCGTGGATATGAAGGAAGATTGCTAGTTGCCAAGGTATTAGGTAGAGATATGAAAAATCAGCCAAATGCTGATGTTGAAGACTATCTATTGTCTATAGCCGAGAAAACTCCAGAGAAAATTATTAATTGCTACACTGGAGGAGATATTCAACTTCGTATGCTGTTTATAGAAGCTCGTGAAAAGGGAGTTATTCTTAAAAAGGATGGACTCTTTGTTTATGGGGAAGATGGTAAAGTAGCATTAGGAGCTACAGATAATGCAGTTGTAGAATGGATGAAATTATCTAGAAACGCCAAAACCTTAGCCTTAATTAGAAAAGACACATATCCTGATATGTTTGAAGATTAATTATCAATATTTTAATATAATGCGAAATGACCGCAAGACAGGTTTTTGAAGCTACGCTAATAGAACTTAGTAAAATTCAAGCACCTTCACTAAAGCTTTATGAGTTTAATTACTTATTCAATAAGGCTATAAACTAGTACATTAATAAAGTATACAATGTATACGATATTAACTAGCAAACTACTGATGACCTGAGAGTCTTGAAAGCTACAACTTTCTTGACTCCTCACAAGGTAGAACTTGCAGGTAGAGCATCTGGAGCTGCAAAAGATAGTGCCATTCAAAACACTAAAGCAGCTACTGGAAATCAAGATTCTCCAGAAGGAGGATATACTGGTTAGGCTTCTTCTTATTTAAGTAAAGCACATCGCTCAATCCAATCTCTGCATGGAGCTACTTATGAAGTATATATGCCTATTGATTACTTGCATATGTTGAATTGTGTTTGCATTTATTATGTTGCTAAACAAAAAGATTGCTGGGATGCAGGCTCATATATTGAAATCCCTGCAACAAGATTAACTGCTGATTCTTGGAGTCAAATCATTACTGATATTTATAATAGACCTTCGCCCATGCGTCCGTACTATTATATTCATAATCTTAACCAACAATAGGTATTACCTACAGACCCTCGTACAAAGGTTACTACTGGAACAGGTCTTGAAGAAGTTGGTATTGATATGAATGGAATTTATCAGGTTACTTCTGCTTCTGGAGGAGAATGGGAAGATAATGATATTGATGCAGGAACTGCCGGTGGGACAGATGTAGAAGCCCAGAACTCTAACTTTTAGAGAACATTTAAGCTAAAGACTACGAAAGGAGAATAGCAAGTATCGTTGGTAGAAAAACCAATTGCCCTTAGAGCTGGAAATACTTCCAATGTTCGTTGTGAAATTAGATATGGTAAGGACGACAGTTTGTTCCAATTAGTAGAAGTGTAGATTGATTATGTTAAGTGTCCATAGTTTATCCGCTTGACTCAAGAACAGATAGACTTAACAGAAGACACTTCTCAAATCATGGAGTTCCCAGATTATGTAAACCAAGAGATTATAAACGAGTTGGTACACTTAGTAATGGAACGTGTAAACGATCCTAGACTAGGCAATAATATTTAGATGACTCAATCTATTGCTAGACCAACTGGGCAATAGCAACCAGCCCCTCAACAAGGCTAATTAAAATTTAATTAATTATGGCAACAGGTTTAAATTTTCAAACTTAGACGATTATTAATTCGAATCTGGATCCAGATTCAAGTAAACTAAATGGAAAAGGTACTGATAATACTTACCTTTTCAAGAGTGGCAAAACAAACATCGACGGTGTAGAAGTTGATGCTCTCAAGATTAAAAGAGACTTTGTATTTGTAAAGGATTGTGTAAAAGCAATCAGAAAGAGAGCTGGATATAATGCTGTAATGTGTAAAGCTACTATAGACTTTGCAGATTCTGCTCTTTTAGCTGCTTTAAAAACAGGTGGAGCAAAAACATATTGCAGACTCGATATTTATTTGGGTGTTGAAGGTGCAGAACCTTATATTTATTCAACTCCCTGGGTTCAAAAAGGTATGCCATTCTGGATTGAGTTTACTGTAAAAGAAGCTGATGAAGCTGCTACTATTGCTAAAAACGTAGCAGATATGCTTAAGAAAAATCACGTATTCCTATGTGATAAAGATTTGATTAACGTATCTGTATCTGGTAGTAAATTAATCCTAGAAGGAGCTACTGAATATCAGAGATTCCGCAAAATCGAAATTAGCACATTTGATGCTTATGATGATTATGCAGATAAAGTTGCAGAATTAGACCCAACTAAAACTGCTGCTACAGACATCAAGTTGGATGAAAGAGGTAAGAATAGCTTCGGTACATATTCTCAAATCATTAAAGATTTAAGATTACCTACCGCTGCAAACTATCAATGGACTCATATCCGTCAGGTGGAAACTCCTATAGTAGGCGCTATCTACAATCAATATATTGTAGAATATGAAGCACCAGCTACAAATGATGGTCTTCACGCAGTTGGGCAGAGAATGACTTCTCATACTGTTCATGTGTTCTGGGTTAAGAATGATTCTGATTTGATTTCAGCTTGGGAAACTGCACTTGGTACAGTAGGTACTGTAGTTGACGTTGATGCCACTTCTGATGGTGACGAAGATGATAGCGAATTAAGCTCTTAAATAAACTAAAGGCGGGACTACCCTGTTCCGCCTTTCTTTTTAATAAGGTATGGAACAGTCTATTTTAGAATGGGCCTTAGCAGTAATAGGCAGTGGTGGTATTGGCGCAGTTATCACCTACATTTGTACATTTAAAAGCAAGAAGAAATAGGTGGAAGCTGAAGCAGAATCTTCAATGGTCGATGTTGAGCACAAGAAAACAGACCTCAAACAAGACCAATATGATTATTTATAGAAAACGTGCGATAAGTACATAAAAGATTATCATGAACTTGAAGGCGATTTTAGAAAGCAAATTTCAGAATTGAGAGAACAGATGGATAGAATTATGCTAGAGAAATCTCAGGCTATATCTGCAAAATGTAATGAAATCGCTACTCTGAAATCTAAGGTTACTTATTTGAAGGGTATTAGATGTTATAACTTTACTTGCAAACATAGGATAATGACTAATCCTGATAAAATAGAAGAATAATGTATATAGAGAAACTTGCATCCCAAATTCGTAATGATGTTGTATCTGGACTAAGAGGTTATCACTAGAACTTATCTATGAATATGGATTAGCTAGAGGATGAAATAGTCGCCTGTAGATTATCTATATTACATTAGTATTTCCTTAGAGGAATATTCCCTATCAAAGACCTATTGATAGCAATCAACTGCATAGATGTAGATTGTGAATCTCTTGAAAGATGTAGATGTGGGATGAGAAGTGAGGATGATACTGTAACAGCTCATTTTGAGATTCCACAGGTTATTACACAATATGGAAAGCAAGCTATTGAATATATAGGTTCTACTGATAGACAAAATAAGTTTACAATAGTAACATCATTATCGGAATTTAATAATAGAAAATACAGAAAAAGAAGTCAGAAGAAACCATACGTTTGGATTGACTTTGCACCAAATGCAAATGGAATGTTAGACTGCTTCTTGTTTAATGCCCCATTTTTGCAACAAGTTTCAGTAGTTGCTGTGTTCAAAGATCCTAGATAGCTTAAATAGTACAGTTGCTGTAATACTGAAGAGCTTAATGGCCCAGATGTAAACACCAGTTTTATTGATTAGTTAGTTAAAGAGAAATTAACTAAAGAGAAACTATACTACTATAGATAGGTGACTGCACAACCTCTTCCAAATGATTAGCAATATGTAACAGGAGGATAATATGGGACGGAATAATTTTCATTATGCTATAAGTTTAGCTCAAACGCTATACGATATTGAAGGAGATGACGATGACCTAGAAGAAATCGGTCTAGTGGCATATAACTTTATTGGAAACAAAAATACTAGATTATATAGGGCATCATTAGATATAAATTGTTAGGATGGGTCAGTTTAGCTGCCTTGTAATGTTGACATTATAGAAGCAGTAACTTATTGTGGTCCTGAGGATTGGGGATATACGAGTAATACAAAAGAGTTTGGAGATATACAGTCTTTGTATACTGAAAACTATATAGAAAGTAGAAAAGCTTTCCTAGATCCTTTTTATGTTAGCGGAAAATTCGTTAAATATAAAAGAGTGGGAGATACGCTTTATGTAAATAAAGGACTTGGAAGAATAAATATTCTCTATCATGGAATATTACTTGATGAAGAAGGTCTTCCAGAGATAAACGATAAGGAAGCTATAGCAATAGCAGAATATATTGCCTATACTTATAAATACAAGGAAGCAATACGTACTAACAACTAGAATGTGTTGAAAATGGCTTAGGAATTAAAAAGATAGTGGCTCCTACATTGCTAGGCTGCTAGAGTTCCAGAATATGTATCACAAGAAGAAATGGATAAAATACTAAATGTATAGGCTTCTTGGGGACGCAAATTCTATAATAAGAGCTATAAACCAACTATGTAAAATATGTAGGGAGGCAATTTGTCTCCCTATTTTTGTTTATGATTATGAGTGATAAGAATTATGCAATGGGTCATGCTTTTTCTCTGCATGATACCTTTATGAATTTTCCAGTAGAAAAACTAAAAATGACAACAGAATAGTGCAAAGAGACATATTCTGATGGAAGTAAAAGAGATTTAGCCGCTTCTATCTTTGCAAGAAGCGTATAGATGGTAGTTGACGATATTATAGATAATAATGTTCATTTTAAACTACCTGGAATGGGGAGAACCTAGGCATATTTATATATGAAAAGAACAGAAGGTAAAAAGTTTAAAAAGGCATTTAAGAATGGAAAATGGAATGATGTAGATTTTATTATGTCCAACTTTAGCGGTTACTAGTTGACTCTAGAGATGTAGAGTGAGAAAAGACTCCCTAGGGAGAAACCTATCTATCTTTCCGGAAAGGATAAGTAGAGAATTATAGATAACACTAATATGGGTAAATAGTATTAATTATTATGGTACAAAAAACTATATAGGATTACTATGACCAAATTTGTGAAGAGTATCCAAATATTCCTAGGTAGGATATTAAAAGAATTTTGCAATACGGATGGAAATCATTATACTTACATAATAGTTACGGAGGTGACACTTTAATCAATAGATAGGGGTTCTGGTTTTATTGTGGCTAGCTTATGAATGATTCTTTGAAATACTTTGAGTACTACAAAAAGAAAATGAGAATTAAATTACGCATAATGTATAAAAGAAAGCGAATACCATGGGACGGATACTACTACTTTGCATTAACTTAGAACTAGTATAACGAATATTTAGAATAGAAAAATAAAAGAGGACGACCAAAGAAAAGATTTACCTTTTCTAAGATCATCCTCTACAAAATATATGATGAGTGTAATATATCAGAAAGTAATAGGGTCGCAATATTTAAATTGCCCATGCCTATTGACTTTGGAATTAGTTTATATAAGAAAGAATTAACTACAGATAAAGCAGAACTAATCTTAGTTAGAGAACCTCTAAAATTTTAGGATATATTATTAACTAATTATAATTATCAATTTATTTCAGATAATTTAAGAAAATATAACAAAAACAAGAGAAACGATGATTAATACAATTATGACTGCGAAAAATACATTCGCAGAAGGATTAGTAATGGATTTCGCTCCAGATAATACATAGGCTACAACTCTTACATCTGCACTTAATGCTACCTTGTTAACATTTAATGGGAACGAGATGTCTCTTTAGAATGATATGGGTAATGGAAGAGTGGAGACAGCATATCTTCCGGAGGGGTATGTTCCAGTGGGAACTTGTGAATTTGGGGATATTATTTATATAGTATCTTATAACCCAATTACTAACAAATCTCAGATTGGTTGTTTCCCAAGCCCAGAAAGAAATATAAGTAGCTAGGAAATAGGCGAACTGTAGACAAATTTAAAGTCTTCAGACTTTTAGGAACTATCAGACAGTGGACCTACTGGAAGATTAGTAGCATCATCTTGTAAGAAAATTTTATATAAAAAAGAGTTAAATCCAGGAGACAAATATATAATAAGTAGCTCTAATTTAGAAGAAAACAAAAATAGTATTACTGATTACGGTAATACCTCTAATATATATGGAACATTTCCAAAATTATTGAAAATACACGTTGTTGCTATAGAAGATTCTGGAAAAATTAATTATTTAGATTCAACAGTTAGATGGTATGATAATTTTTTTATAGCTAATGGCACCAACGGTGAAGCTACTCCTGATTTAGATAAATATAGGTCGTTAGTTAGTTCTGGCTACTCTGTATTTTAGTCTAAAGTGTCAGGAAAATTAGCTTTATTAATAGAATTAGAGAAAATAAACTCTTTTAGCTGTACTTATGATATATATACTGCCTCTAGTAGCACTTACTCTGAGGATACTTAGACAATAGGAAAAAATTATAATGTCTATTGGAGTATAGGCTGGAACGCAGACAATTTCAATATTAATCCAAAATACATAGTTTTAACTAAATCTTAGTGGTCTGGTAAGAACGAAGCTGATGCAGGAAAATGGTTTCCCTATAAATAGGATACAGATACTAGCTATAGTATCGATTACAATAATGGAAAATCTATCAATGACTTTTGGAGTATTGAAGAGTAGCCAAAAGCATTTTATGATAAAAACGGAAACATATAGTAGAGTTATTGGTACAGTGAATTGGGGCGAGTATATTAGCCAGAAGATTATTCTGGAACCTTTGAAGAGTTTATAAATTCTGGAAGTTATGAAGCTAACGAACAAATCGCTATAGAACATTTGAAAGACTCTTAGCCTGCATATAAAGACTAGGTATTATCTAAGTTAACGGTATCTAGAGATATTAATGGATAGCCTATTAGCAAGTATTATGTAAATGCCCATCATTAGGAAGATGGATAGTATTATACTGCTGTGAGAAAAGGAGTTTACGAAAAAATATATTAGACAGATATGTCTGACGATATAGTAAATAATTATTTCAAAACTTCTATATACAAGTACTTTACTTCTTTTTACATACCTTTTATGTAGAAATTTACTTCATCTAATGGGGAGGAATTAATTTTTTATCCAGATATATCTAATTTAATATATCATTATAGTATAACCCCAGCTATGCCCTATGGTTTACTAGAGGAATTAACTTAGGACGGTTATATAGATTTCAGTAAAATAGGTACTGGAGAAATAAAGCTAACCAACTGGAAATATTATAATACTGAAAATATAGGAACTTTAACGCTTGGATTAGAAGTTTATCCAGAGTCTAATAAGGGAGTAGCTGAAGTAGCGATAGACTTTTATGATAATCAAGGGGTTGCTGCAACATACAGAATAATGAACAAAAACTCCTATTCTGGATAGTTTACTGAGTACATTCCGCTCAATGGGGAAGCAGGGAACTACAAATTAAGTAGTATAGATTCCACTGGGTCTCCTATATATCACGCCGGACTACAGTCAGATTTGACTGAATTGTCTAACTTAGTATATAAAGGAGACAATGGCACTTATAAGGTAATAAAACAAGATGATGATTTTTATTATTTGTAGGAAGATATTAAAACATTAATCACAGATACTTCTAGAATATTTAGTAACGATGCTGGAATATTATATTCTAATGTGTTATATTTAGCCAAAATTACTGTAAAGTATTGCTCAGTAGATGCATTAAATAATTTTAATGTTGATAATACTAATGACTTTAAATATTTTTACAGGTGGTATTGGACTAATACTATGTTTAATTAGTACTACTATACAACTTCTGATTTTGAGAAACTATAGGCAATACTAGATTTAGATATTGGGGTAGAGTATTCTAGTAATAAAAACTGGAAAAAAATCTAGGAAGTTTACGAGCCTTCCTCTCTAGCAAGTGAAGACGAATAGTTTAATAACTTATCAGCTACCGTTTAGGCAATAAATCAGAATGGAGAAGCGGACAGTTAGGGAAATATAGACGCCAAATTAACTATAGGCTTATAGAATACTTACAATACATTTTCAATAGCAGAACGAGTAGGAAGTATTAATTACATGGATAAGTTTGTAGTTAGTATTATATTAGGTAGGTCTAAAATAGAAAATAATCCAGAAACTCCAGAGATTTATTCAGTAAGTTCTTAGGAAAATGAATATGACGATTCAATATATCCTACATATGTTAAGTAGCCTGATATTAGCTATTAGAGTGTAGACACTTATGGATTGCTAGATCCTAGAGAAACTTCTACTACTTTATACAAGCTATTAGGTATAAGTAAGACCGGGTCCGGCAAAGAATTATGGGAAAAAGCTTATGATAAATATCTTAACAAATATTCGTTAAATTTTTCTAGTTCTTTAAGTGTAACTACAGAATCTGGAAAGTATGAATATTTAAATAGTTCTGGAGAATTAGATTTTATCGAAAATTATAGAGTGTTTAAAACAACATTAAATACGGCAAGCATTCCCTTAGTACTTACTGGGGTACATTTTAGTAAATATTATAAGGAATGCATTTCATAGTCTAAATACTTATAGGTATTAGTCCCATTAGTTAATACTTCTGAAGATTTAACAAAATTTGGAATGAAATTGTATGGGCAAAATGCTGTATTTGATTCCATGTTAACTATAGCAGGAGGATGGCACGATGCTAACATGTTTCATAAAGATGATATGAAGATTCATGTTGGTAAATACACCTCTGGGGAATCGGGAACATTCTCAGGCTCGCCAGGATTTAGCGGAACTTGGTCTAAAAATTACTATAATAGTAGTAAAGGATATGCGATTACCAAAAATTCTAATGGAAAGACTAAAATGTGGGACAATTAGGTAAACGGCACTTATATTAGAGACTTATTAACATCCGATATCGGAATAATACTATATTCTCACGGAGACGAACTTGACAGAACTGTATATTTCGTATATGATTCTGATACTACAACTGCACCAAATCCTAGTTATATGTATAAATATAAATTCGGTTCTATTTCTGGAGAAAAAAAAGCTCCTCCATATAACAACATATATGAAGACAGTTCTCGCCAATTTGTACTAGGATTAGTTATGAAAGATACAGATGGATAGATACACCTATTAAATAATCTTTGTCCTATGCAAACTTCTTCTGGTTCTTTAACACAAAAAATAAAGATAAGTGGAGGAACTAGATATCTAGGTAATATTATTCTATCTATTTTAAGTAACCTATTTGTTAAACTTCCAGAGAAATAGGCTATAGAAGTTTAGACTATTAGCAATGTAGTTTATCTATAGGACAATAAATCACAATTTACAAAGGATGTAGTTTATTAGGTATAGGCGGATTATGAAAACCACAATGATCTTATATTAATGTAGGGAATCTAGCTATCTGACTATATTAATAAAATTAAGTAGCATATAAATGATGTGGTAGACGACTCTAATGTTAACTTTATAATACAAAGTGTTTAGAAGAACATTCCTATACAGGTTGCCTTTGATTACATATAGCCTTCAAAGATTATTTCTAATTCATAGTCTAGTGTTATGGCTATTAGACTTGGGGAAAATGATTACTATACTGTAATTCCAGAAATAAACGATTCTAACAAGTTGTATACTATAGATAGAAGATATTCGAATATTACAGTAAGAGCCGCTACTACAGTTAATAGCTATGAAGTGACCTCTATAACTAATTCTACTACCTCTGGTAGATTAATTTATACTTATAGTGATTAGATATATCATAGTAACAGCAAGTTTTACTAGATATTCACATTATAGAATGACCATTTGGTACTATCTAAAACACAGCACAATTCATCTGATATGCTAGCATATTTCAATGGTGCTCATAATGTTACTATTGGAGGTATAGTTAATGACGAATATTTAACGGATTATTTAAAATATGTGGACTAAGTTAATTAAAAGCAGTATAAATTTGGAAACCTAGACTTAGGTATATCCAACTCAGGGATCTTTAGTATATGAGTATAATCCTCTTAGAAATTTTAGACTGTCGAAGAATATGTATTTATATAAAGGAGATTATTATTCTTTGGAAGAATTAAAAGATAAATTTAACATATATATAGAGGACAATTCCTGGGTAGGAGCAGATGAAAATCCAGAATTGTATGAAAAAGGATAGTTGGTAGATTTCATAACAGATTAGCTGTCTATTAGGCTAGATCATCCAGTACATATTATTCCTTAGTATAGTTACGACGGGTCAGTAAACCTTATATTGAATGACGGAATTAATATACCTAGATTAATAAATAGTAGGTTTAGTTCTACTGGCAAGAATACTTACGAAGTAGTCAACAGGAAGGGGGATAATGACACTAACATATATGATTAGGGAGAACAGTTTGATATAGATACTTCTCTATATAAAAGAATAACTAAAATACCTAAAGTTTAGTATATGGGAACATCTTCTGGAGGCAATATGAAGATTGGAAATTATCATTTTTATTTCAAATTGTCCGATGCAGATGGGAACGAGACAGATTTTGTGGCCGAGTCTGGATTAGTAAGTGTGTTTATAGGCTTTGGATCTCCTTCTAGTATTCATACTGGTTAGAAAAACGAAAGTAGCTACAAAAATGTCATGTTTTCTGTATCTAATATAGATGCTTCTTATAATTATATTACTGTATATTATTCAAGATATACAGCAGAAGCTAATGAAAACTTCGTAACCGAATATATAAAAATCAATAAGAAATATTTAGTAAATAATGCCGGGATAGCATCTATTATAGTAACAGGTTTTGAAGAAACTACATAGATATCAGGTTCTGATATTAATTTAAACTATAATGTAGTAGACGCTTCTAAAGCTTCTGCAGTTTGTCAAAATATGTTGTTTATGGCAAATGTCCATAAACCAAATATTCCCTACAAAGAGTTATCTGATTTGTCTTTAAGATTTTTACCATATCTAATCTAGACTCCGTATAAGTTAGACATAGATGAAGAGTATAATCCAACAACATCAGATTTAGGATACTATGATAGTAAATTTATATATGACTACACTGGATATTGGGGAGAGGAGATATACAGATTTGGAATAGTATATATAATGCCGAATAATGAATTAAGTCCTGTATTTAACATTAGAGGAGGTGCTGCTATTAAAGAATTCATAGATGGATAGTATAGCAATGATGGGCAGTTTTCAAATATTCCGGTATTTAAAACAAACGAGCTAAATGAAAGGGAGAGACAATATATTAACTATAACGAAGAAACCAATTATTTAATAGGGCTTGATGATATGTCTTCTGGGGATAACAGAACGAAAGGTACCGTTTCATTTGAAAATGTTAAGGGAGTAGTTACCTTCTCTCCTACCAAGGACACTAATACTATATATGGGATAGATATTAGAACTGATCAAGATACTATTAAGGAACTAGAGAAGTATGTTAAAGGGTACTTTTTTGTAAGATAGACAAGAATACCTACTATTCTAGCCCAGGGTATCACCATAGGGATAGACCAGAATTCTTATACCCCCTGTATCCCAACAGCTGGCGGGTTTTTGGAATAGTTATCAGAATCATTAGAAAAAACCCATGTTACTACAGAAGATATAAATGATATTAATTACATATCAGAAGGATTTCTAAGTAGATATTAGTTCAAATTTCAGAAGAAGTCCAGTAATCTGTGGGGGAAAATCGCTAAAGTGGCTGGTATAGCGGTAGGAGTAGTAGCATTAGCTGCCGCAACCGTTTTTACAGCAGGTGCTGCAGCTGCTGTAGTAGCAGGTACTGCTGTTACAGTAAGTGGAGCAGCAGCTGCTGGAGCAACTGCTTTAGGAACAGTTGCAGGGACAATAGCAGCTGCAACTGGTCTAGGTTCTTTAGGAGCTGCTTTAGGAACTACTGTTCTAGTTGGAGGAGCTGTTGCCCTACCAACAGCTGCGTTAGCAGTAGCTGGAACTATTCAGGAAACTAGGTATGCGTTATCCTCTATTTTTGTAAAGAAAAAGTTGGATGGGAGAAATACACAAGTTCCTTCTGGATATAAATTGGTAGAAACAGAAGAATCCAGAAAATTAAGTACAGATTTTCTTACACGTTTTATTCCTAAGGACTCCTCTAAGGTAAAAGTCTAGGGGATTCTGTGTCCAGATTATGAAGTAAATTAGTCTTACTATAATCAAATATTTACTGGCAATTTACATACTATTTCTCTTACAAGTTCTTAGAGTATAAACGGATTAGCTGGAAGAACTGGAAATTATTTTTCAAATAACGTGAATCATTTCTATATTCCAGACTATTATGATACCAATATACGAAATTTTTATGATTTTAAGGTTGTAGGAGTTCCCGACAATGTAAAATTGGTTGGAATTGATAACCTAAAATTCAGGAGTAGAGCAGGGGAGGCAGAAGAAGCTTGGAGATATGAATGTGTAGGGGACGATTATAAATCTGAATACTCAAAAAAGAATAACGAAGAGGATTCTGAAACATAGTCTAATAAGAAGATAAATACTGATATAATTAGAGGAAGTTTTGGGCCTTACTTGGCATTTAATGATGTAGAAAACAAATTCTCTTCAGCTGAAACTGTTAACATATATATACCAGAATACTCTATAGGTTAGCTTGAAAACTACTTTTCAATTAGAATGTAGGATTCTTCTGTTTTTTAGGCCATATCTGATAGATATAGTATCTCAGAAGTAGATTCTTAGTTAGTAAAATAGTTAAGTAATATAATTGGTGATGATGATAGAACTAAAGGGTATAAATGGGAGCTTTATAGAGGAGATTGTTATCTATGTCAATTTACTCATAGGGTAAATAGAAACTTTAACGATCCTTCAGCGCCCTATAACGATGAGATAGTTGACGAAAAAACATGGAGAGATAATTATGACACTGATAATGTAGAAAAATATGAAAGTATAAATTTGGGAGATGTTAATGCAGTATAGTTAGGAATGTGGGTAACATTTAAAATACGCTCCTCTAATAATTTAAATATAAGAACCTTAGATGGATCTAATGTAGATGAAACGGCTATGTGTGGACATCCGAGAGGATACTATCCATACCTTCCTATGAGTACTGAGGGAACATATAAACACCCAGAATCATAGGTATACAACAAAGGTTTTACTAAATCCTTAAGTGAAAGATGGAACTTTGAACTTCCTGATGTTCCCTATATAAAGAACTGGTTTGGAACTCGTATTATGTATTCTGATATTCACGTTAATGATGCCTATAAGAACGGATTTAGAGTTTTCCAAGGTACTCATTATAGAGATTATACTCGCGAATACGGAGAAATAGTAAAATTAATTTCTCTTGAGTCTAATCTTTTATGTGTATTTGAACATGGTATAGCATTGATACCTGTCAATGAAAGAGCAGTCGCAGGTGAGGGAACAGGTGGAAATGTCTATATAAACACATCTAATGTGCTTCCAGAGAACCCAAAAATTATCTCTGATATGTTTGGTAGTCAGTGGCCCGAAAGTGTCCTCAAAGTCCCAGGAAAGACTGGAGATTCTGCATAGTATGTTTATGGAGTTGACACAGTTGCTAAGAAGATTTGGCGTACTGATGGGAACACTCTTACTTGTATTTCAGACTTTAGAGTTCAAGAATTTCTAAATAGAAATATTACTTTGGGCGAAAGAGAACTTACTCCTAAAATAGGTATTAGAAATGTAAAGACAGTATATAACGCCTTCAAGCGAGACGTATTATTTACTTTCTATGACAATACTTATGGCTTTGAAGAAAAGGTTTGGAATCTATGCTGGAATGAGTTATTATAGAAATTTATAACATTCTATAGTTGGGTTCCTAGCTATATGGAAAATATAAATAATATTCCATTCTCATTCGATAGAAATACTTCTAAGTGGATTGCTAAACTGGGAACAAGTCATACTGAAAGTTCTTTTGCTGACGGTATTACACTATCTAATGTAATTATAGAGAACTCTGAAAATGAATAGGGAGAAGTAGTAACTAACTTTAAGGTTCCAGTTTCCTATGTGAATAAGAAAGGTGAGTGGGTAACTCAAAACTATACTGTAGCGAATGATGGAACTAGTAGGAAAAAATACATTGGAATATTATCCCTAAGTAATAGAATACTTCCAGATGCCTAGCTTCACTATTAGATTTCCTACTCCTTGTAGAGAGATTAGTATGGAAACTATAAGAAGTTTGACATAGTCCCTCTAAATTGTGGAGAAGCTAAGGGAGGTATATATCTTCCAGATGATGCTATGTTTGCAGGAGCTTTCATGCCTCTATATTGTCTAAAATTCAAGGAAGGAGGAGATGAATATAGTCCAGTTTACTATAAGGATGGATAGGAAATGACTGAAGTGTCTGACGGTGCTGGAGACACGTTCTATACTTACCAAGCTCTATATACTGCTAAATCCCTATTATCTGAATTATATTATAGGAATAGTGCGGGACATTAGTATGCAGACTACGAGGTTAATAAAGTTAAGGTGGGAGACTCTATCGAAGGGAATACATTAGAAATAACTGATGTGTTGGATTATCCTATATTCAAAGACATTACTGGAAAGCGTCCTACTCTTCCTAGAGAAGAGATGATAAATCCTGATAAAATAGTAACCTTACTTAATATTAAGGCTACAATATCTATCGTTGATAGTGATAATTAGTCTAAACTAAGTGATTCCTATTACAATATGAAAGCGGGATTTTAGTCAGGAACATCTCTAGTAGATGCTGGATATTATGAATCTGTTGTAGGAATAGCTCCTAGATGGAACTTATAGTTCTTATCTACAGATTTTTGGAAGCACGGCTAGGCTGGGCTGATTGACATAGCAGATGATATATATCCTACTTATTGGTACGGAAGACAGCATCCATTTGAATTTGAATGTGTAGTAGTGAATGACCCTTCTATACATAAGATATTTACAAATCTGGAGATTGTCGCTAATAAGGCTAAACCTGAGTCTTTTCATTATGAAATAATTGGAGAGACTTACGATTTTGCAAAGGACAAGGTAAATATGTATTTTAGACAGGAAGCTATGAAGGCATTATGGCAATATAATGGTGCGGATATTTCTTATGATAGAAACTTCTTGAAGGTTTAGCCTAGACAATAGCCTAAATCTGCGGACTTCCCTCATAAATATTATACCAGATAGGACACAATTAATGAGATAGAGGATTATTATATTCACGTAACATATCCAGAATCTCATGATTATCGCCATTTGTCAGGAGCAGAGGTCGTATACTATCCAAATAGATAGGAATATAGAATATGGAATCATGCAATGGCCGTAAGCTTAGATGATTTAAGTCAAGACGATTCTAGGTCTATTATTGCTGCTAACTGTCAGTACTTAGAAGACAGATGGAAAGTTACAATTAATCCTATCCTAGTATGCTACAAGAATGAGTATTAGAGAAAATTCTCTGGAGCTTTAATATAGCCACAAAATTCTACTTGGGCTAAGGCTAAGGATAGTTCACAAATGCTTCCAACATTACCTATCTATAATTCTCCAATCCCAGATTAGGTACTGTCTGCTGGTGGTATAGATTTCCCAGGAAATGATGTAAATCATCCAGAGTGGGGAGAAGATAATGCTCTGTATAATCTATACGATTTATCTGGATATAATTCTGGAGGAGATTGGAAACCATTAGACTTAACTAACTGGTTAGATGATGTAAATGTTTACAAATATAATTTTGGAGAAGCATAGAATAGAAAAGAGTTAGATGTTAAGGATAAATTCTTAAAGATAAGAATTAGATATTCTGGAGAAGAATTAGCTGTTATAGATTTCTTAAATACTGTATATAGAATTAGTTATGCTTAATAAGAATATAAATAAAGTCAGAAGAATAGCGAAAGCCTATTATGGGCTTTCCATTCCTTCTGGGAATCTATATATGACTACGAATGGATTAGCCATACCTGGTAATGCTATTACTTAGTAGAATTTGCTGGGAACTGATTATAGCGCTGATTTCAGAAACAGAGCTGAATAGATAATGGCTCCTACTAATAGTCTTATAGATTTTAATGCTAGAATGGGAGACTTATTTAGTTTGAAGCTAAAAAACGATAGAGATTCCTCTAAAGCTATTACATAGATAAAGAGTATGTCTGGAGGTACTACACCTTAGAAATCATAGGGAACTTTCTAGAAACTAGGAGGGTGGAATACAGTGGGACAAGCCTCAGATTTCCTAAGCGGACTAATTGGAGGTGATAAAGATGGATACCTTGGTAAATATGGTTCATTATAGCAAGCAGGAGACTAGGCGTTTGACCAGGCTTCAAATGTAGTAATGGGCATAAATCCTCTGGTCGGAGGAATAATGAAGGCAGGAGGTTTAGTTAGTGACGTATTAACCAAATGGGGTGGAATGGGTACGGATTCTATGACTAAGACCGATGCTGTACTAGGTAGCAAATTATTATCTCTTACTCCAGTTGGTATGGTTAATGGTTTCTTCGGTAAGAAAACTATGGATTTTTCTGCTAATAGAGATACTGTAGAATAGGTAGGAGGTTCTTACGGCGGAACTGTTAGAAATATAGCATCGGCAGAAGAAAAAGCTGGAAAGAAATATGGATTATTCAGTGGAGGGGCAAGAAGGTCAGCTAATAGGTTCATAAATAGAACAGAGTCCCAATAGGCGACTATGACTAATATAGCTAACTAGGCTTCTGATTTATCTTCTATAGCTACTAATATGTCAGATTTGAACCATATTTAGTATGGCTTCAACCTAAACGGTGGATATGATTAGAGATATATGAGAGCTGCTAGACTTGGAACTAAATTACAGAGAATTAAAAAACTTAATATATAGTCTCATAAATTAGGAGGTTAGATATAGGGAGCAATAGATTTGAATGAGTGGCAACCCGTTATAACCGAAGCTGTAGAGTAGTTTGAATCTGGAGGAGAATTAGAATGGACTCCTATTATAACTCTATAGGAAGGAGGAAAAACTGAGAAAGTAGATGGAATAACAGGAGCAGCTCCGAAGATTACTTTCTAGTCTTGGTACGATACTGTTCCAAAAGATAGGTTGTCGAATAATTACGACCTTAAGAAAGCTTTTGAAGTACTACCATTCGAGGAGTTAGAAGCATGGAGAAAGTCTTCTGATGAAGATTTAAGAATTGGAAAGAATCACCTACGAAGCATCTATCAGTTACCCAACGGAGATTATGAATTTTTAAAGCTAGGAAATGAATAGAGTAATCCAGAAGTTCATTTCGAAACTGATACTTATCATTCTGGGGAAAATGGATTAAAAGATTCTCATGATTTAGTCTTTGAGAAAGATAGATACTTCTATAGAAGGAAGCCTAAACAATTTAAAAATGGTGGTAAACCCGAACCTATAGACGCTCCAGAAATAGAAGAAACTAATTAGAAAAATATAATTCCAGAAGGCGCTCTTCATGCTCGCAAACATAACATGGAAAATGCTGATAACTTGACTAAGAAAGGTATTCCAGTTATAGATAATGAAGGAGAGCAATAGGCAGAGATAGAAAAAAATGAAATAATATTTACACTAGAAGTTACTAAAAAGCTGGAGGAGTTATACTCTAAATATACAGACTATGAATACTCTCAGAAAGAAAAGGATGAAGTAGCAATAGAAGCTGGAAAACTGTTAGTAAAAGAAATATTATTTAACACAGATGATAGAACAGGTTTAATTAACACATTAAAACAAGGAGGAATAATAGATGGACTTAAATGATTTGTTAGTATCTTACAAACGTATTGAAACTCCCTCTAGAGTCGTTCCCACCTTCTAGCTTATTTAGCCTGATATCCCTTATCGAGATGCTCCTTCCTAGGATTCTCCTAGACCATAGTAGGTTGTTACTGAGCCAGCAACCACTAGCTATTCTATCTCTTTATCATAGGTAAAAGCTCCTGGATTCCAGATGAAATGGAATAGTCCATATAAAAACAGAAATACTTGGGTAACTGACTTGGCGGCTGCTTACAGAAAAGCAGGAGTGACTAATGATAATGCAATAAAGATGTTAATTGCCCAAGATGCTCAGGAAAGCAGTTGGGGACGTTCTGCACAAGGTAAATTCAACTTTGGAAACCTAACTACTGGAGCTAAATGGAAAGGCGACTATGTTAGGGGAAATGACCATGATGCTAAAGGCAATCCCATCAAATAGAAATTCCGCTCTTATAATTCTATGGATGAATATGCAGCTGATAAGTTATAGTTCTTGAAGAATTTATATGATTTTGATGAGAATGATGACATTAATACGTTTACCGCCAAACTTACTGGTAAGAACAAAGGTAAGAGAAGATATGCAGAAGCTACTGATTATGCTGATAGAGTTGCAGCAGTATTCAGAAGTTTCAAGGACGGTGGTATTATAAAGTATTAGTAGGCAGGAAAAGTACTTAGTCCTCCAGAAAAGGCAAGATAGAATTTATCTAGTAAATTTCCGGTTAATTGGGAGAATTCTGATTGGCTACATAACTACTTCTCTAAGAACTTAGGTTATAATACTTCTTTGAGTATATTGTCTTCTATTCTTCCTGAAAGCGGAGCAGACCCTCACAAAAAGTAGCTTAGAGGAGGGCCAGGAAGAGGGTTAGTCTAGTGGGGATTTGGTACCGACAGATATAACCATATGAAATCATATAAGATGAGAGGATCAGTACAAAAGGGAATAGACCCAGAACTTCAACGACAAGCAGAATATATAGTTAACACTGTTAAGAACGAACAAAAAACTGGAGAAGGCTTATGGCATCATGGAGGAACAGGGTCTGGATACAAAAATGCTGAAGGTGCTAGAAAGGTATTTATTAATGCAAGAACTCCAGCATCCAGTAAGGCAAGAGCCTTTAGTCTCGGCTATGTAAGACCTAAAGGAGGAATAGAAGAAGCCACTAGAAGAGCTTCTTACGTAAGTTCTCTAGATTCAGTTTATAATTCTAAATATAAATAATGGATAGAGTAAAGGTAAATGTAGGTGATAAGACATATAATTGTCAAGTTGCCAAGACAGAAGAAGATAGAAAGAAAGGTCTAATGGGAGTAGAAAATCTTCCTCCCGATGAAGGTATGCTATTTGTATGGGAGGATGAAGATACTAGAGAAATGTGGATGAAAGATACTAAAATACCTTTAGACTAGATAGCCATTAACGATAATGATGAAGTAGTCTTAGTATATAAGGCTTAGCCAGAAGATGAAACTTTAGTTCCGTTCATGAACGCTAAGTATATTCTAGAAGTTAATTAGGATTCTGGTATTGTAGAAGGAGATGATTTTGAAATAGACGACTCTGAAGATTATGACAAATATGTTATGAAGGTGCTTGCTCCAGATGGTACTACTTAGATGTATCTCTAGGGAGGTGAAAGAATCGTAAGTAGAAAAGAAACAAGAACTCTCATTAAGAAAGCTAAAAAGGCTTACGAAAATAAAGACAAAGATTATGATAAATATTGCAAATCTTTGGGCAAATATATATTTAAGGTATTAAAGGGTCAAAATACTCGTCCGCCAGAATATGTGGAAGTTCCGGAAGGAAAAGACAAAAATTCTAACGACGAAAATTAACAATATACACATCGTATCAAAAATTCTTGGTTATGAAGATCTTAATATGTAGTATTGAAGTACATAAGATAGATAGATAATTAGTGCATTAATTACATTTTAAATTTTTAATTTATGAAGTTAGGAAATAAGTTTTAGGCAGGAGGACCGATGCCTGCAGGAGCACCTGCTCAAGCACCTCAAGGTGGTGAAGACCCAACAGCTATGTTGCTGCAAGGAGCATAGCAAGCTGTTCAAGGACAAGATTGCGAAATGGCTATGCAAGTATGTCAGATGTTAATCGAAGCATTGGGAGGTGGAGGTAGTCCACAAGAAGCTGCCCCACAGGAAGCTGCCCCAGCTCCAGCAGAAGGGGAACCTGTTTATCGCAGAGGCGGTCGTTTAGTGAGACGTATAAACGCTTAACAAATTTAACACGTAGGGGTATATCTAAAATATAATTAGGTGTACCCCTTCTTTTTAATATATACGAATTATGGCTACACCAACTACAAATCAAAAGTCGGCTTCTGTGAAATATAAGTTTGGAGACGATGAATTGGATTTAAATGATTACATTCGTAACCTTAACCATAACTATTAGTCATATGTAAATTCCTAGAATTGGAATGAGGGATAGAGATAGGAGTTTCGTTCCGCGTATGATAACTTTTTAAAAGGGTTACAAGATTAGCTTGCTAATAACACTAACAGATTTAGTACTGACTTTTCTGGATCAATAATAGATTCAACTGGTTAGCTAAGTAATACTGACAATGACGATATAGACCCAGTTGGATCAGAATATTATTATAACGACAAAGGAGACAGAATAACTACTGACGATTTGAATACTATGGGAAAACGTTAGTAGAAAAAATATAGTACATTTTCGGCTAATAGATAGGTAGCAACATTTTTTAATAAGGTTGGCACGGCATTAAGAGATGCAAGAAAAAATAAGCCGACCACACAGAATCAATCTAACGCTTTTAATCTATCTAAGCATGGATTTTTAGCTAATTGGACGACTGCTAACAACCCTGCTGGAGGAGAATTTAATCTAAGTCCGTATTTAGAAAAAGATACTTTAGACGAAACAACTGGATTAAGAGGTACTACTAATCGGGCAGCTTACCTAAAGGAGTAGATAGAAAATTATCTAAATAATGTAGGGAACTATGACTTCTCTGGAACTCCGTTTAAAGATAGAGAGACTTACATTTCTAAACTGCGTGCAGCCGCATAGAACTTAGAAAATGGATATAACTCAGAGGATGTTATAGCGCTTAACTAGGCTGGGATAGGAAATGAGTTTTTGAGTAAATTCTTTGCCACAGGTGCGGAGTAGAAGAAAACCGAAGTACAATAGGCTGCAGAAGATCTAATGAAAATACAATAGCAGCAACAAGCCCAAAAGATAATAGACAGGAGAAATTAGTTATAGTACGAGGCTGATAGAGATAAGTTTTTTTCATAGTATTAGGCTTCAAACCCATTTTAGAGTAGAGAGCCTTCTATACCTTTACCTTTATCCTATACTAGGTAGGCAGTAGAAGAAGCTGCAATTAAGAAGTTTAATGCTGACCCAAATAATAAAGAAGCTGTTAGAGAGGCTATACGGTAGTATATAAATATTCCTTAGCTTAGTAAATTTATAAGAGGTAAGAGCAATTTAATATTGCAAGATGGTACGGACATTACAGCATAGCATATAACTAATAACTTAGACCTAGCAGCCTAGGCTGACCTATTTATAAATCCAATGTATTTAGATGAACAGGGAAAGAGCATTTTGCCGAATGGATATTATGTATTGCCGGGGTCAGAAGACTATGATAATTGGACCTATATAGCTTACAATCCTAACACTAGACAATATCAAGAGTAGTCTATGCTATTAAATGACGAGTTAAAGAAAAGAATGGCATACTCTGAATATGACAAGAGAAACAAAAAGTCTAATGAAGCTCAAAAACATTAGCTTGGGGGAACTTTCAAAGATATGGAGAGTAGACGAAACAAGGCATAGGAAGAAAAATAGAAAGTTGAGTAGAAATCTTACGCTACCGGAAGAACTAAGGAATAGATAGAAAGTGACTAGGCTCCACATACAGAATGGTCGAAAGCAGACCTTCTTAGATTAGGGGCTATAGGAGGTGACGTAGCTAGCTTAATAGCTAGTATGACTGGTGTAGGATCAGTAGCTTCTGCTGGTATAGGAATGGCCTCTACTGCAGCAAACTAGGCTGCAGATATGGCAGAAGGAATGGGATTTTTAGAATCCTTAGGAAACAATGCTGTAAGTTACGGTCTAGATGCCCTATCTCTAATACCTTTTGCTAGAGCTGCTAAGATTCCAAAGACTATTAAAGCGATCGCTGGATTTGCTCCTAAATTAATGGCAATTATAAGTACAGCACAGGGTATATCAAATGCTCCAGAAATTACCAAGTCATTAAGCAAGTTAAATAGCTCAGAATCACTAACAGTAGAGGATTGGAGAAATATTGCTAATGGAATTTAGATAGTATTAGGAGGTACCGCTGCTACTCATAGAGCGTCTAAGGCTAAATCTCATGTTGATGCTGCTAGGACCAATGATGAATGGTTAAAGACTGAACAAGGATATAGAAGAATATCCGAACAGGATATGAAAAAACTTAGAGAGGCAGCTACTATTAAAGAATAGAATACCATTCTTAGTCCTTACAACGTAACGCTAGCTGAAAGTAGGAAAAGATTTGGCTTAGGAAAAGGTAAAGGGAAAGCAGATATAACTTCTGAAAACTATTACTATGACTTTGACAAACCAGTAACTACTTATTCTGGAGATCTTCCTATATAGCATACGTTTGGTCCCGGAGAAAAATGGCTAGGAACTAGAAATATACCCTCATTAAGAATTCCAGCAGTTAGAGATGCCTACAATAGAGTTATTCATCCACAAGCATACAACAGAGCTAAAGGTAAAGCAACTGAAGGTAATAAATAGAGAAGTACGTTTGATATTAGCAAATTAAGAGAACTTAGTTCTCAAACTGGAAAACTTACTTCTTAGGAAATAGCTACTATTAATAGATAGAGAGTTAAATCGGGAAAAGGAAAGCTTACTGAATAGGAAATATAGACTCTAAATCAAAGACATTAGAATAGGGCTAGTGATGGTACTGATAATTCATTCCAAGCACGCTTATAGAGATATAAGGATGCTAAGAGAGAAGGAAAATTTACTTCTGTAGAAGATGACATCAAGAGAGCTAAGGATGAATTGGCAGAGGCTACTAGATAGCAAAGACTTGCCGTACCAACAGGATAGGGAGAAATAGTATCGCCTGATGCTAATTAGGCTAGATTCATTATGGGATTCTCCCGTGCTATTCCTACTGTTAATCCGTCTAGACCTCCTATATCTAATCCTCCAGCTATTATACCAAAATAGTAGGTTAGGATTGAACAACCTCAATAGTCTCCATTCAACTATGATAGAATCAGAGAAGGTTTAGCTAGAGCTGAAAGAGAGAGACTTGGAAAGGATATTGGAGAATAGAGATTATAGAGAGCCATAGAAGCTAACCCAGAAAGGAGTGCAAGACTTCAATCTGAGGAAGCATATAGAAATGTTAGATAGGCGTTCAATCTATATGGAGCACCATAGTATAAAAGACCTCTCACAGGGGCAGCTTATAAAGCTAAATAGGATATGTATAATAGACTGTTTAACTAGAGAAGATACGACGTTATTGAAGCTTTCAGAAATAGAGAACTTCCTCATAGACAATCTAACAAGAAAAAGAAAACATCAAGGGATGATAGAAGAACTGTTAAACGTGAAGATGGTGGTACTCTAGATCTTGTTAGAGTAAGAAAATTTCAAAATGCTGGAAAATTCCCAGAATGGTATTCCAAACTTTATAAATTTTAGAATTTAACTAGTTGGAATAATTCATTGAATTAGTCATTGGCTGGACCGTCTATTACTAACGAGAATGCTGGGCATTATAGAGCTGGGGATTTGAATGAGGCTTATACTAAAAATAATTCTTATACTTCCAATCCGAATCTAGTAGGATAGGACTTACAATCATATTATGATTCTTCTTTTAAGGGAAAATCTCTGGATGATTACGTAAGTGCATACAATGCTAATGCAGCTAAAATTAGAGGATATTGGGACTAGGAAAGAACATATAAATAGTCTGGAGCTTAGGAGCATAATAGACTATTTAAGAATATGTTTGGAAACAGAAGTGATAACTCTAATAATGTATGGAATATTGGTTATGACTCTAATTTGGAGGATATTGTTGGTTCATCTACCTGGCTGAGAAGAATGGATAGATATGAGAAAGAATTTGATAACTTGTCCGATGAGGAAAAGAAATCAAGAATCCATAAAATAGACTTAGGAGATGGAAACTTTGGATATGTCTACAAAAAAGCCAATGGGGATATAGCAGTATGGAACCAACCAGAAACTCCTGCAACCTCGGCAATACAACCTTCTCAAGAACCTAGTGATGATAACAAACAGAATAAATCATTCTTTAGTAATATTAATCCCACTATAGCTTATGGATTACCAAGAGCGGTGTATGCTGATAGGATGAATAGGAGAATTACTGATTTAGCTAAAGAATCTGTAGTTCCACTATTGAAAGACCCATTCGAAGTACATCGTTATACTAGAAGCGATTTAGATGCAGAAATGCAAGGAGAGCGTAACTATGCTAATCTTAGAAGATTAGCTAGTAGACCTATAACTTCTGATGGAAGTTTACAAACTGCAACATAGTTGTAGGCTGAGGTTTAGGGACAAGAAGCTAGAACGGCTGGAAAAGAGAAGAGTAATTAGGTTCAAAGATAGTACGATGAACTAGCTTGGTAGCAGGAGAAAGAAAACGCTGCTAACAGACATGAAACTGCTATGTTTAACAGAGCATAGCAATGGGGAGCTGATTAGGATAAGAGTAAATACGAATAGGCATATCTAGCTAAGAAGTTTAATATTTGGGATGTTGTAGGACAATAGTTAGAATATGACGAAAGAGTTAAGCAGTGGGAAAATAAAGCACTCACAGATAATTTTGCCTGTTCTGATATTCATAATGCTGTCAATTATGCTCCAAATGAATATGGTGCTGGATTAAGTGCAGAAGAATTATCGGTATGGAATAAAGTCCTATCCGGAACTAATCCTTCTAGCTTACAACCTAATGAATTTAACCAATATAGATTAGCTATGCAGAAGGTATCTAGGGTAGAAAATGAATAGCTAAGATAGCACTATAATATTCCTAATACAAGATGGTCTGGAAAATCTATGCAAAGTATTCCAGAATAGATTAGCATAATCAAAAAAGGAGGAGTAGTTTCTGCTAAGAATGGTTCTAAAATAGCAGTAGCTGGAATAGAAGCCAAAACTGCTGATGCAGAGAGGTTCCAGAAACAAATAAAGGAAACTATTGATAGAAATGAAAAGGCAATAGACAGATTGTCTAAGAGTTTGTATGGAATTATAAAAGCTTCAATGATAAAATGATACTAAGACTATAGCAAGGGGGGAACGCCCTTCCCCCTCTTGTTTCTTATCAGCCAGTAACAGTTACTGGTGGGGCAGCTACTGGAGCTTCTGCAGCTCCTAGCGACAATCAGGAAACTACTGATTTAACAGATAAAGACTTATTAAAGATGTTAGAAAAGCTAGATGGACTTCCTAGTGATATGGCTGTTTTAACAGAAACTCTACAGAATTTTTACATAGACCAATAGTATAGTCCATTCCCCAGTACTTCCAATATTGCATCTAGATATTTATAGGCTTTGTAGCAAATGAAAACTGCTAATTTTAATCACGAAGTTTATAAGGATGCACTTAAGACTGTTAGTGATAATGGAGGAATTAATGAGCTTGCAATTACTGATAGAGGTCAAATCTTCTGCTCTAATAGCGAGGGAGATTTCCAACTTCTCTCTTTAGACCAACTAAAGGAGAACCCTGAATACCAACCTTTGACAAACTCAGAATTGTTATATTATAGAGCATAGTCTCCCTAGTTAGCAAATAATAATGAACTACTTAAGGTAGTAAAGAATGGAATCGGAATAGAGTCTGTTACTAAAATGATACAAGATAGTATAGGAAATCTAGGTGCTACTTCCGAATCAAATGAAGGATTTGCTAGGACTTAGGCAAGTCAATTAGTTAATGGGTTACAAGAATTTATGAATGCTCAATAGCAGTCCGGAAACTATAATGCTACTGTAGATAACTTATATAAAGGAAAATTATTAACTAAGAATTAGGCTATGCAGGCATAGGCTGCTCTTAGTTATATATACTCTACTCTACCAGCTAATGCTAAAACGTTGCTAAAGACAAAAACTTAGAATGGGACTGATGCAGAAGCAATAGAATTAGTTTAGACATTAATAAACTCTAAGCTTAGCTCTACTACAGATTTCTCTTTAGACTTAGATGATTCTAATGATTCAAGCAAGGGTAAGGAAGGCGTTGGAGAAAATCTAGATGCTGACCTAGTAACTTAGATATAGGCTAGTCATGGAGGTCATGATACTATTTATTAGTTAGATAATAGCTCTGGGGTAGGATTGACTGTACAAGGTACAGCGTATGAATAGGTAAAAGATACTAAAGGAAATCATATAGGCAGAACATCTATGGAAAATATGCTTAATGATTCTGGGTTACGTTCAATTATTAATGCTGATAATGGAGTATATTTCGGAAATCAAAAAGTTGACCTCGACTCTTTACTAAGTATAGCATATGATGGTAAGGGATTACTAAGAGTAAATTTACCAGTTCATTCCGATGGTTCTCCTAACTTTGATTTGTTGGAGGAATATTCTAAGGCATAGGCTGAGTTTCTCCTAAGTAGTCAGACAGACGAAGATAGACTAAAAATATTCGGAGATACTGAGAAGTATCCAGGGCTTACATCATTAGTTAAACCTACTGGGGAGCTGGATATGTCTAAGTTTGCTCCTTTCCTTGTGGCGTCAGGAATGACTACTGACAACATGATAGACATTGACAAAAAACAAAATAAGTTTGTAACAGAAGTTAAACAAACTCCTAGTTTAGTAGAACAACTAAAAACAAGTTTAGCAGTTGGTTCTGGTAAAGATACTAAATATCCAGACATTGATGAGTATGATTGGGCAGAATGGCTAATGCCGAAATTAAACAGTTACGACCATATCTTTAAGGGAAATATTTATATTCCTCTTAATATGAATAAAATGGCTGCAGCTTTAGGAGGAAATCAAAAACTTGATACAAACACTGGATAGATGCTAGAAAAAGAATATCAGAGAAGAGATGTAACTTTCCAGAAGGCAGATCCTTCTTTACTATTAAATAATTAATTATGTTTGAAAACGATTGGATATTATCAAGCTTAAGTAATCCTACCTTAGATATAGATGATTTAGTTTCCATTGGAGGTTTAAATACTAAAAATACTCAGTTTCTAAGTAAGGATTAGTATTTGAAATCAAACTTTATAAAAGATAACGCTCTATTTAAAGATACGAACGGTAGTTTCTCTAGAGAAAAGTTTGATAAATTTTACGAAATACAAGCATCCAGATGGAGAGATTTTTAGAATAATGAATTTCCTACTGGAATAGAACTAGATGCTTTTGATACTGCAAGTAATAGAGCTGATGCAAAGGTCAAAGATAGTAAATTTACATTAGGGCCAACTTATAATCCTGATAGGGTATAGATTGGTGTGGAAGGTTGGAGAACCACTAGTAAGAGAACTAAATCAGAATAGGAGTTAGCTCAATCTTAGAAAATATTCAATCCGGAGACTGGAGAGTATGAAAATACTACTCCTGAGGATTATGCCCTATTTAGTAATCCTATAAAGTGGGTTAGCAACCTATTTAAAGATCCTCTAGTATTAGCGCAGTATGAAGAAGACGAAGTAGATGAATAGGGAAATAAACATAAAAAAGGAGAATATAAACTTAATCCTGAAGGAACCTATTATTACGAAAAGTTAAATGGACGTTCCCCATTGGGAAAGACAGTGTTATCTGCTGCTAACATTCTTACTAAAGAGGACTCTGCATTAAATAAAATAGACTTCTTTGATTCTGATGACTTAGAAAAGAGTACTGCAGGAGTAATTGCTAAAAATATAGCATTAATAGCACCTATGTTTACTCCTGCGGCTCCATATTATTATAAAGCCATAATAGCTAAAGAGTTAACTAAAACACTACCTATGTTACATAGCGTGGTGACTAACCTATTTGGTTCAGGAGATAATCAAACTCCTAAATGGATGAATAGAGCAGCAGCTGTAGGAGAATCATTATCTACTACTAACTCTGTATGGAGCAGTGAGCATACATTCTCATTTGAGAACCTGGCTAATTTGACTTCTGATATAGCTTTACAATGGGGATAGCAAAAACAAATAGCAAAGGCAGTAACTTGGTTTGGTGACAAGAAGGCTCTTAAGAAAGCAGAGGAACAAGCTTTTGAACTTTACAAATCTAAAGTTGGGGGAAGTTTAAAAGGATTAGAAGCTCCATCTGACGAATTATGGAAGTAGTCTACTCTTGGCCAATTATGTATGAAAAAATACTATGACCCAGTAGTAGAAACAATGAGAAAGAAACAAAGACTAGGGGCTGATTTAGCACTAGCCTATATGGCATTAATTTCTAATACAGATGTATATTCTGATATGTTAGAAAGAGGAGCTACAAAAAAGGAAGCTGCTTGGGTGGCTTTAGGTAGTACTGCTGCTATGTTTAGTGTAGATAGATTCGCACATCTGGGTGAAGTATTCTATGATGATCTTACTGCTGAATCTATTAAGTAGGGACGCTAGGCTGTAAAGAAAGAACTAAAGGATGCTCTCGATACTATATATAAACCCGGAACTAAGGATAGTCCTGGCAACTGGTACAAAAAAGGTGCGGCTTTTGGAAAGAGAGCTGCAGAAACATTTGTAGAAAATCTTAAAGACCACAATTTGGGTGGAGTAGGTAAAGCTCTTGGAGAAGGTTTAGAAGAGGTAAGTGAAGAATTAGTAACAGACTTAACTAAAGCTACGTATTCTCTACTTGGAGATTTAGGGATGTATGATAAGAGCGTTAAAGACACTGGAGCTTTTGAGAATATGTTAGAGAGATACTCAATGTCTCTACTTGGAGGTACTATTGGTGGAGGATTATTCTACGGAGTTGAGAAGTATAAGGGATTTAACAAAACTAGGGACAAAGACCTAGTAGACTTAATTAATGATGGAAGAGCTTAGGAGCTAAGAAATATAGTAAAAGGATATGTATCTAAAGGTCGTGCAGGTAATACCAAAATTTCTGGATTACAATACTCTCAAGATGATGCCGGAAATATTACTTGGTTAAGTACAGACAAAAGCGAAGAATCCTAGAACCAATAGGTAGGTAATAGGGTACTAGAGAAGATTAATTCTTTAGAGGCAGCCATAGTTGGAAGTGGTACAAAACTTAGTCAAGACCAACTGTTCGACAAGATGGTTCTACAAGAAGCAAGATACTAGGAGTATAAGAATGCTTCTCACGTGACTGGATATTATCAAGAGTTTAGAAAGTTACAGAATTAGTTGTTGCAAGCTAAGGATACTTATAATAAGGCTGCAGAGACTGCCGATGGAACTCTTGATGGAAGAATAACAGACTCTCCTACAGAAGCAGAAAAGTAGGATAAAATTAAGAATTTGTAGTAGTTTTAGACGTCGGTAGATAACATTCAGAAGAAAATGAATGATTTTCTATCTGGAGACACTTCTCTAGACTATACTAGAAAACTTAACTTTGCCTTAGACCCAGTTCTTAATTCTGCATTTTTGGGACTTGACAGAACTAAGTGGTTACTTAACAAAATAGACCCTACTTAGGAACTTACAATACAAGATTAGATAGATTTGAATAACTAGTGGAATGACCACGTTAAAGAGACTATGCTTAAAGACTTAGATAAAGCCTTTTTAGCATATAAGGCTTTAGAGAAGGTTGTATCTCCATAGATGTTAGCCCAGTAGGACTATGCTAATCAATATAAGAGCATTTTTAATGCGTTAAATTAGTTATATAATAAAGAAGATTTATCATTAGATAAATATATCAATGCCAAACCGTTCTATACGATGGATTCTAGATTAATCGACTAGAACGGAATAGAGGAATCTGAGGAAGAGTATAATACTAGAAACAATACAGCGACTCCTGATGATGTTCAAAAGTATTATCAAAGACAGCAAAGAGTATTTGATTTGAATAATTAGATACTAGCTGATTATATATAGCAGTTTGATGACATCTTAAGACCTATAAACTATTAGATTGATAGTTCCACAAATAGAACTATCATGCAAAACATTAGATATAGACTTAAGGATATTATCAAGAGAGAAATGCAATATCCGTTTGTTGATTAGGGTGGTAAGTTTGATGTTAATCCATATAGAACCATACTGCAAGATTTAAAAGATGATTTGTCAAATATCGATGATATACAGCAATAGCTATAGGATAAGCATTATACCATAGTAAAAGAATAGGCAAATAAAGTAATAACCCTATTAAATGATACTATTCCTCCCTTGGAAACTCTTATACCAATGAAAGACGCGGTATAGAGAGGAACTCTGAAAAATAAGATACTTAAACCTCTAAGAGAATCTAACCTAGAAAATAAGGACTAGATAATCGCAGCCATAGAAGAAGCAAAAAGAAAATATGACGAAGCAGATGAACAGGATTAGGAATTAGCAGCTATGGAACTCTATAACACTATTCCAATGCAATTCAAATCTAAAAGTCAAAATGCTTAGGTAATATTAAACGACTTTGCAAAATAGGTAGGAAAGGACTATGGAATAAAAGGTGATGGAGAGATAGGTGATAATATCACTATTGATGAATTAATAAAAGGTCTGGACACTCCAGATTCTGCCATCTATAAGTATTTTTCTGGAAAATCTTCAGCCTTACCAGAAGTACTAAGTGCAGCTCTTAAGTAGATTCCTATGAATTTTGGAAAGGATTCTAAACTTAAACTTCTTACTAACAACGCTAGTGACCCAAGAGACGTTGCTGGAGAACCAGTTAGAAGACAGATTTCTACATTAAATAGATATGTAAATAATCTGTCTAGTAGAATATAGAAGAACCCAGTATATTCATTCTATAATAAGTTATAGGTAAATTCACACAGTCCTTTAGAAAATATTCTATCTTCTATAACTAAGGAAATGTCTGATAATTAGGAAGAGGTATTCAACATGAATTATATACTTGACTAGGTGTATAAAGATTATATATCTTAGGATAAGTTAGATTCATTTGAGCTAAATGATACTCAGGCTAAACAGTTAAATAATGCATAGAAAGCTCTAGAATTACTTTCCGCATATGTATATTCTGCATCAGTATCCCCAGATGGGACTCATTATTTTGGTTAGAATAAGCAGATAAATGAGTTTGCCAATACGCATAGGGATGTTCTTACAAGAGAATGGGAACCTCTTCCAGAAATAAGTTAGGATTATGCCCAAGTATTATAGGATGAAGTAACTAACCTGAATACTGAAATAGAATTATGGAAGAGAATATCCGAGAATAATAGTATGAATAAGTTAAGACGTCTTGTTGATACGGAGAATGTTGTAAATAATCTAAGATATGAGATAGGTCGTGGACTATCTTTCTAGTTTACAGTAGGAGATAAGGAATATGATTTATCTGAAGGATTGGATTCTTTACCTCCTTTTGATGGAAACCCTGAGAATCAGCTCGGATAGCTATTCCAGTTTGAACAGACTCTTCATAATAACTTTAATAAGATATTAAAAGATACTGGATGGACTCCAGAGTAGTTCTTTGCTAACTCAGACTTTTGGAAAAGGTACTTAGGAAATTACACTGATTTAGAAAAACAATAGACCAGTAAGTTAAATGAAAATCTTACTGAATTTACTAAGTATGACAAGGCTTTGTATATTTTATCAGTCTTGTCTGATAATCCATCTAACTACTATAAATCTGTACAAAATTCTATCAAAGATAATGAGGATATTGCTCCTCTAACAGTACAATAGAATATTTCCAGACTTGGGGAAGCTGCTCATACTAAAGCATATAAGGCTGGGTTTAAAGCATTAGCTAAATTAGTTAATCCTAATAGCACAGTTACTCCAAATGTAGTTTATATAAATGGAGTAGCAGGAGCTGGAAAGACTGAGGTTGTACTAAAAAACATTAGATAGCGCTTCTATGAATAGCAAGCTTTGGTAATAGGTCCTACTACATCTTAGGCTATTAAGCTTCAAAATTCTCTTAATGAGGGAACCTCTTATACTATAGAAGGAGACGGAAATATATTTAGTAAGTTATTACCTAATTGGGATAAGATAAACGAAAGCTTTCAAAGAGCGGCCTCTGAAATAAACAAAAACGAAAAGAATACAGAATATAAGACTGAGACAGACTACTTTGTTATGCAAAGATGGGCTAAGAACGGAGCTACTGGGGTTAAAATAGACCTTAAAAGTGACAAAATAAAATTCAATCCTGATATAAAAGCTCCGCTTGTTTTCGTAGATGAAGCTGCCCATATGAATAGTCTATAGATAGCTTTGCTAGATGAGTATGCAGAAAGAGTTGGAGGAACGGTATTTTTGGCTAGCGATTCTAACCAGTCTGGATATTCAAACGGACAGATAGAAAATTTAACGACAAATGATATATTTGCTACCAGAACTTCTAAACTTCAAGAGTCTTTAAGAACTTCTAATATTCAGAAGCAAAGTAATAATAATAAAGTTTCTGCAATATTAGATACTGCAAATGATATTATAGAATCTGGAGATAACCAATTATGGCATGATTTTGAAGCCAAGCTTCCAAATCTTATCAGGAGGTTGAATTTAAGAGTCTATAATTAGTAGGATGATATAAATGGAGACTTAATCGGAGGAAACATAGACGAAGTAATAAAGATACTATAGGATAAACATAAAGATACTAGTATAGGATTCATAGGAGATGTTAACTCGTAGGCATATTAGAAGCTTAAATCTGCAGGATTTTCTAATTTAGGAGAACCTCTAACAGAGAAAATTGTTCCTGGTAAGAAATTTATGCAGGGTTAGGAATTCGATTATGTTATAGTAGATAATATAGACCTATCTGTAGACTTAGATGGACCAAATTCTTATGATAAGGTAACTTTCTTAAGAAGATTCTACACACTAATGTCTAGAGGAAAGACTGCTTCTATTTTCTTAGATAGAGGATTATCCAGACTTGTTGGAGCTAATACCTAGGATGATATAAAATCTATAGGATTTAGTTTAGCCAACCAAGTTTAGTTATTTAGGGATTAGTATTCTAAGGCTCTAGATAAGTTAGACTTATCATAGACTACTCAAGAAGAAACTCCAGAAGTGAAGGAAGAACCAGAAGTTAAGGAAGAGGGAGAAGAATTAGTAATATCTCCAACAGTTGAAAATACTCTAGAGTTTAATCCAGAAGCTTCTGAAGAGCAAGTGTAGCAACAGTTAGAATCTAATAAAACAGAAATATATAAGGATTTCGTAGAAAAGAATCCAGCTGAGCGCCAAGATATAGAAGTATCGGAATTATCGGATCTTCTGATAGAAGCTAATACAGTAGTACCAATTACAGGACTAAAAGAGACTCTTGTTAATCCTGATGGGACACAAAGAAAATATCCAGCATGGCTTCCGGGAGAAAAAACTTCTGTTAGAAGAAACATTAATGCTATATATGATGGAACTGAGCCAATCACCAAGAGAGTAGATAAACAGAGATATTAGGATATTATAACTAAAATTCAAAGTTCTGTCATATTTGGAGGTAATGTAACTGACCCAGCTATGACATCACTATTAGGATTTAGTGAGGCTTGGAAAAACAGAAAATTATAGTTAGAAGTCAGAAGAGCTACTGATTCTGACAACTTTGGAATAGGAACCGACTTGAAACCTACATACATAGATATAGACGGAGAACGTTATATTGTATCTATTACTTGTAGACTAGATGGTTTAAGTAGAACTATTTAGGATACTCCATTCTCAGCTGTATTTGATATATGCCTTCTTTCTGATTTTAATAACTTAAGAAAACCTGCTGTATAGTAGGCTATAAAGGATAAAATAAATCAGAGAATTAAGGATGGAAAAATCACTGGAGAGAATAAGATTAAGGCAGAAAGATTTAGAGATAACTTGAGCGAATCTGTTAAATAGTACGAAGGTTTTATTAGAAGAATAGTTTCTGAACATCCAGAAGGTCATGCTATAGAACTTACTCCTGATATGTACGAATCGCACTAGACTACTAGACTGGTCAAGAGAAAAGTTCCAAGAAGACTTGGTGGAACCTTAAGTATAGCAACTGTCGAGAACAACAGAGTGGACCAAGATGGAAACTATATATCTGATTATAATAATTTCATGGATACTGACAAGAGAAAAGTAGTTTCTCCGGTATATATTTTGGGAAATAAATCAGATGTACTGAAAGGAAAAGTATCAGAGTCTATTTTCGGTAAGGCTGTAGTATTTGCATCATCTAATACTAATCTTTCTCCAGAGGAGTTAGCCGATAGATATATAGAGCAGAAGAGAAATCCTGATGCACATACTCCAGAAGTCAGAATGATTGTTCTTAATAATCATGGTCTAAGTTTTACAGAACTTATTACTCATAGAATATAGAATCAATTAACTGGGGAAGGAGAAAAAGCTAAAAAGCCTTGGAGAATGGATACTCTAGGAGTTAGGATGTTTACTGCAATGTGGAATTTCAGAGCTAGTCTAGAAAATTTCATATCCCAACTAGATAAGTGGAAACAAGAGAATGGTTATGACAGCAGTAAGATACTAGATATTTCCAAAGTTGAATCTGAACTATTTAGTAGATATGGCAAGAATTGGATAACTTAGCTAAATGCTGGTAGTTAGGAGGTATAGAAGCTCCTAAACCTGTATAAAGTAACAGCAGCAGACTTGGAAAACTTAATAAAGTTTAACTAGGAATACTGCAAAGATATACCTACTTTTAGGCTAGGAATTGACCTAACCAACAAAAACATCGGCGGATATGTAAGGTCATTTGATGTTAGTAATTCTAGTGTATATGGAAAGAATGAGGCTAATATGTTAGCTATAGAAGAAGAATATGCACATAAGTACCATTCTATTCTATCGTCTATATTAGAACAGCTAACAGCTAATGAGCCTCCTGAAATATTTAGAAGGGCTGGATTAAACTTTAAACCTATGGCTACTAGACTGGCTAAGGCTGATGGTTCTAACTATGCTACGAATGAATATATAGGAAAGAACGAACAAAAAAGAAATCTTTCCGGACTTATTCATACAAATAATAAGAACATAGTAATTGGAGAAACAGACGAAAATGGAAATGTTATATCAACGTCTACTATTCCTGCAGAATCAATGTTTAGCTTCTTCCCCAAGGCTGTCTCAGCTATTGCTACTAAATCAAGGATATATCAAACCAATAGTAAGGCTAATGGGTTGATTAGTATTACTACTATTGACACAAAGAATAATACTGATAAGTTTGATTTCGATATTTCAGCGCTATTTGGAGATGGAATGTTGGAGAGAAGGGGTAATGATAATACATTATTTAATATGTTTAATCTTATCTTTCATGGTACTGTATAGAGCTTAGAGGAGCCCCATGCCTATACTGAGGAAGCTCCGTTTAAGTATGGAATATTTGTGGACCCAGATTTAGAAACTAGTCAGGATTATAAGCAAATAAACGTTAGAGGACAAAATGGATAGGATTATGCATTCCTAAAATGTGGAACTAATCCTATATACTTTGACGTTGACGTTGATGTTATATCTGGAGGTATTGCTCTTAACCTTTCTAAATTATTAGAGGGAGGAAAGAGATAGCTAAAAGAAGAAACCAAGGTAGAAAACCCAGTGGAATAGTATGTAGGTTATTCCTCTAAGATAGTAGATGAGTAGGATAGAACTAGATTCCAGAACTTCCTTCTTAATGAAGGAAAAGAGGACAATGAACAAAGCTATATGGAATATATTACTATATAGAACAACAGAAAATTGATTAATTTCTTTAGAAACGGATCATCTGTTGATAACATAGTAGAGCTTATTAATATGTAGCTAGGATAGCCTACCATAAAAGATGTAAAGTATGAAAATGGAAAAATAATATATACTGACGTAAACGATGGCACTGGAGAGTTGAGTTTGGACACTGAGGATATGTATATCTCTATGACACCAAATAAAACTAATTCAGTTGAAGAGATTACTGGACAGTCGTTTGATTCTATGGTTGTTGACCCAACAGGAATGGATATAATGACACATCAGGACTTCCTAAATTAGCTAGAGGAAACGTTCTAGGATGATAGCGATGTGCAAATGTTATCAAACTCTTCAAATGTAGAAAGCTATCTAGAATTGTTAGTAAGTATGAAAGATACTTTGAATAATAAAATAGAACAACTAGAAGATTCAGATTTAAAATGGAATTTATCTGATTACTTATTGTATGTAGATACTTCATGTTTTTAAAAAATAAATGACTATGGCAGCTTGTAATGTTAAGTACGACAAAAAAAGTTATTAGCAACTAGCCTCAGATTTAAAGTTATTGTATAATCAAATTAATAGACCTGGAATAGAGGACAGAATTATTAAAACTTTGGAATTTAAGTATAAATCCAAAGATGGTTAGGATAAAAGATTACTTCTAACAGATTCTGAAAACTTGGATGAAACTTCTAGAGAGTTTATTGATGATGTAAACAATATAGTATGTGGGCTAGCTAATGCTTCTTTAGACAAATTACCAGAAAAAGCCATGAAGTTTAGAAATATTGTGTTGTCAACCTTCTTCGACATGAATAGTGTCGGAGAAGTGACAACTCAGATTTCTGAGGCTGAAAAGGAAATGGAAACTGATGAGAGTCAAGAAGCAAGAAAATTATAGAAAGTAGAAGACACTTTATTAGAAATATATGGACCGATAAATACTGGTCTTATTCAGGAAGTAACTGACAGCTTTGGAAGAGAACTTAAATAGAAGTTAATATATAATAACTACCTGAAAACTAAGTACGAGTTGACCTCTGATGAAGTCAACAAAAGAATCGTGGACTATAAGGAAGGGAAATTTGAGAGCATTCTTGGTCATCTAAAGGAATAGTTCCCAAATGATTCTACTTTGCAATCCATTACAAGTATGTATAGCAACGGAATGTTAAATTCTAGTCAGTACTACTATGTTATAGATACTTTTAGAAAATATGTATTGCAAGACCCTGATAGAAATACAAAGTTTAACCAATAGTTAGAGGATAAAATCCTACAGAAAAATAAAGTATAGCAAGAATATCTCTATAGACAACTAATTAAGACTATACTAAATAACCCTAAGCTTAATACATGGTTTAATAACAAGTACAATACTAATTATACGAACTCGGAAGCAAAGACTTAGCTGTTTATGGCTAACAGATTCTCTAATTACTATCTAGAAATTAAGGATAAACTTCTGAAAGAAATTGAGAGAGGTGCAGAGTTTAAGGATGAAGTATTGCCTATTATTCAGGAGATAGAAAATCCTAAGGATGATTTATTAAACTATGTAAATGATTATATAGTTCTTACGCAGTTCGATGATTTATTGGCTTAGAAACTAGGAAGTAGTATTGGTATAGAAAGAGGCTTCTTGAATAATGTAGAACCATAGAGATAGAACGCTAAGAAATATGCACTGAGAGAATCTCATGCGCATCAAAAGGCAGGATGGGAAACTGCTAATAATGAGGGAAGTGAAGCTCATACTAGTACTGGAGTAAAGGATATGTTGGACACTATATTTGTTTATAAATATAATGAGTCTCATCAATTGCTTCCCCAGACGTTAAATATGACATCATTGATGTAGGCATGGCAATCCTTGTTATCTGACGTATTGAATAATAATATCAATTTCGATACAAGTAACAGTGAAGCTGTTGTAGGAGTGCTGAAAGATTTAATTAATACATAGAATGTTAATGTTTTAGACAATATTGTAGATATTCTAGAAATATTATTTAAACCATAGGCTATTCAAAATTCTAGAGGTAGAATGATAGATTTTATGCGCAATGAGAACCTGTTCTCAGAATAGCATAAGAATATACTATATTCATTCTATAATGAAATTTTGAATAAAGATAATCCTAACTCAAATATATCTATAGAATTAGGAAGAGTAAATGACAACCTAAAATATGGAACTAAATTCTTAGAGACTGTTTCAGATTTATGTGCCATTATCTATAGAAATGTAAACAACAATTACATTGATTGCAATCTACAATCATCGAAATCTTTATTTGCTGTAAAGAAGAAATTTAATTGGGATGCTGACTTATTTGATTCTGTCGAAAGAATTACTTTTAGAAGTAAGACCAGATAGATAAATAAACTTGGTGAAGATAGATTGTCTAAATATAACTATACTTCTGTGCCAGATTAGACTGGTAAGTTTATATCTAAGGTTGAACTTCCTGGAAAGGAAGGAACATTATATACATTTGGATTTAGATATAATCAAGGGGCTTCTAATATGGAGGGACTGTTCTCTACTATGGACAACTTAGAGCTAGAGAACTCTACGGTGAGCATAAATGGAAAAGAGGTTCCAATGTTAGATATATTAGCCGGCATAAACCTTAGAGACTTTAGTAATAAAGTTCTTCAAAATAAAGAATTACTAAATGAGTACGAAACAGTTCTAAATAATCTATTAGAAATGTTTGATTATTATTTAGATACTAATTTCCTATCTGATAAAGGACTAGAAGCGTTATAGGGATATAAAGACAAGTATACTTATGACCCAAAAAATAACTTATTTTCTAAGAATTATCTTAATCACTTCCTAAAGTTAGCAATTAGAACTGCTGACATTGATAACTAGGTAAAACTCGCTGGGGATTAGGATATGAAATAGTTTTTGATGGAAAACTCTAAATATACAAGTTTGTTTAATAGAGAGTCTAAAAAGCCATCCTCTAACGTTTTTGACATCCAGGCTAATAGAGTTTATTTTAAACCTGTAACTACTAGTGATAAAGCACTTAGCGACTTAGCTAAAAGCTTTGTGGAAGCATCTGGTAGGTCTGTACGCTCTACATCTTTAAATAAGGCTGGTTCAAGTGTCTCTAACTATAGTATATCAAGATTAGGCTCTGAATTAAATAGACGCTTGCATAAATAGCGCCAAGAGGGAGGACCAGCAAACTCTTTATTATTTGTATAGAATCCTAATGCTATAGATATAGACCCAGTAATTGATGGGGAAATAACTACACCCATCGGCGATGTTAAAGCTGTTAGAGATATGTCCTCTTCAGAGTTATTTCAACACGCAATCCTAGATAAGTTCTATAGTTCCTTCTTGAAGACTGGAAGAATATGTTTCCAACCTACTGTATACTCTGATAAGACCAACTTCTTGAATTATATGTCTAATCTATCTATGTTTAGTGATAATATAATGGATTTAATGTCTGACAAGAGTCAAGAATTTGTTGATTTATATAGAAATACTTTCTTCTCTGCCCACAATCAAATTCAAGCTAACGTAGTAACAAAAATGGAAAAACTAATGTCATTTTTGACTACTGAATATGGAGCACAGTTCAGAAAGGAAGGAGATGTATTTACGTCTAACAGACTAGATAATGTTAGAACGTTCCTAAGAAATAGAACTGAGAGTGATTTAATTTCTCTTGTCTTTAGTTATAACCAACACAATCTTGAGAAGATAGAGTTAGAGAAAGACAAGGATTACAGAAATAGAAAGAAATTCTGCGACCTTAATGAAATAACAGATTTTTATGCTAAACTATATAATGAGCCAGTTCGTCTAAAGAAATTTCTAAAACAACAGTAGGAACTGTTCCTAGAAAACCTTAGAGAATATGGTGTTAATTTCCGATTGTTTGATTCAACTTAGGAATTGAACTCTTGGATTAATAATAAATTAAATGAGAAGGCTGCTACTTAGACAGTTAGATTATTGTCTGACACTAAACTGCTTCAAGTAAAAGATAGACAAGCTTTTGCTGACAAGTGGATTGATAAAGAAACGGGAGAATTGCTACTATAGAAAGATTCAGAAATGAATCCATTCTTGGAAAAATTCTTCTATATAGAGGGTTTATTTAGTAATAACCTAAGACTAAGTTTATCTGGGACGGAAATAAATCATCCAGATAAGGCAAAGGGGACATTATTTAATAAAATAGTTTCTGCTGTTAATGACATAAAAGGAGCAATTGGAAATCCGATAAAAACTAATGTAGCTAGAAAGGCTTTAGAAAATATACTAAATAATAACAAAATAAGCTTTAGTTCTCTTGATAATTTTATCGAAGAGTTTTCTTCAATGAGAGCTATAAATGATTTAGATGGAAAGCCTAATATGTAGGATATATATGATAAAACTATCATAGAAATTATAAATACTGCATAGGGAACTCAATTTAAACGTAATGTTATTATTCCAGCTACTTTGTAGCATCCTCTTACTGGTTTAATAAATGGTGTTGCTAGTAAGGTTAATGCTGCTGTTGCATATGATATGTCAGCACCGGTCAATAACCTAAGAGAATCTGATGAAATAGATTCTTAGGATGGTAGTTCAACTATGTCTCCTATTCAAGTTATTTTGGAAAATAATTCTTTGGGAGATTAGAGAGTTGGAACAAACAGAAAGCCTATATGGGACGATTAGACTGGAGACTTAACGTCATTTCTGGCTAAGTTTGCATCATTTGGATAGACTAATGTGATGATGTTACAATCATTATAGTCTAATTCAGCTTAGTATAATATGTTCAAGAAAATGCATAATATACGTTGGAATGGAGCTATAGATTTGACTAAGAACATTAATCAATTCCAGTAGACAGCATATGACTAGGAAGAAGTTTCTAGATGGTTTAGAGAAGCAATTTTAGGAGGAGAAAAATTATTCTATAAGAACCAGCTTGGAGAAATAGTCTAGGTAACTGACTTTGGAAAAGACAATTCTGGATATTTTACCGTAGAGACTATTCTAGGAAAAGGCTCTAATAAGGTATATCATTACTTTAGTGATGATACATCTGAGCATAGTACAGTTGGTGGATAGGGATTCCATACAATAGACAGTCTTTATGAATTGTTTGTTGCTCTTGGAGGTATTAATTGTACTAACGCTAAGGGAGTAACTTCCGAATTTAGTAATTAGGTTTTAACTAACTTTGTAATTAATGTTGGATATAAGGTTAACCCGAAAGTAACTTCTATAAACGATATAGTCCAACCACTTAAAGATAAGTTTGTAGCATATGTATTTAATAACTCTGCAGTAAAGAACGGTGCTAAGAACATAAACAGTAAAGATGTGTGGACTAATAATGCTCCTCTTAATACTTTCTAGTTAAATATATAGGGATTAGGTATTCAGCTTAATGCTGACCATGATGTAGTTGACTCAGAATTAACAGAGTTCTCTCAGGTAGTTGCGGCTTGTGCGGCATATGGAAAGGATTATAAGTCTGTAAATGAGATTTACTGCGGATTGGCTGAATCAGCATTCTAGGCTTCTGAGTAGGAATTAACTAATATACAAAGATACTTCAAAGATTACGCTGAGGACCCAAGTAAAGCTAAATACTAGTTGTATAAGATAGTTGGAAAACTTATAGTATAGTCCAAGAGTAATAGTGATATGGATTTAACTGAAAAGTTAAAATAGGAAATAAACAAGGAATTTAAGGTTAACAAAGATAACTCATCTTCTGGTTTAAAGATTCCTTTTAGCGATCCTAGTATCTATACACAATTTATTACTAATATTACTTCTGTAATTAATTCCAAGTCTATTAAGCGTAAACACCCTGGGTCTGGATATGTTATGGCGCCAGGCTATAATGTAGTTCAATACTTTCAATGGTTTGACCCAAAAACTAAAACATATAGGAAGTATCTTTTTGAGGATGTTTTAAAGAGAGCTAGAAACGACTTTAAAGGAAAATTAAGAAGTGAGTTAGAAGCATGGTGTGCCAAAAATGGGGTTGACCCAAACAAATATGGAGAACGTAAAAGAAGAATTTCAAGTTTTGACCTAGCTACACTAATTTAGGAGTCTTCTGATAAGATAGACACTTCTCTTATTCCTTATTTAGGTATAACATCTTAGGACACGACTGAGTATAATAGACAGCTTGTAAATATGTTTCTAGCTTCTAAACAAGAGGCAGAGCAAGTAAAGGATAAGTCTTGGTTTATGCCTACTGATATTGTTAATATTATCAAAAATGATGGAACTGTAATATCTCACGATTTATCTGATATGGCTGATTTCTACAAATTCAAAAATGGAATATTTGACATAGAGGACGAATATAATGTAAAAATTAATCAAAAGGGCAACAAGTTTACTATTACATTAAATGAAGATGAAAATTCATCATTTGTTATTGAGAAAGAGATAGATTCAGATAAATGGAACATTCATTTTAAGACAGGAGGAAGAGATTCTAATCTATAGAGAAGAACTCCGTGGATGGGAGCTAAAGAAGATTAGAAAATTAGACTATTCAATGCTGCTCTATAGGTTTTACCTGACGGAGCTATTCTGCGTTTGTCTCCAACTACTCAGGAATAGTTAGATACAAGAATAGGAGGCTTGACTAAGGGAAGTGTCGTAGGGTATTAGAGCATAATAGAAAACGAACAAAGGCACTCTGGAGTTAATTTAGAAGTTGTTTCTGAACCTTATACTGTCTCATATTTTGATAAAGATAACCAAGTAAAATCTACTTAGGTTAGAGAGTATAAGAAAATCTCTAATACTAGTAAACATACTTACAAATTAAACATAACAAAGCCTAATAATCTTAAACCATCTCTTCTTAGATGGCAATATGTAGACCCAGCTGATGGTATCACCAAGTACATGACTATATATGACCATCCGATTATTAGAGGTTCTTGGAACTTACCAAAATCTGAAAGACCAAAACAAACTTAGATATAGTAGGTTTTAGACTTACTAGATGAAGGAAAGTTTGAATTGAATGGATAGATATTAGATATAGTTCCAGGAAGTCTTGAAAATACAGAAGCTGAAATAGTTCTTGGTAATATGTACAAGGACATCTTTCAAACTGGAGATGCTACATTAGCAGATATTATGGACTAGGGAGAGAATTTCTTCAGAAAACAGACTGAGGTTCCAAAGATTCCCGCTGGATTTTATAATCTTGCATTTGTTAAGAATAATGGTCAACATACTTTAGTTTCGTTTAGTAATCTAATAGAAACTCTTAATATATACGAAGACCCGTTTGATTATACTTAGGAGTATATAAACGATAATAACGAAATTTATACTCACTAGGATGGGATAAAGATTGGAAAATATATACAATCTTCTTGGAAATATTCAGATGGTAAGGTTTTAGACTAGAATAATCAAGAGATAGACAAGTCTCGCTATAGACTTATTCAAGATGAGAATGGAAACGTGGAGAATGTATTGTAGAGAATAGATTATGTCAAAAGATACAAATATACTAAATCGGAATTAGTTAATGGAGAGTAGTAGTTAATTAACTATACTTTATACAAGATAGCCCCCGTTTAGGACATAAGAAATGCTTTAGACAAAAAAAGCAAAGACTAGGATGTATTAAATTCAGATGCTTTCCACCAAATCTCTTCTATACTTAATAACATTTATTCTCAGGATAAGTATATAGACATATAGGTTAATACTGGTGTAGAACTAAACCCAGATCTTAGGAGAACCATCGCCAATAGTCTTGTAGACTTCGGAAACGATACAAAATATGATAAGGAATCTAATAAAAGAGTCTTAATGACTCCAGAGGAAATTTAGAAACTTCCAAGATTCTAGTAGCATATGATTGAGTTACGAAATGCTCTAATTGGAAATAATTTCTAGGAATAGTACAGGTAGATAAGAACGTCTTACTATGAATATCTCCAGTAGTACAAGAAGCAATATTCATCGTTCTTAACATCTCTTCATTTCATCTCTTCTCGTATCCCAGCACAGTCATTGCAATCATTCATGCCCATGACTTGTGTAGGATGGACTGCTGATACCTCTAATACTGCTTATGTTTCCTATATTTAGACATATTTGTAGGGTTCTGACTACGATATTGATAAAGCTTATGTTATGGGACAATCGTTTAGTGATGATGCTATGTATATAGGCTGGAGTCCATTATTCAATTATTCTTCTGAGCAAATGGTTGATGCTAGTAAAACTCTTCCATTACCAAGAGGAAATAAATTAATTGTGGTGGAAGGAGAGCAATATTCTATAGAAAACGAACTTAATAGTATATTATCTTCATCTGGTCCAGAAAGACTTAGAAAAATGGCTAACTTGATATATAAGATAGACAATAATAATGGAAGATATAATTACATAGTTGGAGAGAATGCTGATTAGAAGTAGAAGATTATAGAGCAGATTCAGAAACATGAAAACTATAAAGTAAGCTATAGATAGAGAGAGTAGGCATACAAAAATGTAGCCAGTGCTAATATTAGAAATGTTGTTCATAACATTAGAAATAGAGACTAGGCATATTCTCCTATTACAATGAGGGACTTGCAGAAAGAGGCTGACAAATCTCCAAAGGGAGCTAAAACTAAGTAGTTAAATATGATGAATCCGCTTACCAAATACGTAATGCAAAACCAGAACTTAGTTGGTAAAAACGTAATTGGTATAGCCGCTAATGGTGAAAAAGACTGGTTTAACCTTACTTACTACTATCATAATGTATTAAGAAATGGAAATCAGAAAGATAGATTCTTCCTAAAGATGAGTCACTCATACAGTAGATTATCTGGGCGTGCTACTGACCAACTAATGAACGTGGTTGTAAAACACATTCCAGACTTGTGGAATGCTTCCCCAGAATTGTCTTAGAAAATTAAGGAAGAATTTTATGCTACATATGATGGTTAGATAGACATGGATGATAAATATGTAGACTAGTTAATTTCTCAGATTCTTTCAGCAGCAACCGATAATGCTAAAGAGTTAATTCTAGCTAAAATTAATGCCGGTACTAACTTGGCTAAATATCATCTACACCTAGTTATGATGGGATTCAATCTTAAGGATATTGTAGCATTTATGACTAGTCCTGTAGTGGAGTTGATAGATAAGTATAGTAGAAACGATTTATATAAAAATCAAACAAGTTCTGTAACTAATGCCATTAAGACTCTGAATGGAGACATAGACTTATCTAAATTAATAGTTAATCCATAGGATAACCTTTCTCCAGAAGAAAGAATAGAAGCTATGGAATCTTAGATGGAAGCTGAGGCAGATATGATGATGGAATTAATGGCAGAAGGTCGCACTCCGAGAAGAGTAAATAATGAGTATTCTTGGGTAATTAAAGAACTTGGTTCTATGTATAAGACAGCATAGGCTAGGTCTCTTAAAGATTTTGTATAGAAATATATTAAAGCTAAGACTGAACCCTTATCTGCCAATAGTCCAGAATTTATGGTAGCCTTGTCAAACTATGAGTTGCCAGTAACTTCTAATATGAATACTAATTATGTGTTTAGATACATAGATTAGATTGTAAATGATATAAGATCTCAAATAGAAGACTATAACAGGATTCATCCGAATAGTAACTATTCTATGTTGGACTTTAAGCTCGACTTGAATGAATTTTAGAGAATAACAGATGAAGCGAACGAGACTTCTACATTGGCTTCTGTGTGGTTGAAACTGAATTAGGGTATTCCACAAACAGATATGGACTTGATTAAACTAATCAAGAGGATGTATGCCACTGTATCTACTAGAGAAAGAAGAATGGGTATAAAGAAACCTGTAGATTCTAACAAGTAGAAATTTGTTAATTTGTCCGATGAAGAAGATATAGTTACTGGAAATTCTGGTACCAAATAGGAACTTTTACAGTATCTAGAAAAATATTCTATGTTGCCAACTGTTCCAGAAGCCTCTAAGAATAAGACAGAAAGTGGTCTAATAAAAACTATAAAGAGTATCTAGGGAAACAACCCAGAGTTATCTCTTGCCGAAATAGTTTCAATATTAGAGGATGCAGTTAGGACAGACTTGTATGGAAATTTTGATTTATATAAATTCTTGAATGATGAGAAAGTAGTACTTCCCCAAAGTTCTAGAACCATCTATAACACTAGATAGGGAGACCTTGTTTCATATAGGGAGCTTGCTGCTACATATTATAACTTAATTAAATCTAGTTGGAATATTCTTGATATGGTCAATCGTATTCCACACTACAAAATGAACCTAGATTTATTAAATTATACTCTATAGCAAAGACATCTATTTGCAAATAAGTCTAAAATAGTAGACTAGTTAATTTCTTTAGGAGAACTATCTTATAGTGCTCTATCTGACAGAGATTATAAAAACATCATACAGTATGCTGATAAGATATTGATAACATCATATTTCTTATCTAAAGAAGAACCTATAGATATATCTAAAGTGGATGATACGAAAGTATACGATTCTAATTATGACTTAGTTAGGTCAGATGAATTATATCTAAATTCTCTTAATGGAATTGACTCACTAAAGAACTTTGTAGAAAATAATTTCTTTGAGTGGTTGAAGAATACTTACCCAGATAATTTCCTGGTTAAAGAATTAGTATAGAGTTCTAATAGGGGAAAGAGTATGTTAAGAACAGCCCTTAATCTATTTGAAATTGACTAGAGTCTGACCAACAAGTAGACCTATAATAGATACCTAATAGGTATTCAAGAGTTGGCTAATGAAAAATTTGATTAGAATCACTCAGTAGCTGACATACTGATGCTATATAACCTGGCAGTGAATGGAACCAGATTGGGAGGAAAATACATGACTGGTATATTTAGAGATTAGGTCAGAGAAGGTAATGTTCTGTATGATTATTATAAATTCATGTCTGAACAAGATTATAATGATGACTTTAAATATATTATGCCAACTAAGAGAGATTTCTTAATTGCTATGGCCCCTACTGTATATTCTACTTATGCATTAAATTATAGGACAGAGCCTTACGTTAAAGTTCTTAATCCAGCTCATGGATATGACGTGTATAAAAGATACTATGATAAGTCTGATTATACTTGGAAGTATGACATGAGTAAACCAGAATCCCTATTATAGTTAGACCATCTAGGTTTAACGTAGGGGGAGATAGATGAAAGAACTTATAATTACGCACAGAACTCTCTGGTAATGTTCCCAGAACTTCATAAGAGATTAAGAGAAAATTCTATATTCTCTGGAAACGGAGAAACGAATATGAAAGACAAGGTGTTATAGTTAGCACAATATATTAGATAGAACAGGTTGCTTATTTACAAACTATGTTAATATGGAATGTGATGTAATTCTTGAGATAGGAGGGAAAAGTAATTTTAAAATTGATAGAGAGTCTAGTGAAAAGGAGCTAGACTCTCTTCAAGATATCGTGGAGTACTTAGACACCCTTCCTGAACATAAAATAAAACAGTTGATTTACGACTTGTAGACATCCTCTACAAGAGTGAAAAACTCTCAAAAATACTTCTTGGACAAACAGCTAATAGGGAACTGTTCTTTCGAGAATTTGAAACTTCGTTATCCAGAGGAAACGGAATTGATTAAAGATATTGAGAAACCCTATATAATTACTCTAGTAGATAAAGCATATTCTAACGGAGATATGCTTAAAGGAAGGGTTGTAGTGAACGGAGTAGTTAGTTATATATTTAGAAATAAGTTTGATGTTCAGAATTTTGCCGAAACAGAACATAAGAAACATCTTGCCGAACAAATTATAGCTGACAATGATATTACTGATTAGTATCTATCAGAAAAGTATAAGGATAAACTGAATATTATTAAGGATAACTATAAGAAGAACTTAGAGAGAATTACTAAGGAAGTAGACCCTACTCCATCTGAGTAGTTTACCATTAAACATCTTATTTTAGATTATCTTAATAATAGTAGTGACTATACCAAGCTGATAAAGGTAGGAGACTAGATTATTGATTCTGGTTCTGTATTGAATGATTTCTGTAGAGAACTTAATAAGTAGTAGGTAATAAATGAGGATTCTGAATCCGACTTAGCTAGATACTTAAGAAGACTACACTGGAAAAGAGAGTCGTTTGGAAAATCTGAATTATATAAAGGGTTAGTTACTTACATTCCAGAATTTTCGCAAGAAGTTAGTGAGTAGTAGTTCATAAATCTAGATTAGGATGGAATGGAAAGTTTACTTCAAAAATACTTTAAGAATGATATTATTCTATCTAACTATCATGTAGAATCAGTTGGCAAATCTGTCCCTCAAACTATAAGACTTACCAAGTCTTAGGTAAAAAAATTGTTTGAAAATACTTTAGCTCTTAAGAATACGGAGAGAAAGGCTTTAGGAGAATTGGAATTATCTAACAGTTATGAGGACAATATATCATCCTTAGAGGACGCACAAGCCTTTTTTCAAGGTCACTTAAATATGGACATAGACGGAGAGATATATACTCTAAATATTTCTAAAGATAAGGACTAGATAGTGTACAGTTATAGAGGTAAGAAGCTCACAAACGATGATAAGGTTAAGTTAAAAAGGAAAGGAAGAGTTTTAAAAGATGAATTTAATTTTGGATACGACACAATGAATATATTTACTCCAGTAAATGAGGATGGAGTAAATAACGGATACTACAAAGGGTACTATATATATAATCATCTAAACGAGGCTGGGGATAATATATTTATAGTAAGTAACAGTGTTATTAGTCCAAATCTATATGACCCTGCAAAGTTTAAATCATTGAAGGATGCTAAGTTAGCAGTAGAAGGATTTAACCGCTCAGCTAATGTATCAAAACAAACTAAAGTGGGATTAAAGCAAATATTAGGAAGTTCTGATGGAAAAAGATATGTTAACCTAGAATTTCCGACTAATGTTGGCTAGACCATAAACTCTATAGCCTATCCAATAGGCCCAAAAACTAAATTATTTGCTCAGGAGCATAACTTAATTACCACAAAGAAGCCCTCAGAAATCCAAGCCTTTTATAAATAGAGAGGTATAGATATTTCATCGTTAGACCTTCCTGAAAAAATAGGAATCTTTCTATATGCAATGACAGAAAATGGATATTCTATCAATGCTATGTAGGGAAAGACCTTAGAAGATTCTGACTATGCCAATATAAGAAAAATCATATTTGATATAAATAATGCTCCAATTAAATAGTATCTAGTAGAAAGAAGTAATAAGAATGGTGAGGGTAATTATACAACCTATATAAAATCCTTATCTGATTCTGGAATCATTATAAATTCTACTGGAGTAGACTTGGCAGGAAATCCTCCGACGTAGAGTCTTACGAGTACACTATTTAATTTAAAAGATACTCTTGAGAACACACTTTTCAAAGATACTCCAATTAAGATAGTTATTACAGATAATGAATAGCTAGCGCAACTTCAGGACTAGAACGGAAATAGAATATTCCACGATGGTACTGATGGGGTGAGGGCTTTTATCTATGACAATAATCTCTACATAAATCAGAGTAATGCTAGTATTAATGACCTTCTTCATGAAACTTTCCATATTGTACTAGGAGCCATAAAAGCTCAGGATATGAATGAAGGTACTAGAAATTATGAAAACATTTTGAATTTCTATGATAAAAAAGTATCTTAGATGACTAAGAATAGAGTTAATGACCTCTATAGAAACTTAGCATATATAGATAGAATGGAAGAGGGTGTCGTTAGACACTTAGCTAGATAGGTTGAAAATGGTGATGTGTTTTACTATAGTGATAGAACTAATGAAGCGATTGATTTGTTTAGATAGCAATTTCTAAACATAAGACAAAATATTAGAAAAAATATTAAACTTGATTTGGATTCCGATTTGGGTTTCCAGTCAAGCATAAATACTCTAGTATCATCATAGGTAGGACAAATGTAGAAAAACCGTATCATTTCAAACCTTATAGAGAAAGGAATTGAGAAAGGTTTAATATTAGAAAACTGTAAATGAAAGATTGTAATTACACATTAGTTGGAAAAAGGCAGTATAACCACTCTTATGACGAATTAATCAAAATCTTGAAAAGAAGTCCGCAGCTTGCATATGACATTCTTTATTCTAAAGATTATAATCGTTAGACAAGAGTGGTTGACAAACTGTCAGAATTAAAGGAATAGGGGAAACGCAAGTTTAGAAAGGAATTTTCTGACAGGGTAGATGTTATAAATGGATGTGCAGAAATAAACGCATCTGGATATACAACTCAATCATTTATTGATTCTGGGTTATATGTTGACCAGTATGGAAAACAAATAATGCCGGTTTTATAGGTAGATGATTATATTGAAAGAATGAAATCTCTATACGAATAGAAGGGATTAACTAAAGATTAGGTCGATTAGCATATCTCTATTTTAAAAAATAGCTGGAAAAGAATAGCAGAAGATGGTAGAGATTTACATAAAATTATCTTGAAGCAAGGTAAGGAAACCTCTTACTCCTAGACTGAGGATAATACTAAGGGTACCTCATTTGAGCACCTAAGTGACGTTATACACGACTAGGTTTATGATGATATATTTAGTTAGGTATACTTAGGAAACGGAAAAGAATCTAGAGAACTTGGGGATGACTCTTCTCCAGTTATTCTCAAGAATCTAAATCTCTCTGCCAAATTAATAGGAAGAGACGAAACTATTACTGGACATATTGATTATATTGTAGTTAAACCAAATGGTTCTGTAGAAGTATTCAACATAAAAAGTTCACACGAATCTCCCGCATTTTGGGATTAGGCGAAGAAAGAAAAATATAGAAATGAGTTTGCTTTATTATCTAGAATACTTTAGTATAATGGAATTAATACTAACGACATTAGATTTAATGTTATTCCAGTGACACTTGGATATGATGATTAGTTTCAGAATATAAAAGAGATTACTGTTAATAGAGCAGAGTGCTATAGTCATAATAGAGGTGCATTTATAATGCAAGAATCTATGAAATTAGCTCAAAGGTTCATAGCATCTAATGCAGAAACTATTACAATAAACGACTCTTCAATAGATACCGTAAATAAGCAATTAAGTGCAGTATTTCCAAAAAGAGATATAAAAGCTGATGGAATAACATCTACTATTGAAGAATATATTGATAAAAACTGGACATATTGGACTCAAGGAGAGCAGCCAGATACTGGTTGGAACCTCACTATAGATGGAGTGATCTATCATGTAAATAGTTCTGAAGTTAAGAGTAAGAATAAGGAAGTAATAGAAATCATTAAGCAAAACCAGGATAAACTTCTAAATGTAGATAATGGAAAACTGAGTGCTAGAGGTATAGTGAATTAGATAGGAGAATTTAGAAGATTCGGTTTTCCAAAATTTGACAATGACTATTTAGATTAGCTGTTTAGTCCATACTTTGAACATTCTGTTGTGAAGGTAAATGGAAAAGATAAATACAATTATCTGTGGGAAGTAGTTAAAAATGATACACTAGATAATTGCAATATCATTATGTTCAAAAATACTCTTACTGGATAGGTCAACGTAGTTACTCTTTCTGGTTTAAACTTAGACTAGAAACACTCTTTTGAGGGTAGAGATAATATATTAGGTTTCCATTTAAACGATTTATAGGCTACTGATAATCAAGGTAGAGAATTGATGAAAGCCACATACGGAAATATAGAGACGATGAGAACAATGTTCTTGTTGAACGAGATAATACCGCAATTAGGTTCTGATATTAAGTTGGGGGACTTAATAGTAGTTGGTGGGCTGGGTGGAAAAATATAGAGTCAATAGTATCCAATACAGTTAGTTGTCTCAAATTTCGTTAAAGCTCAGGAAGTTTTGAATAAGAAAGAACCAAATCTTAAAATTAACAATAACTTTTCTACTGTGGAGCATATCTCTCCAGTATCATTATTGATAAATGAATTTTGGGATATTTTACATGAATCTCCCAATCTAGGAAAAACAGATTTCAATTCTTTAAAGGAATTAATTTCTGGGTCTGATACGGACGGATTGTAGCATCTATTAAATGGAACTACAATAGATTCTTTGGCATCTGCTGAAACTACTGAAATATAGATTTAGAGACTAGAGGAATTGATTAAGAAGTTAAATACTATCATGTCTAATTAGCATATGTCTGTATCTCCTGATACTATCATAAAGTATGCTACTGGAAAAGCTAAACTAGCCAATCCAGAAAGGAATGAACTAGTTACTGGATGTTGTAAACTGTTACTTAATGCTTCTATAGCTTTAGATAGATTGTCTGGAGTTATCAGAATATCAGAGGGTGATTTATCAGAGACGGAACGATTACTTGCAAGACCTCAAAATATATCCAATTCATAGGTTAGAATTATTAGTAAACTATTGCAAGATGCTATCCACAATATTTCTAATAAACTAGAACCTCAAATATCAGACTTTAATTTAGCCTGTCTAGAATATTACAAAGCTAAGGGATACGGGAAAACTCGAAATGCTTTGATAGGAGATTAGGTTAAAGTTTTTAGACACTTGTATAAAGAAAAGGATGGAGAGTTATTCTTCAAGAATCCATATGATAATTCTGAAGATTTGGATGAGGATGATAGAAAGTTCCTAAAGAAAGCATTATTTGAAATAAATAAACTAAGATTTAAGGATAATAACTTTTCATATAAATCTGAAGATGATAAATCTCTATTATCGTTTATAAAAAATAATCCCCAATACTTATGGGTACCATTGGAAAAAGCTTCTTCATCTACTAGATGGAGTAATCCCGGTAAGTACTTTGAAGACTTTAAAAGAAGGGTTAGGGGATACTGCAAAAATCCAACATTATTCTTCAAGGAAATGTATGAGGATATTCTAACAGATTAGGAAGAATCCTAGATTAATTAGGATATAGAGGATATGTAGGCCTATAATAGATTTAGAGCTTCAGAGACTACAAAAGGTAGACAAAGATTGTTAACTAGATATGGAAAGGATTACTTTGAAACCAACCTATAGAACCTTGTGATAGATTATTCATATAAAAGTCTTCAAGAAGAAGAAATGAATAAAATGTTAACTAGGGCTAAAGGCATTCTTCTGTAGTTAAAGTTAACTGGAATTAGAGAAGATGATTAGGAAAAATTTGCTAAGACTATTAAACATATTGATGACTACATTAAGACCGCAGTATTCAACAGGAGTATAATGGAGGAAAGCTCCAAGGAAATTATTGCTAGGTTACAACCTCTCAGAAAAGCAGTATCTACAGTATATATTGCAGCTAGTCCTGTTGCAGCTATCCGAGACGTTTTTGGAGGTTTCCTATCTAATGTGGTCAGAACAATGACAAAATATAGAACTGACATAGACGCCAAAGATGTTATGTGGGCGTATCAATTTGTGTTAAGATAGGGAGTCCATTCTGCCATGAGTATAGACTTACTAGATAAATTAAATAGTAAGTATCTTATTTCTAATATCAATATAGAATAGCAGTAGGAAGGTTATAAAACTAACAGAGGAGGTATAACAAATGCTGGAAATTGGATGTATGCCACTCTTAGAAAACCTGACTTTCTAAATAGAATGGTTTTATTCATGGGAAAACTAAAGCATGATGGTTCCCATAATGCTTATTCCATTGTGGATGGAAAACTAGTATATAACTGGAGAATGGATAAAAGATTTAATTTATTAGCTTCAAATGATAAGAGTGATATGGAAGCCTACAATAAGTAGAAAGCTCTGTACTTGAGCTAGATTATGAAGTTTAATGAAGAGAATCCAGAAGCAAATCTTCCTGTCAGTCTTGATACTAATTTACCAGACGGTTATACCTAGAACTAGATTGATGAAATCAAGAATTTAGGAGATACCATATACGGTTCATATAACCGAAGCACAAAGGCTATGTATGAAAATCTTGCTATAGGTTCACAGTTTGTAGTATTCTCTACTTGGATGAATGGTATATATGATGTATATCTAGGATAGAGAAGAGAATCTTCTTATGAAACTTAGAAAGTCTAGAAAGAGGACGAGAACGGAAATAAACTCTGGATAGATGATAACGGAAATGTTACCACAGAGAATACAGGAGTTCCATATTTAACTGATGTTCCATTAGTTGTATAGGGAGTATTAAGAACTTTACAAGATACGGTCTCAGAACTTTACCACGGTAGAGGATGGGAAGGAATAAAGCAGAATATTCTTAGTAACCCGATGTAGATGAGGAACTGGAGAAGAATACGGTCAGATGCTCTAGTAGCTATGTTATTGTATTGGCTGTTTGAGGAATTAATTAACCCTGCATATAAGGAACATAAGAAAACTGGAGATGGGAAGGATGTTCTAACTAATGCCGCTATTGAATTACTATATAAAGGTAGCTCTAGTAGTTTTGAAGAGTTTAAAGGACCTTTTCCAATATTGGACTACGTAATGAATAATACTAGTCCTGCATCTGTTAAGTGGGGAGCTAAAGTTTATAATGACATTGGAGGATTCTTGTTCGGAGATACTACATTTGGAGAGTTAGTTACAAAATCCCAAGCATTACCACGTTCTTTACAGGACACATATAAAATGTATAAAAGAGATACTATAAATGGTATTGGAGAAGAATAAAAAAATAAGGGAATATAGGAAGGCATAATCGCCAACCTATATTCCCTTTATTATTTACCGCGTACCGTAATCAGTTATGTTAGTGCGTTCTTTACATACATTACATTGTACAGTTTTACCTAGTCCTATTCCAGTATGAGTAAATATTATTGAACATCCGCACGCCTTTATTCCCTTGTGCAGTTCATAGTGCTCCTTTTGGAATTTAGCATAAGCTTCTGTTTCCTTTTCATTTAGACTGTAAGTTATGGTAGGTTTAGGAACAGAAATTGTTCCTATACTCCATCCTTTTGCCTCATATACTGGTTTCTGAGTTTGTTTATCCTCTTCTAGTTGTCTAATTCTTTCTCTACAGATGTGAATAATTTTCTCATAGTCCATTATTCTAGCATCCTCTTTAGATTTTCCAGGCTCTTCTTTAATTCTCAAAACCCTTTTAACTATATCAGCATCCCACGGATTGAGATTATATTCTTTCCATATATTCCACGGCTGAATTACGTGAGTACTATAATCAGACTTTCCTATATGGTAATCTTGACAGCTCTTTTCCGTGGTTTTCAAAATACCCAAGTTCAATAAGTGCTCTATCTCTTTCTTGTTTAGCTTTACTAATTGAATCAAATCTTCCTCGGTTCTCATATTTATTTCCATTTTTTATTCTCACTACCCACTTATCTGACCATTTATCGTATGATACTCCAGTAATTCCAGAGATATTGTCTCTCCTTTTTGGTTTATTCCTACTGTTTTCTTCTGGAGTTACTAATCTTAAATTTGAGATACTGTTATTATTGGTATCCTGATCAATATGGTCTATTTGTTCTAATGGATATATTCCATATTCAAAATACCAGGCTAGTTTATGTAGGTAATATTTTACTTGGTTATAGGTTAAGCACTTATATCTACTAGTAGTATTTGTCCCTATAGGAGTGCTTAAATTTCTATGAATTTTATTTTTTATCCAGTAGAATTGCCCAGAGTTTTTATCGTATCTCACCTCCTTTTTGAGTTTTTCTAGTTCGCCTGAAGTTTCCTCAGAGTTGTATTTCATACCGAGGCTGGATTTTGTGCTTACTGTAATCAGAGTTTCCTACATTATACTCCCTAACACCTTTATTCGTCTCCATTAACAACTTCGATTTTATATTCAAGTTCCATAGAATCTCTTAATGTATCCAAATCATCTACAAATATGATTACATCTCCAGAGTCTACAAAATCTCTTAATACGTCTATAAAATCAAACTCATCAAGTTCGTCGTCACATTCTTTAGCATAAGCTACTCCAGTTCTACTTAGTAATACTCTATACATATTAATTATCGTTTAAGATTTGCATAATAGTTCCGAGAGATACAGCACCAACAGTTCTCTTAACTTCTTCATCTCTGTCATTGTAGTAAATCAACACAGGCACATTTCTTATGCCTTTAGAGTTTGCTAATTCTTCCTCTTCATCTACATCATGCTTTACTATCTCTATCCCAGAGATTTGTTCAAGAGTTCTGTCTAATACCTTGCATGGTCCACACCATGATGCTCCAAATTTTTCAATTCTTGTTACCATTCTTATTAAATATGAAAATCAATTACAGAAATTTCTACATCATCTTCTACTGATTCCAGATAATCTAGAAACTCTTTTCTCCAAACATCTTCATCTTCGTCATTGGTAGTCATAGCCCACCAACCCATACTAGCAGACTCATGCCAATCTCCGTCCTCTGTTACAAAACAGAATGGAATTCTATCTTTTTCCAACATAGCATTCCAGTCTACTTCTTCTTTGGTAGCAAAGATGGCATTGAGGGGTTCTCCGTCTTCTCCTTTTTCCTTAAGAAGTAACCATGCTCCCCATCTACCTCCTTCACAATACCAATCCCACTTAGAGTCAGGATTATATGTAGACATCAAGTTCTCTTCGTCATCAATTTCATATCCCCAGTTCTTAGCTTCTTCCCAGGCATCTTCATATGAGATAAACAACCCTTTCTCTATGATTTTATTAGCTCTTTCAAGCTGTTCCTTTTCCCATTCGGTGGTAGGATTCTTATACTTATCTGCTAGCTTAATGGCATACTCATAGTTATCAGCGTGTCTGGTTTTAACCTCATCAATGGCTTCATCCTTTGTATATCTAACATATTGTTCTACCTCCATGTTTTCATCATAGGGTTCTAACAATGTTTCAACATTACTTCCGAATACTAGTCCTACAAAATGGCTCATACTATATATTTTTTAACAATTTCTGAAATCATCTTACCGTCTGCTTGAGGAAATTCTGATTTCAAATATTTAATCGCATTTCCCATTTCTTTCTTTGGAATTTGGAAACTAACCATATCTATTGAATTTTCTTCATTATAGAAATCTTCAATAAAGCCTTTTCCCTCACACCATATTTGTAATGCAGAATGTATGTCTGGCTCATTTACAGGCTCAGGAAGCAACTTTTTTAGTACTTCCAATTCATCCCTATATTCAGTTGCCAAGTCCTCTCTACCAGCCTCTATAAAGCTAGAAATACTGTCCTCTAATTTCTTACACATTTTAGAAATAAGCTGTATCTCAGCTGCTTCATCATAAGGTTTAGCATTTTTAGCAGTTTGTAGAATCTGAATTTCTGCCTTCAGATTCTTATATGCACGAAGTTCTACTTGATTTTTAGACTTCATTGCTTTAGCTATACATTCGTTTATATTTATCATTTTAAATTATTTAATCCTTCTTCTAAAACTTCATTTAACCAAGTGCCTCCATTGTAAAATTGGACAATGTACTTGTAAGTTCCATCTCCATTACTTCTAACGTCAACCAAATAGGAAGTGTCTTCTGGATATTGAGTATCATCACATTTATACAGTTCTCCGTTTAACACTTTATAAGTATCATCCACATCCATTAAGGTTTCAGCATATGTATCTCCTTCATAAGCAATCTCATAACCATATTTCTTACAAAGATACTCACAATATTCTTCTACTGTAAGTCCTTTTGTATTAATTTTAGTTAAAGTTCCTGTATGTAATTCAACACAACTCATATTTCTAGAGTATAATTAGAAATCCAATCTCCACAACATTCACAATGTCCTAAGTCTTTATATTCTCCTAGATGCTCAATAAGAGACATCCATACATCCTGAAGAGTAGCTATATCAGTTTCTCTATCCAGCATAGCTCGTATAGATACTTTTATCTCTTCTGGAGTCATATCTACAGTCTCTTTTCCATCAACTGTAAGTGATGTGCAAATACATCCGTCAGTATATTCTAGTTTCATATTACCAATGTATTGATATATAAGAAGGGTAGTTTTTTTCAAAACATTCTACTCTAAATCCTCTTTGCGTAAGTTCTTTTATTAGTGGAGAATATATCTCGTTAACAGCGTAGCTCCAAGTTATATAGGACCTACCTTCCTCTGCTGCCCATAATATTTCTTTTTCTATTCCCTCGATAGCATATTTGTATTTCTGGTCAAGTATATTAGACTTAATTTCCTTCCTATAAGATGTTAACAATTTAGCATTTTGTGCAGTCACCATATTTTCCTCATTAAAATATTATCCATTATAATCTAAAGCTTTAACCAAATATTTGATTGCTTCTAGCTGTCCATATGTTAAGGATATCAGTTTATCATTTAAACAAATATCCCAACCTTCTCCATTCACCCATTCTGTTACTTCTATAAAGTCTGAATCCTTCGCCAAATGGTCATACTTTTTTAATTCGTCGCTTACAGCTTTTCTTTCATGAATTTCCATATTAAATAATTATTTTAAAATGTACAGAAGTTTCCCAGGTTCTCCAACCTAGAAATTTAGTAGGAACCAAGTTAGGTTTTCCTATTAAATCTCTAAGTTCTAATGGGGTCAAATCAAATTCCATCCCTTGGACGTCATCTGGAGACAGTCCTATCCAAACTTTCATTCTTCTGAGATTCTATTTTTTCTTTAACTTCCCTATATGATATTGGGGTAAAATTATTATTATCAACTCCGACATCATACTGAGTCGGTAATAGTACCCTAAGTCTAGAAATATCCAAACCATCGGCTTGTGGTCCAGAGTGAACATGACCAAATAATTGCCATACTCCTCTATATGACCCTCCATAACACAGAAATGGATAATGGTTTAAATAGATAGAATTATCCTCAATCTCTATCTGCAGTTGAGGTACTACCATATCAAAATATGACATATATCCCTGTCTAAGATTCTTTCTGTCATGATTGCCTATAATGAGGTTTATATGACCATTTAGACGAGGGATGATGCTATTCCATACACTACTTCCACCAAAGGCAAAATCTCCCAGATGGAAGACCGTATCGTCCTTAGAAACCACCTTATTCCAATTTTCTATCAGAACTTCGTTCATTTCTTCTACATTTTGAAAAGGTCTATTACAAAACCTAATTATATTGGCGTGTCCGAAATGAGTATCTGAGGTAAAAAATGTATGGTCTGGACTATACTTAATCTTCTTTTCGCTCATTCTTTCCTAATTTTTCAGCAATTATATCATACCCAGTTTTCATACAACAATAAAGTTCAGATGAAACCATTTTTCTAAATTCAAAATAAAATATCTCCTCTCTAACTAATATGGGAAATAGAGTATGTGTTACTGCTAGGATTGAAACATTAAATTTTTTATGTAAGTTTCTGTACATATTAGACATCCCAACCTGATGAGATAAGTCAAATCCCTTGTCAACCTCATCAAATACTAGCAGGGTTTTATCATCCCAATATTCCTTGTTTTCCTCTACCCACTTACCCAGCATTGCTAGACTTCTCTGACCTGTAGACATATGTTTTGTCTGAAATCCTCCATTTTCAAATAAAGCTTCTGCCGTAGCACTATTATTAAGACTCGTTGGGTCATCAAACTCAGCACTAATAAAATAAAATTTAGTAAAGTTAGTGCTTATTTCAACCTTATTTTTAAACCCCCTAATGCCACAATACCCGAGTTTGATCTGATACATAGCATTTGGATCATCTTTACTATTATCACATTGATAATCCCTTATGATATCAACAAGGGTTGATTTTCCACACCCGTTATCTCCAGCGACTAGGATTTCCGGGCATTTATCAAAATCAAAATTAAATTCATCGCCATGCTTGAGAGTTCGAAAATCCTCAAGCATTTTTATATTAAGGTACATATTAAGAAATCAAATCTTTAAGTTTGGAGATGTACTTACTATTATCCTCAGCTACTTGTTGGTTGAACTCAATTTGAGTTTGAATAGAAGCAATTTCATTTTGTTTAACCTTAATATCCTCAGCTATAGCTGCGTTTAGGGCTATAGCCTGGTCATAAGAGGTCCTAAAAATGTTCTTTACTTCTGCTAACTGTTCCGCGAACGATTTTACTTGTTTCTTGTTACTGAAAATACTTGAGATATTCATAATATTAATTAGTTATTTAGTTTATAAAATTTGGTTTCTACTTCCCACTCAAAGATTGAATCTAAATTCTTGAAGCCTTTTCTTGGACTGTTTGCATAAAGATCTTTTAATTGTTCGGTCATCATATTAATCATTTCAGCATAGTCCATTTGTCTTCTTATTTTGGCAGCCTTGCGAGTCCATTTAGAATTTCTTCCTACAGTATATACGGCTCCATACCTAAGATATCTTCCACACACTCTTGGATATAGGAAGGCGTACTTAAGAGCCTTCTTTATTTTTCTGGGTATCCTTCTATTCCCCATGATACGTGAAACCATAAGCTGCTCCATATAAATCCCACAAAGTTTCTTCCTCCAAGTCTCTAGAACACCACTCTAAATCTGGAAGAGAATATTTTACTATAGCAAAATACAAGTTTACAAATTCCTCCTCAGCATAGTCAAATTCATAACATCCAGCTGGTGCACCCCATTCAGCATCTAATTCCCTAACATACTTCCCGTCTATTATTCCTAGTTTTAATAACTCTTTAGTAAATTTTTCTGGTATCCAATAGTCTGACTGAAAATCTACTCCAACTTCCTTGATAAAATCAAAACCTAGGAGTTTAGTAGTTTCCTTGTATGCTTTGGATATTTCATCTGCTGAATGATTAGCAACTATATGATAGTCTGTTGTACAGGCATGGCCATCCCCTCTGGGTCTCCAAGCGTAAATCCAATATTATACTTCATAATTAACAAGTTCCATATTCTGTTTCTTTATAAAACTCAATCTTTTGTCCATATAGTTTCTGCAACTCCTGATTTAGTTCAGTAAATACACTATATGGCATTTTCTTATTCTGCCTAGCAAAGTAAGCAGGATGATATACTTCCATAATTTTTGGGCTATTTACAATATACTTCTTAAATGACGATGCTTGATTACCAAATAATACATATATTATACCTCCATCCTTGGCGCTTAGGTTGTGAATCAATTTAGCAGTAAATGGCTTCCATATATCAAAATGATAACCTACTCTACCAACCTCACAAGTAAAGGCAGTATTAATCATTAAAATACCTTGCTTAGCCCACGATTCTAGAGTGTTATCAAAATCTATTCTATTATGAGGAATCTCATAATTTATTGCAGCTTCTTTGACTACCTGTAATGAAGGCGATAGTTTATCTTCTGGAGTGTCCTTTGAGTTGCCAAACAATATTCCAGTAGCCACACCTTGTTGTGGGTACGGGTCTTGTCCCAGAAAGACTACTTTACAGTCTTTCAAAGGACAAGCCCTAAAGGCTTTAAATATATTTGGAGAGGAGGGACATAAAGTTGTTTTATCTATAATACTTATCCAAGACAGTATCTTGCGAAGTTCTACAGTATCTATTACATCCATCCAATCTCCAAAGTATTCACTAGCTTTCATTCACACCATCCTTTTTTTCTAAATTCTGCATGTAGAGGTTCTGCCAATTCTCTAGCCTGTGGATGTGCACTTTCTGCATCACGCAATTTAAAGAATCCGTCCCACTGTGTAAGAGTACCAGTCATAATTAATTCAGTCTTAAGACTATTAGGTAGTACAGCTCTTGCTTGCTGAGGTTTCCAACCCTGATTTAGTAATTCCAAATATAATTGTTCGGATATTTGTAAATTAGCTATAAAATTCCTTTCTGGAGTAATCTCCCAAGGTTTAAACCAGGGGTTCCCTTTTCCAGTTAAATGATAGTAGTATTCTCCAATTAAATTTCCATACTCATCATGATTAATGATAGTTCCTTTAACTTCTTGGAGAGCTAGGCTGCCTGCCCAACATGGAATAATAAAGGTAAGCTCATTACCAAATTTGTCCTTGGAATAATTGCAATAACGGGTACTCTCCTGAGCAAAACTAAACACTCTATGCCTTACAAATTCGTGGCTTACTCCTCTATCACATACAAATCGAACCGTAATTCTTTTCTCATGTTCCTTACCAGGATTACAAATATATTCCAAATCATCTAACCAACCGTTCTCTACAAGTACTCTATAATTAGTAGTAACAAATCCATTCCATGTTCCCTTTTCTGCTTCTCCGGTACTATTAGCTGCAGAATAAGGATTGCTGCAATACTTAAAATACTGTTGTCTAGAAGACATCGTTAGAAATAGATATACGGTACCATGCTCTAACATAGCTCCATGTCCAGACTTTACCATTCTCTCAACAAATTTTGCAGCAGAATCTAGAGTAATCTTGTCCTCTGATTTGTAACAGGTTCTTCCAGCTATTTCAATCTGTCTATATACAGTGTCAATAAGCTCTTGCCTAGCCATTTTAGGTCCTATTTCCATATCAGATGGAATGATTATGTTTCTAGGTTTCTGTTCTAAGATTTCAAAATATGGTTTAATTAGCTTCATTGTAATCCTTTGTTAGTTCATCATTAGTGTATTCATCTGCTTCATAGTCACTCATTGCCTGGTCATACCATGTCCAATTATCAACACCTGCCATTTCTAGACAACGCAACTTCCATCTATCCCTTAATAACTCTGCTAACTCGTCTTTTCTAATTAACTTCATTTCCATAGTCCTAGTTCTATACCTAATGCTTTATCCATGAAGCAATACGTTGTTCCGTCCTTTAATGTCCTGGTATTCGGCTTTATATGTAATGCTAAAGGACAATCCTTATTAATTCCTGTAATATCTCCAGTTCTCCAAGGTTCTTTCTTAGATTTCTCTGCGTCAATGCCTATTATGAATAAGGCTTTATCCTTATACTTTGCACATTCCTTGCAAGCATGATCAGAATAACCTACAGTTTTTCCATGTAGATTCTTTACCTCTTTTGCAGCTTCTTCAGAAAGAAGGGAATTCATTATGATTCCCTCCTCTGCTATATTCCCACAAACTGGGCATAGGTAGTTTACTAAAGAGGCCTCTAGTTCTTTCGACATCTCTTGCAAGCTTTATATCCTTGTTTACGAGCATCTGATAAAGATATTTTCTTAACTTCAGGGTTACGAGCCTTCAAAGAGGGACAATCCTTGCTAGTATGATAAACACTGCCAGTCTTTGTTACATATACATCAGTATCTTCATAGTCAATACAACCACCAGTCGGATTTCCATTTTCGTCGCAATAAGCTCCACTATTAGCTAGAATTAACTTTCCGTTATCAGCTTCTATTACTTCGTCACCATTTTCTAAATACATATCCTCTACCTTTCTTAATGTTAAACTTTTTATTGAATGATAATCATGTCTTATATTTTGTTCTGCTTCATATTCATCTTCAGCAGTAGTCCAAACATTTTGATCATCCCCGTAAGTATGTTCTATATGATATATAAATCTTTTCATTTTATTCCTCCGAAATAAGCTCTACTAGAGTGAGATTTCTAAAGGTCTCATTTAGAGACTTTCTAGCTTCCTCCTCACTTGGAGCTTCTATAGTAACTGTTTCTGCACATCTTTTCTTAAATTCTATATAATACGTATAGGTTTTCATCTTCTTAGTTTATTAAAAATTTTACTTAATATAATTATAAGCGCCATACATATCATAGCGGTGATATAATATAGCGTCAATGTAAAGAAACACAATCCTGCGGCTATAATAGCTATCCAGATTGGGCTAGTTATAATTAGTATGAGAATTACGATAAATTCTAACATAAAGTTTTATAATATAATAGGGTAGGATTATTATCGTGTATATCAATCTGGTCTAGTTGATATAATGCCAACTTCTGAGAAAATTGTTGTCTATCAAATCCATTAGATATAAGGTGATAACCATTAACAGTGGGAATTATATGCTTAATCCTATCTCCCTCTGCTCCTCTACATTCATTAATTAGAGATATTATCCTATTCCTATATTCGTCGTCTTTAGAATCTATATCAACAATCCACAACTTTTTATAATTAGAACTTCTACTGGCACCAGTAGCCCTGTCATATACAGCTATGCCCTGCCTAGTATTTCCATTCTTAATCAAGTCCGCAAATTGTTTAATAGACTCGCAAGCTATATCAAGAGTATTTCGAGGATTAATCCAAAAGTAAGCTCTAGCATTATTACTATTACACAAGTCCTTTATATATGACTCTTGTCTCAGAAATTCTTCCTTTGTAAAAAAGTAGAAACTTCTAATAGTTCTAGCACCAGATGTATAGGATGGGAGTTCTACCCCATCCTTCTTTCTTTGAATTATTTGAACGAAATAAAAATCATCTTTATCTACTAATCCATCAAATAGATTAGCTAAATATTCAAAATTGTCTACCATAAAATAAGTCGTTAAATATATTAGCACCTCCGAAGTAGTCAGGAACACATCTAGTTATAATAAGCTGTCTGAATGAATCTCCATGCTTCCTTTTAAGGTAATCTTCAAGTGAGCATTTAGCTATCAACTCATTGCTTTTATTTTTAACTATAATCTCTTTATCATAGAGTGTCTCACTATACAAGACTACATTATAATTGATCCTGTAATTCATTTTCTATATGTTTTTTAGCCTCACGCCTTGCTTTTTTCTTATCTACCACATCCATCATTATTTCTCCGTATTTTTTGAAATAGATTTCACCTCCCCATCCTTTCCATCCTTGAGAACCATAAGCTCTTCTTTTTCTTCTACGTTCTACCTTTCCCTCTTTATCAAGGTATGGAGTAGGGATTCTATTCTTCGGATTGTGTGCGGTAGGATGATGCTCCTTGTAAGTTCTACTCATGCTATAAGTTTTTCAATATATTCTCTATCCTCTCCTTTAAAGATTGGAATCTCATTATCAATAAACCAATAACTTCTTAAAGTTTGATTCATAGTCTGATGATATTTCTTTATACAGCAGCTTCCTCTTTTAAACTTAGTAGGATAATCATTCCAGTTAATTCCTTTCTCCTGAAATAGTAACTCTTGAATTTGATTAGAGTTTAGACCTTCCAACTGTTTGTGAGAGAAATGTGCCTGCCCAGCTGAAGAAATGCTGTTCCTCGTAGCATCCTGCTGTCTCCATAGGATACAATTAGTTACTTCCTCTTTTGGAATGTTAAAGCATCAAACATTGCTCCAGTCTTAAGAGAACGCTTATATGAGCTAGTTAACTCATCATCGTCTAACTTTCCATTATAAGAAAGCTCTACGATTTGCTCTTGAAATCTTCTGTTAAAAATAAGAGTTGCCATAGATGCTGCCACACTACATATCTTCTGAACATTATAATCAAACCAGGCGTCAGTAGTAAGTTTCTGATAGTCGATAAGTACTAAAGTAATTTCATCAGACTGTGTGTATCCTAAAACACATCCCTGAATATTCTCACATAAGTACTTCATTGTTTCTTGCATAGCATTACACATAGCCTCATCAAAGGGTTTATTAAAACCTCTTGTGAATGTGTGAAATGCTTTTCCATCCAGTCTTATAATAACTGGTGTACGTCTAACCAAAAATGTTTTAGAACGATTCTCATAATAAGATTTCATTCTATCTCCTAATTCATCTTTCATAGTTTTCTTTAGATATACTTATACTTCCTTCGTAGGCATTTCCAAAAATCTTATATTTAAAATCTTTATCTGGTTTTGTACAAATTATACAATAGTATGCATCTTGTCCTAGAGTCGCTTTTCCAGCATAAGAACATTTCCAACCTAGCATTTCCATCACTCTTCTTGCTGTAGAAAATGCTATATCTCCACCTCTAAACAATTCTGGCTCACCTTCCATAATTAGCGACAAATTCTCGGAAATACTTCTTATACTTTGAGTAATAATCTCTCCCCTGTTAACTAGTTCGGCATTATGCCACATAAGTTCATCCTTATCATTGTAAATCTCTCTAGTAGGACTTCCATTATTATCTACTGGATCTAACTCATCAATAACTTCATAGATTTGTTCGGAATCATAACAATCAACCTCTCCATACCTAACTTTCTCAACCGCCTCCTCTATAGTATTAGCTTCTACATCATAGAAGTACCTGTTCCAAGAGCGGGACAATATATCCTCATATAGTTTAAATTTTGTCATAGCTCACTGATTAAAATTTCAGAATCCAAATCTTTTCCACTATAGTCAACAATCTTAAGTTTCCAGTTGCCGAGGAATCTGGCTTTACATACTTCCTTAGCTATGGCTATTACGTCTTCCGGAGAGTAGAATGCGTTAGTATTATCACCAACCTTATATCCACTCCACCGTGAACTATCTTCTTCAATCTCCTCGAAAGTAACAGGTCTTACTAATTCTATTCTATAGAATCCAGCAGCTAGAGGATTCTTCTCCTCAGCCTCATATGTTTCCTTACACATAGTGTAAGTATTTGGGCTGTCCTCTGGACTAAAACTTACTCCCTCAATGGTAATATTACCATAATAATGGATTGCATTCCAACTCACTCCACGATAAGTAGTTACATCTAGTGTAACAGTTCTTGGAGAATTATTTCTAATCCAAGAACCCCTAGTGATGAATCCAGGAATAGAAATATCCAGTCCTGCATCATCTCTAAATACTTCTGGGTAGTCTTTTCTGTCCCAACAATGTTCAATAGCTTCTTTTATATCCATATCACCTAGGAACTACATCCAAATCAGTTATATAAAACGAATTATCATCTATATCCTTTTGCACAAAGTAGCCTCTAACCTCTACAGTCTCTCCTCTTAAGGTGTGTATCATAACCTCTCTGTCTTGGTCAAACTGCCCTAATATTTTAATTAATTGTCCTACTAACATTCCCATATAGGATAATATTCATTATAGTGTAAACAAAACCTATATAATCTATTAGCTGCTTCAACTGGAGTATGACCATCCCATTCATCTGCTTTCCATCTTTCGGGAATATTAAACAGATTCCAATCCTCTATTCTGTAATGATTACTTATTTGACCGGTGGGAAGATAAGCCATAACTATGAACCATCCTCCTCCAAAGCATAGCTCTCCATCTGCGTGCCTATAAGATTTGTGGACTTCATATTTACCTTCTAAACTGTTAAAGAATGCTGCATTATACAGCATTCTATAATGATAAAGTTCGTCGAAGCTATGAAATCCATCAGAGATTTTGCCTTCTGGAAGAAATAGATTCTTTAATCTTTGTAGAAGTTTCATATTAGAACTTTCCTTCGTTAGGTTGTAGGCATATAAGTCCCTGTTCTCTCCACATCTTTACACACTTAGAACTATCATCAAGGACAAATTGTACGTTATACTTTCCCTTGATATTTTCCTCGTAGATTCTTCTCTTACAGTCCGGACCTGGACTATAGTCTCCTACTGGTCTAAAGAACATAGCATCAGACGGAATCTCATTCTTCTTTAACCATTCCTTTGTAGCATCTACAACCTCAGCAGTTCCTTCTCTACCAGTAACTATGAAAACTAAGCAATGTTCTCCCATTTGTCTTACTAGACGACAAATCTCTTCTACTGGAGTATCCTCTAGCATACCATTGGCACTATTTTCTCCATAGAACGGTCTTCCAGAAGTATTTAGGCAAAGAGTGGCATCCATATCTACTAATATCACTGGTCTTCCTCCATCAACGTGTTCAGCCTTATTCTTAAGCATTTCCTTAATATCAGAACTAATAATAAAGTTTCTGTAACGTCTCCAAGTTTCTTTGATAACCTTCTCTCCAATAGGATTAGGACGGGCAGCATCTCTTCGAATACATTCTTCAACTGGGGTCCAGAAGTCTTTATATTCTATATTTACATGAATCCCAGTATCCTTTTCTACATTCTCACATAAAGTACGAATCCATGCATCCTCTTTAGGATTTAGGTTCATATTATCAACTACTACATCGTAACCCTTAATAAGAGCAAATGTAATCATATTGGCCTTAGCCTCTGTTACTAACTTCTCTCTACTTGGAACCCAATAATCGCCTAACATATTGCGAACATCATCATTATTGAATCTCACACGATGTTCTGGGTCTTCATGACACCATTGTTTAGCCCAAGTTGATTTACCACTTCCTTGAATACCTCTACAAATAATAAGTTTTCTCTCTTTCATTTAATCAGTATATTTTGATAAACGTTCTTTTAATCTTTCTAGCTTTCTTTCTTTTTCCAGTTCAACTTTTTCCTTTCCAAAATAATAAGAAAGCTGTTCGCACATAATTATAACGTCAGCAATTTCAGTTATAATATCATCATTACCAACTCTACCTCTTCTAAATTTACAGATAGCATTAGTAAGTTCACTGCACTCTTCTACTACCATAGCAGCTTGAGCTGGAAATCCGTAAATCTCCATCGCCTTTCTGCATAAGTTTTCTGAATCAATCATTACAAATTTCTTTCATTTTATCGTGAAACAATTTAATGGCATCTTCATTAGTATAGCTTTTTTGAGCTAATAATTTACACACATAGGCTCCCTGACCAATACTTCGCCTAATCTCTATAACATCATCAAAATGTATCTCCCTAACTGTAGGAAGAGAGTTTAGAGATTCAGTTAATTTACGAGATTCTAAAATATGATACATATTATTTCTCATTAGTTGGCTTGAGCCACAAGTTAGTCTTTTTGAAGATATATTCTTCCAGCTCCGGAAGCTGACTTAGATAACGAAGTGTCCCTAATGTATTATATTTAAAACATTTAGTTAATTCCTCTCTTATTCTTTCCTCTGATACTACAGACATCTTGTCGAAGTAATCATACTTCCTCATAGCCCTCCAAGCGTCATCGGCAATAGTAAACCTTTTAGTAATAGCAAACCTTATTGCTCTGAGAATCCTCAGAGGATCATCGTCAAAGGTTTTCACTGGGTCTAGAGGAGTTCTTATAATACTTCCCCATATATCCTTCATACCATTAAAGTAGTCTACAATTTCACCAGTATCGGGGTCCTTTGCAAGAGCGTTAACAGTAAAGTCTCTGCGTGATAAATCATCGTAAAGAGTTCCTGGATATATTATTGGTGTTCTAGTACCAGGAATATATCCTACTTCTTTACGCGCCATTACGAAATCTGCTATACCTTGATATTTATGTCCTTCTGGAAACTTAGCTCGTATGGTATAACAACGAGGAGTTACTAAGAAAATTTCAAACTTTTGTTTTTCTAAATAGTCCTTCAGTTCATCAAACACCAACATAGCTGGACTAGGTTGGGGTTCTCGTGGGTGGATTTTATCGAAAACTTCTTTTGATGGTACAGCTACGTAATCGACGTCTTTGGATTTTATTCCTAGAAATTCATCACGTATCTTACCACCAACTTCATAGAATTTAAAATCTTCCATCATTCTCCCTTTCCATAAATCTCTCCATCATACTCTTCCCATTCCTCATCGTCGCCTTCAAACTCCTCTATAGTATAGTGATAATAGTCTCCTTCACTAGTTTGCTCCCATAATTTATCCCAATCCTCATCTTCCATATCATCTGGGTCATATCCAAATTCCTCAGCAATATCATTCTCGCAATCATAGAATTGGAAGTTTTCATAAGCTAACTGGTTAGCTATTTCGTCCAACTCATAATCATTTTCTGCCATAGCACGGAATGTATCATCCATTCCGCACCAGCTAGTACTAACGTGAATTAAAAACCTTTTCATAATTTCTTAATTGTTACTTCATCATAAGTCATACCTTCTACAACCCCATCTAAATAATGATATACTACATCCATTAGAGTATCCTCCGGTACATCTTCTAGGCTAGTATATTCCTCATCTCTACCATCGTTAGCATCTATCAGCAGTGAGCTGTCAGAAATATCAAATGTAAATTCTAACTTAAATTTCATGATACATTACAGCAAATTTTACTAAAACCAGAAAGAGAAAGAGAGCATTGCGTTACTATTGTGCCTATCATTTCACAATAGGACTTTGTAGTATTAAGCTCTTCAATATACTCTTGTAGGCTTATAATTTCATGGATATATTCAGAGTTTTGCGAAGCGTACTTCTCATAGATTTGAAGCCTACTCGTGCAACTCTTTAAGTCTTCCTCTATGCTTCTGACTACCTGGTCTATCATTTCAGTGGTGAGATTAGTATAGACATCACTGTTTCCAGCCCAAGCAATATTTATTTCATCACATATCGCTCTGTATACACAATGAGACCTACTGAAACTTACAATTTCTATTGGCTTATCTCCTTCTTTAGGAATACCATAAATATTTAAATAACTACTCATAATTCTTCTATTAGTTTAGTTAGTAGTACCTTTAATTGTTTAATAACTTCTCCTTTTGAGGATTCTGTCATGCATGACCCATAGACATCTAGAGAACCTTCAATGGATTCAAAGAAGTCATTTTCAATAAATTTACCTTCCCCATATAGTAACGTCTCACCAAAACATTTAAGAATTTGGTCATCAGTTAATGCTTCTGTTGTTATAAAATCTACAGTCATTTATTTAATATTTTAATTGCTTGCTCAATATGTTCTTTCGTAATACCATGCATATAATCTATATGGATAAAATTATCCTTTTGGGAGTATAGCATATCCTGATCGTCATCGAAGATAACGTAGCTAGTTATATCTTTTGACTCTAATACGTATTGTATTTCGTTCCCTCTACAAAGTGTACTTCTGATGTCATCATTCTGGCAAGTATAACAGAAGTGAGGAGTCTTTCCTATAATTGCATCACAGTATAAGCCATTGTCATACAAATACTCGCAAGAGTTTTCATAGTCAGACCTCCATGATGAGGACATAATTATTTTAGCACCAGTGGCATCTATTAAGTCATTTATAAGCTCGATACATTTTGGGTCAACGTCTCCTCCATTGTATCCTCCGATACCACGAGTCTTAACATACCAATCATTACTATTCAATACTCCATCAATATCTAAAAAGATTACCTTCATAATGTTAATCAAATTCTTTTAAAAAGGCTTCTATTATCTTAGAGGAATCTTCCTTAAAGATATTTTGCAAAGCCTTAATAGCATCCTCTTTCTTTATATAATCGCCTGTGCCATTAGCACAGACAATCATAGCTCTCATTGGTGTATAAGTATCCATAATTACTTAGTAACACTTGGTTCAGTATAAGAAACTGGTTCGTACAGTTCCCAGCCAGTTAACCATACTGGAACAATTACGGTTTCTATAGCAACAATATCCCAAACAATGTTCTCAAAACATGCTTCATATGTTACTCCTTCAATCTTATTAGATTGGTAGTTAGCCCAACCATAAGGTTCAGCTACAAACTTAGTTCCATCAGCTCTCTCAAAAGTCTTGCTGTCTGCACAAGAACTTAAAGCAATAATTGCTATTAACAATAAACCAAATAATTTTTTCATACACTACTATATTTAATTAAAAATGATGCCCTAACTGCGCTCTCAGCATTACGCCTTGGACTGTAGGCACTGTTAGTAGGCCAAGGGGGCTCAGGTTTGGCATCACTACTATAGCCCCTTATTCGTTAATGAATCCAATGATCTGATACAGTAACATCTGCACCTAAAAATACATTAGGACAGAATGGTTTCCCTCCATCTATCATACATTTAACTAATACCTTAGATACTTCATCGGCAATAGATTCTGGGCATTCTAGATTAAACTCGTCATGGACTGGAACACACATCTTAACAATGTTAAGAAGCTTATGCTCCTTAATCCAATTAAATAGTTTAATAGAGGAAAGTTTAAAACACATTGCTCCCCTGTTCTGAATACGATAATTGATAGACTGCTTTTCAGATGCTGCTTTTCTCTGAAAATATCTCTTAACGTCTTGGACGGTATCACAGCCAGGAGAATCTCTCTTCATTTCTCTGTAATAATCCCAGAACTCTGGGTCATTGAACTTCTTAGAAATCCGCCAGAGGTCATCAATATCATATATATGTGCTCTATGCTTAGTTATAGGATTTAACAAAATATAACCATCCCTCATTACCGCCATTCTACAATAATCTTGATACTGTTTTACTCCAGGGAAACCCTTCATAAAGTTATCATAGATTTCTTGAGCTTCTGACAACGGTAGACCCTTGTTATTAGCTATAGTATTTGCATCGCCTCCATAATTGATGGCAAATTCAATACCTTTAGCATCCTGTCTTTGGGCATGATATAATTTAGCTATATCCTCTATAGGGCAGTCTCTAGGGATAATATTCGGATAAGACATTTTAGCTACTAGACTATGAACATCCCCACAGCCATGTTCAAATAGTTCAATCATAGCCTCGTCCTTAGATACAGAAGCAATGATTCTACTTTCTTGAGACTGATAATCCGCAGAAATCCACTTATTACCTTTCTCTGCAGTAAAACATGCTCTAGTTTCCTTGTCATGAGGTAAATTCTGTAGATTAAGTTTATATACTCCTCCTCCAGAACTTACTCTAGCTGTATCAGCTCCTAGTGAGTGAAAATCTACATGGATTCTTCCAGTCTTAGGGTTAATTGCCTTCAACCAGTTTTCCCCATAAGTAGAAACCACTTTTGCAGCTTCCTGATATTTTAGATAGATAGGAATAATCGGGAAATCTTTAGCCTGTGGAGCTAGAAGCTTAGCTTCAACAGATTTCTTTTCCTTCTTAGTTTGCTTATCAAATGTCTTGACTTTAATTCCTAATAATTCAAATAACTTGATAACTTGTTGAGAGCTACTCCAGTTAATTGTGCACTTAGGCTTGGTATCAAAGCCATTAAATAAATCACCTTGATTATCTACCTTAGTAAATTGACTTATTACTCTTTTTCTATAAGCTTTAACCTTTCCGTCTGGTGTTTCAAGGTCTTCCTGAGGGCATCGGACATATTTCTCTTTTAGCAGTCTAGCTACTTCATCCTCTATTTCCATAAGATTATAAAATTCCAGTTCTGGGTATTTAATATCCCATCCATCATGTCTCTTTTCAGAATCCCATTGAACTACCCAATCGTTTAGTTCTTGCTCAGCATCCTTCAGCTTAACAAGGTCTTTAGCCATCTTATTTCTCCATTTTACGACATCTAGATGAACACCGCAATGCTTGAAATAAGCAAGACTCTTGATAAACTCACACTCAAGTTTCATAGCAAGATTTAATTCTTGCTTAGCAAGCTCTATTTCTTGTTTTTCTTTAATGTCTTCTAGCCACATTACGTCTCCTGCAGCATAGACTACTACATCTTCAGTAAGACCATCATTTATAATCTTACCTCGAACAGATTTATCTAAGTCATAGTTTAGATAATTCCATGCAGCTGCTTTCAAACTCATTTCTCTTATATTAGCTGGATAGCCTAACCAAAGTAATTTCTCGGCAATCATACCATCCCAGATATAATTTGGCCAAATATCCTGCACATATAAAAACCCTAAGTCAAACATTAAATTCCATCCAAGAAATACTCTATCAGACTCAAAATAATTCTTTATCTCAGCTTTCTCTTCTGCTGACATAGTTGTCCAGTCAAAGACAACTTGATTTTCTTTGCAACCTAGTTGCACAGTTAGTAACTCCTTAGTATGCGCATCTAATCCCTTAGTTTCAGTATCAAATTGAACTAAAGAAAGAGGCAACAATATTTTCATTGCCTCCTCGAAACTTACTTCTTTGTATTTTGTAGACACAAATAAAGTTTTATTCCGACTTACTAAATAAATCATGTTGATAGATTTCGATGTTATTTATTTCAACATCTTTGGATTTGAACCTATTATAAATAGCTTCTTCAACTGCACCTTTAATATCATCTTCATCTATTACTTCTACATCTACGAATAACCCTAATTCAACTCCTACTTCTACCTTAACCTTAGTAGGTAGTGGTTCATTGTAAGGTGCTCTAGGGTCATTAGCTGCACCCATTGGATAGTTATCTAAAGTCGTCATATGGGTCATAAGTTAAAGGATCAACTACTTCCCAATCATCTGCGTTTATATCTTCACCATCAAAAGGATAGTAAGTACAAGTCCTATCAGAAAAGTCATACATGATAAACTGGTCATGGTATGTAATACCTACACCGTAACTACACATAAGAGCTTTCATATCATCAGGGATAGAACGCATAGCAGGTATTCCATCTCCAGAAATCATTGCAGGTATCTGCATAAATATTACCAGATTGCTCTGAAATACTTTCCTTCTTACTACTTTTCCCTCTTGTAACTTAGACAATATTTCTCCGAATTTCATTACATTAAATTTTTAAGTTGATTAGAAAATCTACGTCTTAATTTAGCTAAAGCTCCCTCTTTCATCTGTCTTATTCTTTCTCCTCCAACACCGTACATATCAGCTATAATTTTAGGATTGACAGGAGCCATTCCTATACCAAATAACATACAGATTAAATCGTGCTCTCTAATTGTTAATTTAGAAAGTAGATTCTCTAGCTCTTTAGTTACATAGCTTTTATTTACTTGTTCATCAAGGGGGTCTTCACCATCTGGAATAATATCACAGACTTGACTGTTTTCTTCATCTCCTCCTATGAAATCGTCCACAGAAACTAACTTATTAGAAAACTGTGCTAGATAGTCAATTTGCTCCCTAGGAATATCAGTCATTTCTGATATTTCTTCGGAACTTGGATTTCTATCATGCGATTGCAAGAATTTATTAGTTGCATCGAGTATACTTATTACCAATAATTGCTGAGACATTGGAAGACGAATTTCTCGTGCTTGCCAATATATAGAATTATAGATACTTTGTCTAATCCACCATACAGCATATGACAAGAATGTGACACCTCTTTCTGGGTCAAACTTATCAATAGCTTTCATTAAACCTTCATTTCCACTAGAGATTAAATCCATCAAAGGAATACCTCTGTTTTGAAATTGCTTAGCAATAGTTACAACGAATCTTAAATTAGATTTTATAACCTGCTCTCTAGCAACATCATCTCCCTTTTGGGCTTCACAAATAAGACGAGTTACCTCATCACTATCCAATATTTTATATTTGGATATATCTTTGAGGTAACTAGTCAATAATGAATCCGAGCGGTCGGTGAAAATGATTTTCTTACTCACCTTCTTTCACAACCTTGGCCTCTGAAATTTCATCTTTCGGAGCATTAAGTCCTATACGAATTGATAGTACAGATACATATGCTTCCATTGCTTTTAGTTGGGCAATTAACAAATCACGATTCAGATTATCTACTTCTTTGCTCTTATCGCTCAAAATAAATTCTCTAAGTTTGTTAGCACGTTCATTGACTTCATTAAATTCTCCCAACATTCTCTGAAATACAGCTTGTTCCATTTGATTAATTTTTGATATTACAAATGAATCTAGACCCGTAGGTTTTAAGGAAATTAGTTTCTTCCTTTACTATCTCATAAATTTCAATTATTATTAATGATAATATTGACCCTCCAAGAATATATAGGAGGATGCTATTAAATATCCAGATATAATGGTTCATAAGAAATGTCATAAGCATCATCAAGAATAGACACATTAGCAATTTTAGTCGCTCCAATGTCTGTTAACTGATGATTTCCTTCATGAATATGACCACAAAAAGCATATTTTGGTTTCTTATCTAGAATAGCAGAAGCCAAAACTTCATTTCCAGCATCAACAGGAGTTGAGTGCCACATATTAGGAGGTACTAAACCACAATTATTCAATTTAGGAGCATCATGACTAATCAGTATGTCACAATTTCCTGGAATATTTTGGTACAACTCTTTTAGCTTTTCGTCAGAATACATAAATGCCCAGTTACCAAATATATGGCAGGCTGGAGTTCCATATATTCTGTATACCTTTCCATCATTACTTAGATAATCAAAGTGAGAATTATCTAGGTATACTGCTTTCCCTTCAGTAGGAAATGTAATTATAGAATTTACCCACATAAATTCTCTATTCTCAAACACAAAGTCGTGATTTCCAGCTACAAATACGACTTTTTCACATGGAAGAGATTTTATCCAATCAGCAAATTCTGTCTTTAACCACTTCTCACACTGTGGTTTATTCCTTTGCATCCTTAATGGAACAATATCTCCACAGATTAATACTAGCTCGCATGGTTGAATATCATCAATTAGAAATCCATGCAAGTCACTTAAAATACATATTTTCATAATTTGTGCGCTAAACCATAAACATTCTTAGTCCATCCATTCATATGTCCTTTATTGTTTCCAATCAGACATCCTCTGTTAGGGTCTACTGAGTATACCTTGTGAGTAAAACATGAACCTCTAACCTTACAGAATACAACATCTCCAATATTACATTCTTGCCAAGTTATAGGCGTGACAAGATGTTTCTCATTACTCTTATACATAGGTAGCATTGAATTTCCTGGTTCGCTTGTAACAAAAGACTCACCATTCTTCAACCTCTGTATTTTCTTCAGCGTGTTTGGGTTCATATTCTTTTAATCCTTTTTTAGTCATATTAGAAATAATAGTTATATATTTCTTTTCACCATCCTCTTCATAACTCCAAACATGGTTGTCGATAGCTTGGTCTATAGTCTTGTTATAATAGGAATAATCTAAGATAGCTTCCCAAGTAGCCATGCTCTTTGTAATACTATTCTTTTCTTCTTTAACTGCCCAGTTAAATATCCATAACAAATGCCAAGTTCTGAAAAATGTTATACAAATCATAGGGTCCCACTCGTGCCTAGGACTATCCCACTTATCTTTCCATCCAAGTGCGTGAAATCCTATATCAATTACTGGATTGTAGTAGTCTCTTCGAGCTGGAAGCCCAAACGTCCAAAACTTCTTTCTAAAGAGAAAGTGAGCCTTTGGACGTTTGAAATATTCTCGAACTTCCCACCAGTGATACCAGGGATTCTTATACTCATTCCACCCTGGAGAGATAAATGGAATTTTACTATGAAAGAAATAGGAAACCCGATATCTCAGACTTCCATATTTTCTGCCAAATAAATATTCCTTAAAGTACATCTAATTCTGGATATCTTTCTATTATTCTACTAGTAAATTCTTCAAATATCTCATCTTCTGCATAGTCTGACAGCTCCTCTGAGTCTTTTATCAAACCTAACTTCTCAAGATAATAATTCATGTTATCTCCAAAGACACATTGCAGATCGAATAAGCTCATTTCCTCTCCATCAGCATCCTTCTTAGTATCTTCGACCACTAAATCAATAACCTGATCAATATCAAGAGATAACTTCTTTGTTACTACTGTTTCATAAGTTACTGTTATATTATGCATAATTTAATTTTCATCCTCAATATTAGACTCTCCCTTATCTAACTCCTTTCCTTCTTTATCCAGGAATTTAAAGCATTTCAATTTGAAAGCCTCTGATTTCATATTCTCTATTTTGATAACAATACCCTCATGAGGTACTTTATTATCGCAAGACGGAGAAGTACGTTCCATATAGAACTGAGTATCATTTGCTAACTTCTCCATAAAGTTTTCGTTCCAATGTTCAGACTCATTAAGTTCTGGATATAGAGCTTTTGCAGTTCCATAATACCATTCTTCCACTGGGGTAAGCCCAACCTTGGCACACCATTGTTGAACTTCACGAGCAGAAAACTCGTGAACAACTCCATCAACATTAGTTATAGTTACTCGATAGATACGAACCTTAAAGTGTTTCTCTGGAGTATATGCTTCTCCTTCTTTAGGAGGCATACATCCATAATCATAGTTCTTTTGGATATAACCACCATTCGGTAAGAATCCTACTATCTCATAATATGCTGTCATGCCTTTAGACAAACAAGGCTTTACTATTTTATCAGCCTCTGCCCAAACATCACATCCGTAGAATCCTGGAGTAACATTTTTGTTATAGAACTGATTCTTAATTACAGTTCTAGAGGCATAGAGATAGTCATACTTATTAAACTCTTCTCCTGTCAACCATTTAGCAATCTTCTGTTTCCAATCTAGGTCTTGCTTACACAAAACATATGCTGAAATACCAGAAGTACCATGTATTTTCTCAGTAATACTAATTAAGTCATTAGGATGAATTACATTAGGACATTTCTTAATAAGAGTTGTGTCGTAGTGGAATCTAAACTGTTCATCAATAACCTTGCTGATTCCTTTGACTTTCTTCGTTTGGTTGTTACGTGGAGTTCCCCCTTGTCCCTGTTGTCTCTTGGGAATGTACTTTTTGTTAATCCAAAATTCTTTGCCTTCATGTTCTACAATATCAAATTCAATACCTTCTTCAACTTCAATCTCCTTATTAGTCACAGACATTATATAGTTCTGAAACTGGACTACTGGAAGAATAAAACCTTCAGACAGCTCATTCTTTAATCTGATAGCTTTTACTCTACCATTATCCTCAAACATACCAGTTTGTTCTGGGTCATTGTTTAATTCTTTATGACGATAAAGATTACAATATCTCAGAAAATCTGGATTTATACAACAAGCCGTTGGAAAATATACATATAGTCCTGGCTGAGAATCAATCCCAGTAATGATATTGAAACCATCAATGGTACAACACTTAAGTCTAGTAACTTCTGGATTACTATGCGCTCTGAAATTTTTAATGTCTACAATCTTCGCCAAATAATTTACATTGGCTCTTTTACTCTTAGATAACTTCATTTATTCTCTATTTAAAATGGTTCTTCTGTAGTTTCTATAAACTCACACATAAAGTTAGCATACACTTGAGCCTGTGCTTCATTGAACTCATTGTTAAAGTAAAACTGAAATGCGTGAAACAGCTCGTGGTAAAACGTATTCCTCATTTGCTCGTCACTTACTGTAACAACTCCATCATGTTCTGTCTTTAGAGTTCTTGCTAACTTAATCATATTAGTAGCATCACAAAAATAACCGTAGTTATTATTAGGAAGAATTTCCTCTATAACTACGGTTATTTCTTGATTAGCTATTTTGAACTTGTCGGGAAGATTTCCTCCATTATTCATTTTCATCCTCTAATAAGTCTAGAAAGTCATCAGCATGTATTATCTCAGATGCTAAGGTACCTTCAATTTCATCAGTTGGTCCCTCATAAGGCAAGACTTCAGAAACTATGTATTCCTCTAATAGGCTTTCGCTGGGATCTTCTCCATCTAGCCATTCTATAAAATCTTGAGCATCAATATCAATTGTGTACTCTCTTTTAACCTCACAAGTCTCTTTAAAAATCAGTTCCATTCTCTATTTTCTTTGTACAGTTTATTTAGGTAATCTACAAACTCTTCTTTTCTCTCAAATAAGTCGTCTACGTCTGGAAGCTTCACCTTGTTAGCTATTCCATTATCATCATAGTATACAATATCTATACCACTTACACTATGACACAGCGTATCACACATTCCAGCAAAGATTAGAATATCATTCTCTGATAAATAATCCCTCAACCAGGGAAAATCTTCGTTTTCGTCTACATGATGTCCGTAATGTCCGTCATTCCAACTTTTTCCCTCTGAGAACTTGCCAGAATATTTGCTAACATAAGACAACACTAACAAAAGGAGTTCATCCTCTTCAAAAGAACTCTTGTCAAATTCTAGAGTATCTCTCATATAATCCCCATCGTTCGCATCGCACTCCACATATACTATATACAATTCCCTATTATTCGGAATAATAGAGTATTTAGCTTTCTTCAAAATATCAAACTTTTCGTATTTCATCGCGTATCAAGTACAATAAAATTATCACACATTTTTATAACATTCGCTCTTATTCCTCCCTTTAAAGCTCGTGTATCACACACTTCATACTTTTCTTCTAGGAGAGAGGCGTCTTCTTTAGTAATCTTTACCCAATAGACACCATTTTTCTGTTTAGAACCATTCCATATCAGATGCTTTACTAGCCAGATATAGCGTTTCTCTACATCATTCATTGTTAATAATAGATTTATAGATTTTCTCAGACTCCTTTAAGAACAACTCTGATATGTTTTCATCAGTAGTAAGTTCCTCCATAAAGATTCTTCCGAATTTTATATTGATAATACTCATAGAAGCCATAGCTTCTCCATAAACCCAATCCTTGAAACATACATTACTAGCTTCTATTCCGGTATATGTAAGTTTCCTGAGCATACATATAGAGCATATTTTCTTACACTCTTTTCCTATCTCTACTAATTCCGTTAATTCATCCGGACTAGCCTCTCCTATATCTCCAATCTTACTTAAATAGGCTGAAAATTTGGATTCTGACTCTTTGTCTTTGTAATACATAACAGAGTATACCCCACTAAATCGTGGGGCAGATTCTATGTCTAGAACAGCTATTTCAGAATCAGTAATAAATACATCGTCTATGTAATTAAAATAGACATTTCCTAGAAGGGTAGAATCTTCAAACTCAGTTGGGCATAACATTGCATATGCCTTTGTCCAGGTTTCCTCTTCTATATCCTGAACCTTGTGAGACGTATTAATCATTCCTATTTCGTATAAACTACACTCATCTGGAACTTGTAATTCCATATCGGCATAGTTACCTCCATAGTAATACTGTCTGTAGTTAATCTTTTTCATTTTTACTCATAGTCACGAATACACTTTAGAACAGGCTGTAATGGTGTTCCTTCATCAGATAGATAGAAATACTTAACAGTAGCCATCTTTCCAATAAGCTCTTTAAGTCTTTCTCTATACTGCTGCTTAAGCTCTCTGGAACCCATCGGCTTAGCCTTAAATTCTATACCATCTTCAGTTATTAACGTAAAACACATATCCTCTTCTCGAAGACCTTCTGATAAGCCAGTAATTTCAAACTCTGCATCCTTGTAGAATTTAAATTTAAGCATATCATTAGTACGTTTTCCGAAGCCATACTCTTTATCAGGATTTCTACATACTACTCCTTCCCAACCTTCTGATACATACTGGTCGTGGAGTTTCATTATATTCTCATATCCAGAAACCTTCTCCTGTGGAACTAATTGCATTTGAAGTTCTCCTTCTTCCCATTCTCTATTTGGGTCAAATCCAAGATTAAGTTCCTTTTGCAACTGCTTAAGAATCTCTAATCTATCTGAGAACTTCATTCCAGGAATCATGATGTCGTAAACATAATATTCAAGCCAGTCGCAGTCAACTGCGTTCTTCTCAAGACGAGCTGCTCCACTGATTTGTTGGAGGCTTTTACCATGTTTATACAACTCTCCATCAAGTATGTAAGCGGGATGAGATTCGAAGAACTTAAGCAATTTCTCATTTCTTCTGATATGACCTGTTGAATAGTCATAATTTCCCCCTCCCCTAGAAGCAGATAAAATCTCACCATCCTTGTAGTAGAAGGAACACCTAACTCCATCAATTTTTCGGCTAGCATACCAATACTTGACCTTATTGATTGAGGATTCTTTAACCTTATCTGCAGATTTTGCAAGCATATGCTTTGCAAATCCATTCTGGTCCGTCTTGATGTCTCCATAAAACTCCTCCAATTGCGTTTCACTGTAGGTTTCCGGATCATTTTCCATTTCCTTGTAACCTTTATCTAAATATTTCTTAAGCTCAGACTTAAACTGTAACTCAAGCTGCTCTCTATGCGTTCTACCAGCCTTACCCTTAGTAATAACGATTTCTGGCTGTTCTGTCATCTTTCCATGTAGCTGTCCAGTAACTCTATTTATTACAAATCCAGCTTTTTCTTCATCCCACTCTTCAGTAGTAGATAGGTATACAACTCTAAATTTACCAGTAGAGGCTTTGCTTAACAAATATTTAATCATGAATAGTTACCTTATAATCATCATAGTCTAATACATCATCTAGTCCACTGTAGTCATCATTCTCGATTAAGGTTTTCAAAAGCTCTTCATCGCTAACGAACTCTTCCTCTATATATTTCTTTAGCCATTCTTCCTGTAAATCTTCTCCTAATACAATATTTTTGTGTACTGTAATAGTGACTACTTTCTTTTTAAGTTCTTCTAGTGTCATTTCTGATAGTCCTTAACTAAGTTCCACAAATCATCTATAGTATCAGTAGGAATTATATTTCCGTCTTCATCATAAGCTTCATTAGGAAGACTATTTTTGAATAGTCCAGGCTTCTCAAACAACCACCAATTAACCCAGTCCACTCCTTCATCAGAGAACAATTCCGGAAGTACTGTATTTAAGAATCCCCAACCGAGTTCGGATATAGGAAGTTCAAACAAATCAATTCCAAAATCAGACCATCTATCCAATTCCTTAGAATAGTTCTGGGCATTTTCAATAAGCTTTACAAATCCTTCTTTAGTCATAGTAGTAATTATTTTAATATTCTTTTTGTAATATCTGTCTTCCAACCGCAATCGCACTCCTCGGCTGCTATCTTAAATGATTCCTCTAGGTCTCCACTTTCCATATACTCTGCAATTAATATATCAGTGTCTACATCGTATTTATCAACAATTCTTTCAGTGACTATCTTAACTGCAACACCTTCGAGTTCGTCATAGATAACATCTTCCAACTTACTCATTAATTCATCCCATTCATCACTTAGTTTAGCTGTGGTAGACTTGCTGTCTTCTTCTCTCATAGCTTCTTCGAGTTCTAATATTTTAGACCTCAATTCCTCTTTAGTCATGGTACTTTTAATACATTTTTAACAACAATTTCCTTTTTCATCTTACCAAATTGCTTCTCGATTTCTTCTGGAATATTCACTCGTATATCCATTAGAGAAGTTAGATACTTGACTTTGTCTCTTGTATCATCAATAAAGTGATAATTAGTTTTGATTTGATTACTAATGTCCTCAACTCTCCGCATGAGACAAAGTATTAGGGCTAAATTACATAACCCCAATACCATTAATATCCATATCATACTCCGGTATGTCCAAATCCCCCTTCTCCTCGTTCAGTGGAAGGTAATTCTTCAACAACTTCCCATTCTATAGTTTCATGCTTAGCAATAACTATTTGGGCAATTCTTTCTCCATCAGTAATTCTAACTGGGACATTAGAAGTGTTCACTAATACAACTCCAATCTCTCCTCTGTAGTCGGCGTCAATGGTTCCAGGTGAATTAAGGACAGTAAGTCCCAATTTTAATGCAAGACCGCTTCGTGGTCGAACTTGCGCCTCGTAACCCTTAGGTAAAGCTATAAACAATCCAGTCGGAATCAAACATCTACCTCCGGGCTTTATTTCAATAGTAGAAGCAACGGGAATACTAGGAACTCTTCTATCAGTAAGATTTCCTTCCTTGTCTACCACAAATGGACCATTTGGATCTTCAATTTTACTAATAGCTACAACATCAGCATCGAAAAAGAATTTCTCAGGCTTATTGTCTACTAACTTAATTCTACTAAAGTCTCCTCTAATATCCATACCTGCTGATAAGGGAGTTTCATACTGAGGAAGTTGATGTCTTGATTTATTAATTATGAGTACTTTCATGTAATAAAATAAATTCAGTTAAATAAAATCTTGCATCTATAACACACTTAGGAACTAGTCCTTCTAGGCTTAAATTAGATCTTAGGGCATCTCTTACAACAGTAGCCGATATACCTTCTTCTACCTGTTCTCTTGCCATGAGAGTCATTGATATATAACCCTTCAGCATAAACTTTGGAAACCATGTTGTAATAATTTCGTATCCATCGCTATAGTAGATATTAAAATGGGACTCTTTTATAATACTAACTATGTTAGCATATAAATAGAATCCCCAATCCTGAGAGTTATCAGACTCATCAGTCAAATCATTAAGAGGCTGAATGATACATCTACTAAGTAAACCTTCGTCCTCTAAGGCAGTTTCTAGTAATTTTATCCTAACCTTTATAGGAATAGGATTACGCTTGTTTACTTTATCAGCACTACCAACTAACAAAAGAACCTTATCGTTCTCTGAACAAGCTTTTTTAATTAAAGCTAGGTGCCCATTGTGAATGGGCTGAAACCTAGCTAAAATAACTCCATATTTCATTTCTGATCTTTTGGTTTTATCTCTGTTGTTTTAATTATTTCCCTAAAGTCGAGCAATTTCCAGTTCTGCCTCTTATACTTCTTATGGTCTTGTGCGAAATCCTTTAAATCAGATTTGTTACAAAACAAAGCAAAAGCATAATCAACTATAATTTCAGAAATCTTTTCGTAGTTCTGCTCCTTATTTGTAGTCAAGTTGAGAATTACATCATCAATTTCTAAATCTGGACAGTTGTATTTAGCTGGAATATAGTTTTTGTCGTTATAATAAACGCAAACAATATTTGTAAATTTTCTAATCATATTAAGCTAGTTAATTCTCTTAATTTAATAGGAGTAAATTCAAAGTTAAACCAATCTCCGTCTATGGTCTGAAACATATGAGAATCCCAATCTATTGTTGTAATCTTTGGGACTGTTTTCACAGGATTACAATTAATGATTACAGGAAGTCCTACCTTAAATGCTCCAGTGATACCATCATAGACCTTTCCGGCACCAGATTTGTGCCAAACCTTTATTCTACCATGTTTAGAGTGGAGAAGATCTTCCTCCTCACTAGTGAAATCTTTGAAGATGTTCTCCTCCAAACCCTTTATCAGAAGACACTTTTTACTAAGAATATCAGATACATCACTCTTTTCTACCATATACAGTATAATTATTTAATGTTTTAAGTATCTCATCTATAGTACAAGTATTAGCCTCACTATAAAAAGCCATTACTGGTTCTGAATCATTATTGATGAGCACTGCAAAAGGAGTATGTCTAGCACTAAAGCCTCCTTTAATTTTAAAAGCCTTCTTTCTCTCCTTAAATAAACCTTCATGATAAGACTCTAATTCAATTAATGGATAGTTAGGAAGAATACTTTTCAGCTTGTCAACCAATATTTGACTGTCGTCGTCATACACTACTTTAAGAATCATTTCCAAAAACGTGATGTGATGTCTTTAGTTATGGGTTTTCCATAACTATTATCTATTTGAAGCATTACTTGGTTAGTAGTTCTACTGCTGAGGGGTCCTTTTTCTTCAATATATGGTCCAAGTTTTATATAATCAAAATTATTTAGATTAATACTCTTAGGTAGACTTTCTCTACCACTATACCAAGCAACCTTTAAATCTGGATAGAAATCCTTAAGGTAACTAGCTAATACATTAACTAGTGTTGGGTCTGAATCTCCTCCCATCATAGAAACACATGAAATACCAGGGGACTTTTCTATTAGTTCGTCAATGTGAATTACAAAGTCGTCTGAGTATCCTTTTGGATATTCTATTAGGGGATTGCCAATATCCTCTGCCAAATATGAAGAATGACACCCCGGACAATGACATGGACAATTAGATATATTTATTGCTAAGGTAATCTCGTCTGGAATCTCCTGAAAAACTACCTTGGTGTCTACATACTTTAACATATCTCTTCTATTTTTCTATTATCAGTGTCTAATAAGAAACACCTTCTTACGTCCAGACAAGCCCATTTATCAGTGATAATAGGCTCTGACTCTAATTGAGTATGTCCAAAGATTTGATAGCAGGTATCTTCTCTATCTCCCTCAGAGACATCACTCCATACCATGCTTCCAGTATCTTGGTCTCCGCCTCTCAGAAATGATACCTTCCATAAGAATGGAACTAACTCTCTAGTAGTTAAGGTAGTAAATCTTTCAATATCATATTCTGGAAGATATGTTCTCAACCAATCTCTGGTAATGCCAGCATGAGTGAATAAATAATTTCCTTCTCTAAAATAGAGTCTAAATAGCCCTATATTTGTACTAAATAAGTTTTTGATTTCAAACTCGTTTTCATAATCATATCTGGATGCACTTCCAAAATCGAAACAGTAAGCACAATCGTGATTTCCCAACAATAGTACAACCTTGTCAGGATTATCGTTTTTGAACTTAATTATTTCCTCAAACTCTTTAATGGCATTAAGTCTAGAGATACATTCCCAAGGGTACGGATCTAGGTAGTCTCCTAAGAAGACTACCTTATCCACACTGTTTATCATTTCTTTGGCTTTATGCCAAAACTTTCTCCCATGAACATCTGGGACAATTAAAATTTTACTCATTTATACACTTTTTGAATAAGTTCTCTTTTCAGCTTCTATTCTTCTATCCTTACCAAATGCAGTAATAGGTCTTAGATAGCCAATAATTCTAGTATACTGGGTAATATGCTCACTTCCACACTTTGGACATACTTTGATTGGGGCTTTTACAATATGTTTACAATCCTCACACTTACTGTTCGGAATATTAAACGTAAAGTAGTTAGTTCCTTGTTCAATAGCAAAATCTATGAGCTTCAAATACTGCTTCTTAGATAAATGTTCCTCTAGGTTTATGTGAGCTGCGCTACCCCCATCAGTATATTGATAAGTCTGTCTCCCATGAAGTATAAACTTATCTAATACAGAGGTATCATCATGGGCATTATAAAAATAGCTATTGTACAAATTCCTATCTTCTGGAACCCAATATCCATCTTCTTTATCCCATCTATAATTTTTACCACCAAGTCCCTCTGCTGGAACAACTTCAGAATTAAATAGGAAAGGTCTTTTCTTATCGTGGATGGAATGAATCTTATTCTGCTCCTTAATAGTTCCGAGGATTAGCTGCAAGAACTCGAAATACTCTGGATTATTAGATACTTTCAGTCCCAGGAACTCAGCAGCTTCATTCAAACCATTTAAACCAATAGTACTGTATAGGTCTTTAATATTGATATATCCACCATTAGAAGAAGCAAACATCTTCTTTTCTTCCCATTCATAGAGCATAGTCTTATAAGTAATGTGATACTTATAAACTCTTTCTAGAATATTCACTAAGTATTTCTTGAGCAGTGGAATATTGTCTTTGCAATGAAGAAGATTCTTATCTCCCTCTTCACTCCACCAGGTGGTTTCTTCCTTAGCCCAATCCTGAACAATTCTGTTAATGTTTAAAGTAATTACATTACAAGAACCAGTTTTCACTCCAGTCATACCAGAGGTAGGACTAAATGTATTCTCCGCCAATTCATTACGAAGTCTACAACACGAAGCTAGACTATCTGCACTATCAGAAATATAAGTAAAGAAACTATGACCTTGTGCATACATTTCTGCACACAAATCTTTGTATTCCTTATCTATAATATCTTTTCCGTCATGCACCATAGCGAAAGTTTCAACTGGGAAGGTTAGTACCTGTTTCAAACGCAGCTTGTTGAACCAAGACATAAATAGTCTTTGCAATGTATCAATCGCACTCCACTCCGGTTTCGTTCCATCTGGATAATAAAACTCTCCAAACAAGGACTCGAAGTATGTCTTATCATAATATGATACATTAGTAAAGGGCGACTGATAGCTTCTATTTCCAGCAGGCTGATTAATTCCCCAAACAAATTGTTTGAATGCTTTGAGAATACTGTCTTTAATAGTACGCTTAATGAGTGAATGCTCGGAGGTACATATACAGCCAAGCTTTTCATACCATTTTTCTCCATATTCAGCTATGATGTAATAATTAAGAGCAATGAAGTAGCTTCCCACAGCTACTGCTCCTTTACATTGAGAAGACAGTAGAAATACTAGATTAGTAACCTGTCCACTGAATGACTGCAAATCATTAGGAGGACCTGGAGTAACTCCGTCGATATTGCCTACTCCTTCAAGCATTAAGGGATATAATGAAACTGCCATACAATACTGTTTAAGTACTGAGGTAGAAGCTTCATCATGAGTATAGATAATATGACTATCTAAGTCTCTAGCATATTGGGAAGATAATTCAGGATAAAGAAGTTTTAATTTCTTCTTCATACGATAGCGTTGAATTTCTCTGTTTTCGCGCTTTCTGTCTTCACTTTCTAATGTAGCAACATTCTTAGATACAACATTAGCATTTCCATCTGTTTCAGATGAAGTGGCTGCATTTTCAGAACTATTTATATAGTTGTCTTGATAACTAATCTTAGCTATGATTTCTCTAAGCCTAGATTGCTCACTTCTATATTGAGAATAAGCCGAGGCTACATCATCATAACCATAGTCTCTCAAGGTCTCAATTACAACATCTTGAATTTCTTCAATAGTAATTCCATCCCATAAATGCATATCTGATACCATAGCATTAATAACGTCTCTGTTCTCATCTGGGCAGCAGGCGTTAAATGCCTTAGATATTGCTTCTACTATTTTATTACTATCAAACTCCTGTAAACTTCCGTCTCTTTTTACTACCTGCATATTAAATACCCATTACGTCCTTAATTAACAATGTCTTCTCAAATTTATTAACCAAATCTCTCTTATCTTGGGTAATCAGGTCAGTAAATGCGTTATACACAGTAAATCCGTCTACAACATTGTCCGTCGTATAATACTTAGATTTTTCATCATAAAATAAATCTTTATAAACGTCAATCGGAGCAGATTCAGCTAATTTTACAGAACCAAATCCCATATTGATTTTAGAATTGATGCAATTATCAACCCAGTGGCCTAGGTCAGCGTATATATCATCTTTCTTATATTCCATCTCTGAAAGCTTCTTAAGCATCAAGTTAGTTTCGTCTGTCATTGACATAGCATTTCTCAAAAAGCTATAGTTAATAGCAGATTCAGGCTCTAGCTCAGAAACATTTAACATTTCTGGATTAAATACACAAAGATTTAGACAAGCCATATTCAAAGCTCCTACATAGAACTTAACTAATGGTTTACGAGTATCTAGAGCATAAATCATACTGATTACTCTCTTATGATTGTCCCAAGCATATTCGTCAGGTAAAACTCCTTGAATCCAAACTCTATTGTATATTACATCGTCAAAATTAATCTCCCCGTCTTTAGTAAGTGATATTTGGTCGGCAGGCTTAGCATTAATGATAAAGTTATCAGTCATCTTAGATACTCTGTCTATAAACGGAGTCACATAAGCTTCTGTAGTAAAATACTCCTTATCCTTAATTCTAGTTGCCTTTCCCTGCATCAATTGTTCAATCGTCAATTCCATTTATTTCTTCTTTTAATATACTATTAAGTATCTCTCCAGTGTCTGCCAAATCTACTCTGTCTGGCATCATCTCAAACGGTAGGTCATCTGCATCAAAATCCAGCATAATTTGCTTCATATTAGATGTCTTATCTCCCCAATACTCACTTGGGGAACTTGTAGCTTTAGATATTGAATCTTCTAAGGTATTAATTAATCTTTTAATATCTTCAGTCATAGTTGCATGACATACAAACTTCGGAGTTGTTATCAAAAACATCCCAAAGTGGTCAATAATGAATTTATTGATATCTGTATAACCAAACTCCTCCGCCAAATCTTTTAATTTTTTACTAAACTTGGTATATTGGTAGTTCTTTATTTTGAAGTAATAACCTATATCTTGAAGAAGTGCTTTCTTTAGGCAAGTTTTGTATCCTCTCATAGTCCTACCCACAACAGAATCCCCTACTTTGCATTCGTGCAATATAAAGGTTATTTTTCCATCTTTGAAGTACCATCCAAATCCATCTGTCCAACAAAACTTTAGTAGTATACATTCCCCATTAGAGGATGTGCTTATACCTAGTTTTACTGCATCTTCTAACATAGGTTCATTACTGACTACCCCATTCTCGTCCAAAGCATTATACAGGATTTCTTCACCTGTGTACCGTTTCCATTTATCCATTTAATCGTTAATTAGTTGTTACACTTTCATAATTAAATTACGTTTTATATCTATCAAACTTAAATTTATCTCAAAATAAAAAAGGAAGACCACCCTAAGGTAATCTTCCTTTTAAAACTTATATCTTTAAGAAATTAGGCTTCGATACCGAAAGCAATCCAAGTACCGTTCTTAGTGTTCTTAGAAGGAGTATATTGTGCAGTTGCTACTACAGCTTGTCCCTCAACAACATCCTTAGTCTTTACTAACTCAGCATTTCCTTTGTACTTACCGCTCTTATACAGCTCCTTAATTGCATTCTTAGCGTCAGCCTTGTTAGTATCAACCTGACAAACTACTGTCTGAGTTTCCTTGTCAATCCACTTGTAGAATGTTTTAAACTTACGTTTTCCATCACCCTTAACATCGTCAATCTTATACGGACGCTCACGAGTGTCAGCAACAGACGATTCAACAGTAATCAAATAACCAGCACCAGGGCAGTTCTTACCTTTCTTTGCAAGATATTCAAGCATGAACTCTTTTACATCACGCTCTGTGATACCCTTAGTCTGTTTAGCTTTCCAATTTTTGTAAGCCTGTGTTGCATCTCCGTTTACGTGGAACAATGTGCTTTCTACTTGTGCGATTGCTGCTTCTTTGCTTTCTGCTACTACTTCTACTTTCTTAAAATTCAAAATCGTTGTACTCATAATAAATAAAAAATTTTAAACATAAATCATTAACATATAATCTAGAACTATTTTTCTGTATCTAATCAGTATCGTTTCCCTTACTGATGTAATCAATTATACTTCGTAATTTAGGGAAACCCTAATCTTTAAATGTTAATTTGATCTTAAAGGATGTTAAAATTTTTAACATTAAAATGGTACATAATTGTCTAGCAAAATTTTGAGTTGTTTGGGCATATCCTTGGGCTTTATTCCAAAGTCAAGGAAAGTATTACACCCATACATTAAATCCTCGCAAATGGCCCCTAGGGACTTCAGGAAGGTATTTTTTTCCACCTCCCCAAAGTCGTTACCTACTTTTAGGAGAACATCATAACAAGTTACTTTTTGACCTTTTTTCCTTAACTCATTAGTTATATAACAAGTGAGAGCAATACAAGCTAGTTTATCTCCCATATTGCTATTTAGGTAATTTAAGGTAAAGTATTTGCTATAAATTGCTGACAATTTTTCAAAGCTGATATTTTGAAGGTCGTTCATCCAGAGAATAGTCTCTATAACCTATCTGATATGCTACATACTTCAATAGAGTTTTAAACTCATGAAATCCCTCACGTAATTCTCCATAAGTAACCGGTCTAACCTTACTATAAAAGTTTGGAATAGTAGAAACTACCAAGTAATTAGCTTGGATTTTAGGATTCTTTAGGTGATAGAACTTCTCAGCACATAGCTTCAGAAGATATAAATACATTGCAAACTCTCTACTGTAATGAAACTTCTTGATATTATTGTCAATTTCACTGACAATCTTACCAATAGTTTTTATATCATTCACTACAATAGTGTTAGTCTCCATATCTATGGTATAATTATCTAATTTGGACTTTAAGTGCAAAATGAACTTCTTGCCGTTGGGACAAGTAGCTTCCACGTCCAATAAAATAGCTTGCTCATTTTCAGAAATAGGTGTTTTAGTTATCCCTTCAGGATGTAAAAGTTTCTGTACTTGCTTATTGCTATTTAATGCAGCCACACAAGATTTTACGATTTCTAGTGACTTATTATCAAGGTATATAATTTCCTTATCCTGAGCCAAATCAAATTCTTTAAGCTGTCTATTCTTCCAATAATTGGTAGATGCTTCAATAACAGACTTAGCTAGGTCTTTGGTAAGTTTTCCTTTGTAATATTCAACTTTATCTGAAGCAGCCTTCACATCATCAAATTTTACATCTCCCTTAAGGAAAACTGGATAAAGCTCATTAGCCATCGCTCCCAACTTAGCAGTCGGTTTACCAATGTCTTCTGAAAGCTCAAAACTATCTGGCTGTAACACGAGTTCGTGTACGGCACTACCAAGCTCAAGTGCAGAAGAGAAGGTATTTTTAAATCCAGTGAAAAATTTATCTGGATTTCCATCTTGCCTAGGATTAATTAATCCCAAACGAGAATTACTTACATATCCACTATATTGCTCGGAAAAATACACCTTATCACTTATCTTCTCTAACCTTAGCGTGTCTAGCAGAGGTCTAAGCTTGATGTCTTTTAATTCCATCCTAAAGTCTCTAATTCTAATTCATATGCAAATCTAATTTCGTTAATATCTAAACTATAAATGCGAAATAATGGGTCTCCATTCTGATTATGGGGTCTGTCAATTAACAGGGCTGGAAGACCAGAATTGATAGCCATTTGTACATTACTAATACTATCATCAATTAATACATCGCATTTGCCTTTTATCAAGTCAGCCTTATTTCCATGCTGATAATACATTTGATAAATAGGTCTTATGGGTAAATTGTATTTAGCTAGACAATTCCTAGTATAAACCTTACTGTTTATTCTCTTTGTGGCATAAATATATGGTTCAAAATTTGGTTTCTCTAGCAAGGGTAAATTTTCCCAAAACTCCTTATTATAGCGAAGACTTACTACGTTCCGTGTAATTACGTGTTCAACTAAATCAGATTCCCTTGGAAATAGAGCCTTGTAAGCTCCCCAAAAGTCAAAGATAGTATCATCCAAGTCTAGTGCTATTCTCAATGGATTACATAAATTCATTTATCTCAGATACTTCTCCTAAATATATCCCATGTTTATCGGCAAGTTCTTCGCAGAAATCATCATAATCCAGAAGATCATCTAAATCGTCGTACTTATTTATATACATACTCTTTATTTTTTCTTCACAATCCTCGTAGCTTCTAGCTACCACTTTACCAATTCTACAGACTTCATCTGTATGCCATGGAAATAAATATGTGTTCATAACTCGATTACTTCAATAACATTTAATCGCTTCTTAATTAAAAGTTCAAGGTCTTCTCTATCCACGTAGACAAAGTGACTCTTTTTCAAATCAGATAATGTAGAGTCAAATTCTAGAGAAAATGCTTCCTCAGTTCTCCAATTCTTCTTAGCTGTCCTCAAATAGAGGGCATACTCGTCATCAAAGTCATTAACTACACAGTTCTTAATCGTAGGAATTGGACCTTTAACTATTAACTTTTTCATTTCTTAAGCAATTCATAAAAATATTCTATAGGTATTACAGCTACTTGACCCACGCTAGGTGCCCCGTTCTTTCCTGCCTTCTTCCAACATATACAGAACGGTTTAGATTTATCACTACAAGCGTCCCTAATGTCAAAATAGTTTGGCATATTTTGGGTAAACTTGGCTTGGATATTAACTGGAAGTTCATTGTTCATATCAACAATATCTATTTTGTCAGCATCAGCCAGTTTGTTCTGGCTTCTACTAGATACACATCCTTCATATCCAACATCTCTCAATTTATGAATTATTTCTAACTCATATTGAGAACCTTTTTGTTTACTTTTCTTCGCTTGCTTACTTCTTCTAACTGCAGGATCTGCCCATTCAAAGGTAATTCCATCTTTCGATTTAGCTCCAGAGCCAGGTTTATTAGCCCTAGCTTTAATAGAGTTTATCTCTAAGCCAGTTACTTCTGAGGCTTCTTCTATAGTTTCGAAGGTTTTCTTTTCTCCATTTTTAAATGTAGCTGTAACACTTGTATTAGTCTACTTTTTCATTCCGTTTATTCTATTTATTTTTTCATTAACTTTACATCTCTAGGGTTTCTCTAGTCAATAACGAGTTGCTCATTTATAAAGTCCAATAAGTCTTGTGTATTTACACACGCTCCGGCTGGAAGCTCACACCTATATACTGTCTGTCTAGGAAATTTGGATATTAGTGCTTCTTCGTCTCCAGAAATAAAGTTTTCTCCAGTATCATTAATTACTACGTAAAATACCATTTCTTTTAAATTTGTCAATAGTTAACTTAATCAACTCCTGAGTAGCTTTTCTTCCATAGTCCCTATAGTAATCACTTATATCCTTAGCTCCTGTGTTTCTGGGAATCATTGATACGATTAATTCTGGATGTTGTTTCCTAATCTTATTAGTAAAACGAACTCCAGTTAGGTCATTATCATATAGCAACACAATGTATTTGAATCTCTGCTTTAATTCTTCTAAAACTTTGTCAGAAACAAACTGAGTCTCAGAGTTGGGAGCTATAGCTGGTATTCCTAAAGAATATAAACACATTACATCTTTCATAGACTTAGTTATTACTACCAGTTTTCCAGTCTTAGCTAATTGTTTATAGCCTTGAATAGTCTTAGTAGAAACATTACCTATGAATCTAAACTCCTTTCGTTTTGGCATATAAATACGCCATTGCTCGATGTTCTCTTTCTTCCCAAAATAATATCCATAGATAGGACTATGTTGGGCAGACTGTGCATATATATTTCCATTTAAGAATACAGTACTACAACTGTATACCTTAAACCTATGTAGAATATCTTTAGTAATACCAAAGCTTCCCCACCACTTCAACTCAGGTTCTGAGAACTCCTTAGCTTCTATTTGGATGAAGGTTTGTTTTTCTTCCTCAAATTTCGGCTGGATTTTTACTGCAATCTTCTTTACAGGAGAATCCTTAGTATATCCAAAGTCCTTAGCTATAATCTTTAAAGCAGTGTGATAGTTACAATTATACTTTTCCATAACTACCCCTTCGAATGTCAAACATTTTCCGGAAGCAAAGTCCTTAAAATATAAGTTTCCAGATTTTCCTCTAAAAAAGCTGCAGGTGACATGACTGTCACTACGCAAAGGAGACTTGAACAGTCCTTTCTTAACTGGAATACCCAGATAATAAGTCATGTAAGTCTCCTCATTGTTCTTAGATAGAAGAAATTCCTTAGTAATTTTGGGTTCAAAAGTATAATCAAACATAGTCACTAAGGAATTTATGAATTACTCTACTAACAAATCATTATAGCAAGTTGTCAAGATCGAAGTCATTTCCTGGTGCAGCATCTACACCGGCAACATCTGCAATCGGGTCTTCTGACTTCATTTCGGTAGGCTTAGCTTTCAGATACTTCTGACGTTCTCCCTCCTCATAGTCAGAGAAGAACAGCTTGTCACCAATATAGTTATCAGAGATGAACGACTCACCTTGTTTGTTAATACCTACGATACGAGGTATATCAGCAACTACTTTACCATCACGGTTTCTACCAATCAACTTCAACTTAGTCTCTGTACCTTTAACTTTTTCAGTTATAGTAATCAGAGCCTTAGCTACATCATCGAAGCTCTTAAATTTAGAGCTAGCTGCTTGCATCTTTTCAAATCCTGCAGGATTGAGAACCTGTGCAGTCTGCTTAACTACAGCCATCAAAGTCTCGAAGTTGGAAGGCATGATAACCTTTCCACCATTCTTACTATCAAACTCACGTCTCTCATCATCGCCAGCTTTAGGGAAGAATTGGGTTACAGAGAAGTAACCCTCTTCGTTCTCAAAGTTGATTGCTAGAACTTTATAATGAGCCGTTGGATCCTTTTTACCATCAAATTCTTTGATTTCACATCCCATGAATTTTACATCATGGATGTTCCAAGGAGTTAAAGGACGACGTGTGTTTCTTACTGCTGAGTCTGCTGATATACCAAAATTAAATGCCATAATTAATTCAAATTAAAATCAAATTTTTCTAAGTCTTTGTCATCTTCGTCTATGTTTATATTATCTAATGATTCTATATCGAGTTCATTCTCAATATCAATTATCTCATCAGGTACAGAGTTTTCTTCCTGTATCTTATCTCCTACTAGATAATAAATTCCTTTATCCTCTGTAGGCTCTAGTTTAAAGGTAGTACCATAAGCTGAGAGCTTTTCATTAGCTGCACCTCTATAACTTACAGTATTACTCTTTGTTAACTTGTTTCCACTTTTAGTTCCAAAAGCGGCATCAGTTCCAATAATAGGAACTGCTTTCTTATCCTTCTTCTTATACTTGATGTCTACTCGACAATCTGCACAAACCTGTAATAGGTCTACAGCTCCCTGAGTTAATATTAACTTGTTGGAATCAAGCGTAATAATAGGATCTGGATTAGCATCTACCTTGGCTGCAGAAGCCTTAGTAGATGTCTTGGTAGCACTTTTCGTTGCCTTAGTGTCAACAGAAATTTCTTCTTTCCCAATATAGGTGATTTCACCAGTTTGTTCATTCACCTCGTAGTGAAACAGTATGTCTAACTTCATTACTCTCCTTCATTATAAGCGTCAATAACATGGATAATCTCATTCAAATCATTGTCAATCTCTAGGTCTTCAAACATACCAAAGGATGTCTTAGCCACACAAGTACCATCATTATTAGTGATTAACTTGTACTCCATTCTACCAGAATCTCCCTCACTTACCTTAGTGAAGAAAATATAAGTAAACAGACCTTCCAGTGTTACCTTTTCAGACAACAACTTTCCAACAGTTTTAATGACAAACTTAGGATTTACATTGTCTCCAACATTCTCCGAGTGTGTCAAGAAGATCATCTTACAATCCTCTCTCATCTTTTCTGAATATCTCAGAATTTCCATAGCGTGTTGAGCTAGCTCACTAAATTTGGTATAACCAACTTCTGTTGCTCTATCAACGAACTCATAAGAGAGAACATATTGGAAGTCATCGATAATTACCTGTTTAATTTGAGGCATCATCTTGTCAATAATTTGAAGAATTTTCAGAATTTGATCCCATTTGGAACTAACGTAATAGTTACCACTTACGTTCTTTCCCTCTATTTTAATAGGGATATACTTCTTTTTCCATGCTCTAAAGGGGAGCGGTTTACCCGTAGTACTTATAATAAAAGTCTCTTCGGGATTAAGATTTCTTAAACTTGTACTCTTTCCAGTACCTGATTCACCTACGATAGCAATTGTTTCAGCAGCCATTATTCTAATGCAAAATTAAAGTTTTCATTTGAATCATCTAATTCTGTAATATCATCTAGCTCCTGTTCTACTATAGAACTATTATCTTCTAGTATATAATTTGGGTTTGTATACCTTTCATAATCATAAATTTCATCGGGCTTTGGAAGCTCGTGGAACATATTAATCCAACCAAAGAAGTTTACTCCAACCTCAACATCACAATCACCATATCGGTTCTTAAGTACCATTATACTTCTAAAATAAGAATTTAGATACTCAATATTATAATGTTTATAAGTTTTCAATCCATCCCTGTGCGGATTATACAATGCAATCATGATATTACAATCCTGCACAGTATTACCAGAGTCTTTAGCATCATGAATAGTAAACGCACTCTTTCCCTGCTTAAACCTTTCAATATTTCCTTGCTCTCTATTAGCTTGCTGTATTACTACAGGACTAACACCACACTTATCTCTAAAGAAGAGAAGATAGCTAGAAAGTAAGTCTATGTCAGGTTTAGTACCAACTAGACCAATATGGTCTACTACGATATTATAGATAAGATTAGGATTATTAGGCTTATATAGGAGTCTCGTCTCACTTTCAGAAAAAGTTCCCATTTCTTCTAACCTAGTTTTCAAGATAGCATACACCTTTTTTGGAGATACTTTCTTGTCATAGATTTCCAGCTTTTTACTAATCTTATCTACCCAGGGCATACATTGCTTAACTAGGTCATAATGTTCCTCTGACAAAATATATTCCTTTTCTCTTGAAAGAATCTTCTTAAAAGATAATTGTATTCCATACGTTTCGAAGATGTATATGGATAATAGCTTAATATATAAGGCTACTTCTCCCATCTCTAGACTAAAATATAATACCTTAAAATCATCATCATCAAGATGTTCCATTAGTGGTCTATAAACATAAGCATAAAGGGCAAATGAAGTTTTACCTGCACCAGAGTTAGATAGAATCAGTGTGTAGGTTTCCCTAGTAACTCCATCAATAATACTCTCTAGTTTAGGAAGCTTCATAGATATACCATGATTTAACCCCAATCTACCTCTATCAATTTCATAAAGAAGTTTCTCAGAAATCATAGTAATCTCATGGAATCATAATTAACTCCGCCTTCATCTTTTAGTGCTTCAAGTTCTTCCCACTTATGGTCTATTACAAAGTTAGCGATAGTGGTACATAGAATATTATGCTCTCTAGCCCACTTTACTAGCTCTATAATTTGATTATGAATTTCTGGCTTCCATCTGATGGTCCTACCATAAAACCTATAGAAGTCTTCGATGGTATCAAATTTCTTAGACACGCTTCTAAGACCCACTTGTGAATTATTAACTATCCCGAATTGAGGATAGGTATCCCATAATTCCTTACCTAGCTCAAATGAGCATTTGTAGAAATCTTTAACCACATTTTTGTTTAGTGGAATATCTAAGGGATTAAATACACTTCCTTTTTCAGGAATTTTATAGGATTTATGAATAATTCCAGCATTGCGAAGCCCAGTTAATAGTTCTATTGTAAAACCACGAGCACATACTCTAGAGGAGAAATACTCATGGACAATTTCTGGTTCGTCGCCTTCTTGGGCAATAAGAATAATTTCTAACAACAACAACTCGCTCGGATTTATACTATATTTCTCACAAAACAGAAGCTGTTGTTTCAATTCAAGATTTCTCACGTGTACAAATTAATAGATTTTCTACTAATCTATACACTAAGTCTAGTTTACCTGTTAAGGTGTTAAAACTTAGTTACGTGATAAACTTTAGTCCTCAACTTTCTCGTTGGCGGTTTCAAGAAGTACTGCATAATCCTTCTTTAATTCCTTCAACTCAGATGTCAGTTTACTAACTTTAGCTTCTAGCGACTTACATTTCTTAGTAAGTGCAGATTTCATCTCATTATACTCTTTCTTAGTGTAATAAGTTTCCATAATTAAAAACGATAAGTAAAATTTTGTATTTTTTTCTTATAAGGCTCATAGGGTTCTCCCCTTAGAACTTTCATAAGATTCTCTTCATCAATAGTTATATAATTCACTCCTTCATGTGACTTCTTGTACCATTCACACTCTACAGTGTTTTCAATAACAATTGTGAACATTTCAGCATACTTAGTAGGTTCTTCCTTACGTATTACCCTACCAGTTCTCTGCTTACTCTTTATAGGACTGGAATCTAGACCAAGAACAATACCAACAGATAAACCCTTACAGTCCAAACCCTCATTAGCTAGCTGGACGCTATTAAGCACTCCAGAGCTAAGTGTGGAAAATTCCTCTATAGTTATTCTGTTTTTCTTTTTACTCTCTCTTCCAGTATAAACGTATCCTATACCTATGCTTTCAGCCATTTTCACATTAGCTGAAAAGGTAATGATTTTCTTATCGGACCTATACTTGATTATCTCCTTGGCTATTTCTAGCTTCTTAGCATGATTGTATATGAACTTTTTCCTACTCTGCAAAGCTCTCATAAATGCCGTAGCATGAAAAGTAATTTCTTTGAAGACTTCTTTCCTATCCAGCTTGCTGTTTCGGTTACATAGTTCGTCCCTATACTTAGCCCTATTGACAAATCCGTTTTGACCTAACATACTCATAACTAAGTCAAAATCAAAGTTAAAATATTCAAAATGTTGAACAAACTCCTTGTTATATTTTCTATACAAGTCTATGTCGTCCACCGTTATTATAACTTGATATTCTGAAAAGTTTGATACCCAACCATTGGCTTTGGCTACTTCTATAGAAATATTATCAATCTCTGGACAGTATTTTTCTATGATACTGTGCTTTCCATCGAGTCTCTCTATAGTAGCAGTTAAGCCAAGAATAAGTTTATATTTTACCTTAGTAAATACAGAAGAGAAAGTATCAGCAGGACATCTGTGAATTTCATCCAGAATTAGAAGGTCACAATCATACCCGTTCTTTGCCATGGAATTAATAATTCCAACTTCGACATTCAATCCATATCCCAAACTGTCTAGGATTCCAGACCATTGTTCTTGCAAAGTAGAATTTGGAACGACTACTAATACCTTGATAGAAGGATACTTAGAAATAAGTTTTCCTATAATAATAGTAGCAACCCTAGTCTTTCCATACCCAGTACAAGCAACTATTGTACCTCTTCCTTTGGACTTAATCCACTTTTTGACGGACTCCTCCTGCCGCTCATCACGAGTGACAGGAGTAAAAAGGTCCTTCATTAGTCTATATTTCTAGTGATGTCCCAACCTTTAAGTTCGGCAACTTTCTTAATTTCTTCCATTTTGTCCTTCCACTGTTTGGCTTGACTTTCACATTGATTCTGGAAGCGATAAAGAACCTTGCTCGACAACAGTCTCAACTGATCACTAGTTAAGTTTGCATATTTATCTCGTTTCAGTCTACACATCGATCTAAACTCAGCATAACTTAATCCAGTATCACAGATTTTAAGAGCAATAGAAGGATTCAAACGAAGTTCCTTACTTACCACCAAAAGTCTATTGACAGCTTTACCTGTTACAGGGTCTTTACGATACAAGTCCTTTTGCATTTCTTGCTGTGTAAACCAAAGTCCCATCTTGACAATGAAATTCAACGTCAAATGAGAGTTATCAAACAATCCCAAAGAATCCAGACAAGCGTCCATAACTAAACTTACAGGTACTTCTCTAAACTCTACAGGGATACCATTAAGAATATTTCCAATAGGATAAACTTTAATAGCCTCATTGGTCAAAATCTCTTTATTATTCTTGATGGTAATTCTCAGGTCTTCCAAACAGCGAGTGTTTGTGTATTGTTTCTCAGCTCTAAGCCATCTAATAAGAAGCTCTGCTCGACATCTCTGTATTTGATCGGACACTATATCTAGTAATGTTAAACGACCCGGATTCTTGGTATCCGAGTTGTACAACATTTGTTCACAGTGGTTATAGAAGCGTTTCAGCTGGTCATAATCAGCATCCACTAACTTTATTTCCTCCTGGACTCCATTTACTTTAGGTCCTTTCCATACATAGCTATTAACATCGTTTGCTTTATCATTCAAAGCCTCTCTCAGCTTATCTCCTAATACAGTCATAAATTATTCTTTAAAAATACTTCATAGTTCATCTAATTTTAATGTTAATCTAATAATATTTGTCCACATTCTAGAGACGGTTTTTCATGAATAAATTTCAGGAAAATTATGTTTGTCTCCTTATATGGAACGAAATCTGTACCATCGTACCATTTATCGATGCCTTCTTCTACATATCTCAGAGATACATATCCAACATCACCTAATTTCATAGAACACTGGTTCCAATTCGGAAATCGAACACACATTATGTCTTTGTAATCTAGATTATCATATTCTAGACGTTCAAAGACATAATTTGCATAACCCATTCCGTCCTCACATTCAGCTACAAACTTAACATGGTAAGTTACTTCTTTGGTTTCCACACCTCAAAGGTATTAATATCCTCGAACTTCCTGCAACCATAAGAGGCAAAGTCCCCTTGTAGTTTGTCCATATTTGGCAAACAGGGATAGTTCTTACACCTAGTACAGCTACGTTCAGGATGTTTATAGTGAAAACCATCTTTGTCCTTAAACATTACTTCAGTAATAGGCATAATAATATTAATACACATGAGCCAGCAGCTCCATATTTGATTACGTTCTGCTTCTTCTTTAAAGACTTATTAAGACCTTCAATTGATCTATTTTTATCTTCAATTATGTTTCCATAATACAGTAACTGGACTCTGCGAACAGAATCCGTTTTCTCCCAACTTTTGTTTATAAGTTCTAAATTAGTTATTTGGCTCTTCAATAAAGGAACAGTTTCGGACAACTTCTGATGTTCAGCAAATATCAAATTAGTTGTCTTTAACTGTTCGCTGGTTATTGTAACGGTCGATGTATTCTGAGAAAAAGCACAAATTGATGCTATCAGAACTAGACATAATAGTAGACACTTTCTCATCATACTCCTTGTCTATATATTTAATTTTCTCAACAATGGAATCATTAACTATATAAATGCTATCTCTAATGATAGAATCCCTCACAATCTCTTGCACATTAGGAGTGCTAGGATTACTATCTCTCTTAGGGACAGACAAATATATAATTATTAATCCCATTATGACAATTAAAATATAGCAAAACTTAGTCTTGTTCATTTATCTCAATACCTGCAGCCTTAGCCTCCTCTACGAGCTTAACGCATCCGACTACATCTACACCTTCCTTCATTGCCAGTTTCACAACAAGTTTCTCATTGTCAGAGAGACCTTCCACTTTAGCTTTTAGAGCTTGCTTTTTGTCAAAACGAGCTTTCATCTGATTGTAACCCTTGATAATTCTCTCTGGATTCTCTTTAAGGAAATTAACCTCCTGCTTCAAGAAAGCCTTTACCAAGGTCTTACTAGCTACTCCTCTATCTCTAGTATAGATAGTAGGACATTTAGGGTCGTGCAAAGCTTTATTGTAGGCATTGGCTTTACCTCTCTCCTTGTCAAACGTATCAGTCGGGTGACATACACTGATACCAACAGATACGACTCTGCAAACCTCTGCGTAATCTGGATCGTCCACACAGACAAATTCGTCCATTTCGTTTACCCAACCTACCGCAAGTTTGCAACCATCCTCACTCTCTTCTGGAGATTGGCTTAAAGCACACGCTACAATCTTGTGTTCCTCACCCTTAAAGTCTACAAACGAGTCAATCAAATACTCAGCTACATCCTGTTTCATTTTCTACAATTTTAAAACCGTTATTAATTAAATATTCTTCTGGAGCAAACTGTAATTCGAAAAACCTATGCAGTGAATAGTTCTTTCTCTTTACAGAAATTAAATTTTTCTTTTTAAGTGTGATAGGTTTATCAGAAGAATAATACTTCTCTTCCATGAGGGCTGCTCCCCATCCCCACATTTGATAAACCGAACTACAGTAGATAAACTTATCATGTGTATATACAATCTGTTTATCCTTCTCGTAAGTCTTCCGTAAGGTCGTCATAAAATACTTGAATAGTTCTAAAGATAAACTTATTCTTTGCTGAATTATAACATTCGTTCCAGCTACGATTTTTGTAGTGGTCTAGAATCTCGGAAGCTCTTACATTATAATATATATTTCTGCAAAAGCTTTCGTCCTCATCACATTCAGCAGAATTTATTGTATAATTTCCGATGCCAATAGCGTAATGATAATGGCTTCCAGAAATTTCACTAAATCTATCTTCTAACTCATAATCTTCGTATATTATTACTCTAAACTTGAATTTGTCCTTACTAAGAAGTTTTGCCAGGCAATATGCTACATAGCAGCACCCTCCGGCATTAATATCGTACTCTTCATCTAGAAACCTACAAAGTTTATTCAGCCTCTCCGCTAGAATTTCTTGTACTTCCGTAGATTTGGAGTTCAATCTCCTCCTTTGCTTTTTTAAACTCATCCAAGTACTTACCTAAAGTTACAACTTCATCTTTTCCGAATTTTCTTCTAACTGCATAGTGGATACATCTCTCCACTGCAGACTCTAGCAGGAATCCATATCCTACTACCTTGAACTCTTTTCTCGGATTTTTACCACCAATGTCGCATAACAACTCCAAGTCGAAACGAGGAGATGAATCGTTAATTGGGGTTAACCTGTAAAATGGGCCTTCAATTACCATCTCTTTTTTGAATTACTATCCACATACATCTATCACTGTTAAATTATTATTACTAGGCTTATATCCGTAATCACAATACGAATTAGTTATTATAACACGGTCGAAATTGTTACATAGGTTTACCAAGCCTTTAATATTTACAGCATGACAAACCATAATCTCGTACTTAGCATCAGGATATCTTTCTTTAAGAACTTTAAGTTCTCCAAGGAATGTTCCTCCAGCATCGCACAAATCATCAATAAAAGTAAAGGTCGGATAATAACAATTAACCTCTCTTCCAATGGAAAACTCCCTAATTTTACCAGTTTCCAAATCTCTCACCTTATTGAACACAATATGTCCCCAATTATTAGAGAGAATTTTGTACCTTTGGTAAGCCCCAGCATCTGGGAATACGATATTAGATTGAATATCCAGATGCGATTCAAAGTTAAACTTTTGAGGATAACATCTAGTTCCTAACAATCCCTTAGTTCTTTCCGAATGGGGTTCCAAAATCATAACATAACGATAGTTCATAGTATTCAAGATACTACAGACCACCTTTAGAGAAAATGGGCGGTTAAAGCTCATCACTCTATCCATACGCATGGACATTAAATAGGTAATAAACAAATCCCACTCAATCTCTTGTCTATCAAGAATGTCTCCGACTTGAGTTAGAATAAATAATTCTTCAGCAGAAGTAATTCTACATATAACCTTTACTGAATCTTTCCTGTCAAATTCGTCAGGAAAACTTATCTGAGGTTCTCCGTCAGGAAATCTAGTGAGGTTATACTTAATCTCACTCTTGTCCAAGTTAATTAAGTTTAATAATTTCATCTACAACATATTTTAAAATTTCGTAACTTTCTTCCAAGCCCGCTCTATCATCCAATAGGATATTATAATAAGGCTTATAAGATTTAGGTAATACAGAGCTTTGATTTATCTGTAGCTCTCCATCTGGAGCTAATCCAAGCATATCATAGACTATAGTAGACTTTCTATGTGATTCACTAATATCTTCATCACAAGTAAATAATACCAGTTCGAATCCTAGTCTAGCACATCTTTTTAGCAGCTCAATAACACAACTATAGTCTCCTCCGTTATTATGGTAGTCAAAAATAGTGTTGTCATAATCGAAAGCGACTATTAGCTTTCCGTATTTTTTATACTCTTCTAATAGTCGCTTCTTGCAAGCCTCTTTTCCAAATGGATGGTTAAAACTTTCCATAAAGCCCTTCATTAATCCGCTGTCTAATTTCTTTAAGAGTGTACTCCTTTTTAAGGACGCCATCTTCGAACACAGTCTCTAAGCAGCCTCCGCTTTCTACCTCAGGAGTTACCTGGTCTTCAGCATAGTAAACGCCATTAACGTCCTGATAGACAGCAATTAGACCTTTAAGAGAATTTTTAGTTCCATCATCTGTTTTAGGATGTTTGAATATTTCTTTCAATTCTCCATTAACTACACAAGCAGTAGCTT